ACAGAACTTAGACGACCTAGTATCCTAAGATCTGGTAACCACACATTTGAATATGTTGGTTTCGGACCAGGTAACTATTCAACTGGTTTACCTTCAGTTCAGAACAGAGTTCTTACTGATGCTGAGACACTACTAGCACAGTCACAGAAGGAAGACGGTGGTATCGCATTCTACTCTGGACTTAACAGTAATGGTGACCTATTCATTGGTAACACTAGAATATCTGCTGTTACTGGTGAGGAAGCATCACTTGATACTCCATCACTATCAATCGTTGGTGAGACTGCAAACCTACGTCCTGTATTTGATGAGATCATTATCAGAGACAAGATCACAGTTGATGACACTAACCTAGAGTCAGTATTCAAAGGTTTCTTATCAGTCAACCAAGACTTGAACGTATCCAAATCATTATTTGCTGAGGATGTCACAATTACTGGTGAGAGTGCAGACAACGAAGGAACTAAAAAGTTTGATGTTGTAACTACTGATCCTAATGGTAATACAACTGCTGCTAACAATGGTGACTATGCACTATTAAATAACGTCACTCGTGGATCATCCTTAGGTTGGTATTGGAATACATCACAGAATGCATGGGTTAAGATGGGTCTTACCGATACTGGTAACCTTAATATAACTGGTGGATCTGGTACTGGTGATGCAACTGGTGATGTACAATTTAAGAACGGACTAGGTATTGACATACAGTCAACTGGTACATTAAATGTAAACAGTGGAACTACTACACTTGGTGGTGAGTTAGATGTAACAGGTAGCGTTGATATTAATTCAACACAGTCATCTACAACTAACAGCACTGGTGCATTGAAAGTGGATGGTGGTGTTGGTATTGCCGAGAACCTCAACATGGGTGGTAGTGCTGACATTGATGCTAATCTAACAGTAGCAGGTAACGTAACTTTAGGTACCTCTGGTGCTAATAACGTCACATTTAATGCTGATATTAATAGTAATCTCCTACCTAATACCACTGGTGCACATAACTTAGGGTCAGTTGGACAGAAATGGGGTACAGTATATGCTGACGCAATCGTTGGTATCACCAATGTTACAGCAAGTATCACAGGTAACGTTACTGGTAATGTATCTGGTTCATCTGGAAGTTGTACTGGTAATGCTGCTTCGGCAACTGTATTACAGACAGCAAGAAATATTGGTGGTGTATCGTTCAACGGTGGTGCAAGCATTAATCTACCAGGTGTTAACACTGCAGGTAACCAGAATACATCTGGAACTGCAACTCAGGCAGACAACATAAATATTGATGAAGCAAACGGTAACACCAACTATCAGGTATCGTTCTCAGCACTGAACAATGCAGGATACAACAGACAATACATTGATAGTGATGACAGTCATTTAGTGTATAATCCTGGCACTGCTACACTATCTGGATTAAATATTTCAGGTAGCACTATAACAGCAAGCACATTTGGTAACTCAAACCAAAACGCATACGGTGCAAGGACAGTATCTACTGGTAACCCTAGTGGTGGATCCGACGGAGACATTTGGTACAAGTATTAAATTATGGCAGTCCCTTATAACGATGTAATAGCAGGTTATCTTGACGGACACACACGTATCAAGAAAGATGGCACATGGCAAATCGTAGAAGATATTCAAGTAAAACACTCAGGTGCATGGCGAGATACTAAGGCAGTATACGTCAAGTCAGGTGGTTCATGGCGTACAGTCCATGATGGTGAACATTTCTTATTCAGTTACTATCAGTCAAGTGATGATGCTAGTGAGTTTAACTTAGCAGCACATATCTCAGGACTAGGATATGGTGGTAACTTAATTAAGGGGTGTGTACAAATAAATGCAAAGAGACAGAGAGTACATCTAGGTAGTTTCTCATCCGACTCAAAAGTATTTCTTGGTGTTGCAAATTATGGTAGCATCAAAGGACGTGGTGGTAATGGTGGATCAGTTCCTAGTCAAAATGGCCAAGGAGGTCAGACTGCAGTATATTCTGGTGGTACACCATTTATTCTCAACAACGGTGGCATCATTGCAGGTGGTGGAGGTGGCGGTGGTGCTGGCATCAACGGTCAATGTGTCTATCAGAATACATACTATTACGGTTGTATGAAAGGTGCCCAATGCGATGGCACTGACCAACAGTTCTCACAGCAATCAGGCGGTGGGGGAGGTGGCGGTGCTGGCTATCCTGGTGGCACTGGTTACAATGGTGGTCAAAACGGTCAGGAAACTGGCGGTGGTGGCGGTGGCGGTAACGGTGGTTGCGGAGCAGAATCTGGTGGTGGAGGTGGAAACCTCGGAGCTGGTGGTGGTAATGCAACTAGTGGTGGTAACGGTGCTGGTAACGGTATTGGTATCCAAGGTATCAACCACAGATACCAACAAGTAATGACAGGCGACGGTGACATCCGTGGCGGTACAAGTAACACTTAGGTTAAAACTATGTCTTTAGAAGATATTGATCCGCAGTTTAGATTAGATGCAGACGTTGCACCACAGTTTAAATGCGAGAACTACAACGCAGAGGATAGAACCTTTGAAGTATGGTACAACGATGGTACTCTAAACAATGATGAGTGGTATGGTCCTCTTTATATGGATCTAGACTCATTGAAACCAGAGACGGAAGAACCATTAAGGTTTCAGATAGGACAGGCAGTCTATGCTGCTGTAAATAATTGCAGACTAGCAGAGTGTGATATGTCTTCAACTACACTGGTATTATCTGGTATGCTCGGAACGGTACAGACAGTACCAATGGAAGAGTTGATGAAGCATCAAGAAGCAATGGCGAAGAAGAATATACAGAACGTAGATCCAGTAGTACAGGCTACTACAGTCGTAAATGTATACAGTGAGGATGATTTCGACGAACAGTTTGAAGCATTGAGTGCTGCATTATCCGAAGAGGAGTAGCATGACAGGTATCTACGCACTTGCAGAGTCCCAAGACGCACGCATTGCTCAGTATACATTTGGTAAGAGCATAGCACAGTTCGGTGTTAGTGTATTCTCATGCAATAATGCACGCAAAGGCAAGAAAGTGTTCGGCAACGATCCTGACCCAGTGAAGGAGATCATGCTAGAAACACAGGATGATATTATATCTGCACATATAAAGAGTAATCCTGACGGGAAGGTAGCAGGTTACGAGAAGATTATACGGGAATGTGGTCAGACATATCAAGTACACCACAGAACTGTATCGTTTGGTAGTACATGGAGGAGTGACTCAGTCAAGCTATCAGACTATTCATTGCTATATCACGCTAACTCACACACTCACTTCCGTTTTCCTGGTATGAATAGACTGACATCACGAGAGGATGGAGGCACAGTTGCATGCTCAGGATTTGAAGATCTCAGTGCAACCGCACGTAAGGTGCATATGTTTGAGTCAAGTGACAGCTTTACACCCGCAGGTAATGGTAGTATAATAGTTCCTATGAAGGACATCTACTATCATAAGAAGAAAGTTTATCAACATTATCCATTCCCAGTATCAGAACTAGATACAGTACAGATCTCAGTTGATGAACCTACACTGGTCTTGGAATTTATTACAGATCAAGAACCTGATGTTGCAGAATTCACGCAGTCATGGTTAAATCAGATAGAAGAGGGATTAATCGAAATCGTAAACAGATAACAAATGAATTGTGATTACACTGTAAGAGATAGTAATAACGATCTCACAGTACTATACTATAAGGGTTGCGGTCAAGGATTTAAGTTTTTCGGGGATGACCCAGAAGAATACAAGCATCACATCAAGCAAGAACATATTGAGATGGTGCAAGGTATGTTTGAACGGGAGTTGAAGGAGTTACCCGTAGACTTCTTGCCCAAATTTTATATGCATAGTCGATGCCTAGTGTTTCCCGATGGTGTATGGATGAGTGAAACAGCAGGTGTTCCACAATATCTCAGGTATAGGTCAGGAACCAACCTGAGTTTTCGTGTATCTGGTGTCACTCGGTTCACATCATTGACCGAAGATAGTAGTGCTATCTGTATTGGTGCCGATCCTGGTGCGGATACTATTCCATTGCTACGTAGATTGGTACACAAATGCAGTGGTAGTACACACTTCATGCCACTCAGTACATCATCTATCCTCGTACCAACAGAGAATTGTACTTACGGAGACCTAAAGATAGACTTAGGACACCCAGTACTTGCCAAACATGAGTTTGATGAGTTAGTATTTGAGAAACCAGGTTACCTTATTGAGTTTATGAATGAACCTATGAGTTTGGAAGAAGAGCTTGTAAACTATTGTCATCAATACATATCACAAGACATTGAGGTATTTCAGCGATGATGTTTATAGAGGATGGACTGTATCCGCAATGGCAGAAGCATTTAGATCATCCACCACTGGAGTATAAGCATCTTGAACGTGATAAGTTTGAAGAGTTACTCGATCTAATGATAGAAGCACACCCAAATCACGAACTAACGGAGTGGTTGAAGCGTGGTTACGCTATGAATGAGGGAGATAGTACCATAACATTCGCTAGTCTGCAAGGACATAGAGTATTACAGTGGACTATGAACCATTTTGATGAGGAGGATGCGGAGAGTTATGAAATGATGTTCGGTGAAGAGGAGGAAATGGACTGGGATGACGATTGGGACGATTAATAAAGTTGCACAATAGCTTGCATATCCGCACAAAATAGACTATAATAAGTACATACACAAACAGGAGACACATGACAGTAGCAACCGCACCTGCAACACTCGAAGAAAGAGTACAAGGTTGGGCTAACGATCTATGTTCAGCACTAGACTTAAACTATAAGAAGCAAGCAATCAGACATCATGAGAGAGAACTAGCAGATGAGAGATCATATGCGGAGTATCATGAAGAGCAACTAGACAAGATTGCATTTGGTACTGCTAACCTAAACAGATTTGTTGCATACACAGGACGTAAGTACATCAAGATCGTTATGCAAGAGTTTGGCAGACACGAGACAGAGTACAAGGACAGCACTGTACATGCATTTATAGATAAGAAGACAGGTCAGGTGTATATGCCTGCAGGTTATAATGCACCAACAAAGACAGGTAAGTATCCAGTAAGATGGGACTTAAGAATTATCAAGGATAGAGAGTATATCCTTAATCCAGTAAACTGCACATGGTCTGGTGGTTATCTTTACGATAGATCAACTTTACCTACCAAGTATATCTAAGACCCCACAGGGGGTCTCAGACCCCTTTCAATAGAGAATTATGCCAGTATATAGAGACTACGAGATTAGACTTAACCTCAATGAATTAATAGAACACAGGATACCAACCTGTGATTTGTTGCATCCAGACCATTGTTTATCTGAAGCACAGGTGGCACAGATAGCACACGATATTAACATGGATTTAGATCTGCATCCAATCTATCATCAGATAGATGATCACATCATGCGGTATGTCAAGGCAGCAGGTATTGATAACTCAGAACATTGGGTAGAACCTAAACTCAAAGACCTATGAAGAAGATACTTGAATACCTAGTCTTGATAGGATTTATAGTAGGTTTATGTTTTGTATTTCTATTTGAGGTATTGGATCTCTTTTTGGTGCGACCCATATATCAAAGGTTCTTTAAAAAGAAAAAAAGGAGGAGAAGGCGATGAATGACATAACAATATTCATATTCGGTCTTAGTTTTGCAGCAGTCACTGGTGCAACATTCGCATTTATGTTTAAGATGACAGGTGCTGTATTAGAAGACGCGAAGAAACCACGGAGAACAGTGCATCCAGAGATGAAAGAGGTGCAAGATGGTGAAGAACTCCTCGTATTCCGTGCGGAGGACAAGGACGAGTGAAGAAGATATGGAAGATATGGAAGTATGCACTCGGATCTTTCCAAGATGAGACAACTAAAGAGTATGATGATATCATATGTTGCATAAGATCTCTAATTATGCTACAATTGGTTATCACCAACTGTTTCATTATAGGTGGCAACATTCGTCATTGGAATGACCACTATACTAGACCACATTATGAACATATTCGTAACTGACGCTGATCCGCATAAGTCTGCACAGGTGTTACCTGACAAGCATATTGTCAAGATGCCACTAGAGACATGTCAAATGTTATCTATTGTTGCATCCGAGAAGTGGGGTCATGGTTTCGGCACACTACCTAAGTTAGATGGTACTCCGTACAAAACTGACAAAGGTGCGTTTCGTAATCATCCATGCACCATCTGGGCACAGACTAACTTCTATTGGTTAATAGAACATGGTCTTGCATTGTGTGCAGAGTATACACACAGGTACAACAAGGTTCATAGTTGTCAGCATACTATTGAGTGTGCGGATATTATGTTTCCATCATGCCCACCACCCACATCCTTTACACGTGCTATGCCCGATGAGTTTAAATATGACACAAGCATTGACACTTTTACTGCTTACAAGAATTACATTGGCAGCAAACCTTGGGTTGCATCTAATTATTTACGTGACCCATCCCGCAAACCAGATTGGTTATGAGTAGAGTGTATCCCAACATGAGTGCTAACTTGCAACTCACGTTTACTGAAAGAGAACTAGAGTGTATAAGAGTGTGTCTAGCAAACGCACCATCACCATATGATATTCGGTTGAAGAAACTTCCGAAAACAATCTTAGATAAGATTGGTGAACCAACACCACTCAAGGGTGAACCATTACCACTCATTGAGTGTGATTTAACAAAATACGATAGATGAAACTAACACAGGAAATTATTGACCAGATACAGGAAGCAATGCTTCATACCAAGAAAGATGGTAGTATCAACTGGAAAGATGGAGATGAATTGGAAGTGCAGTTAGCAGGTACGTTTGCTGCTGATAGATTTATTGTCATCAAGAACAAGAGAATGTCTCCTGTTGTGAGTGCAGCACCTCATCCTTACTTTGATTATGAGAAGAATGTCTTTACCGAAGATGGTAGAGATAAGTGGATGAAGGATTGGATGAGGGACAATCCTGATGATGAATAAAGTATTATTCGGTGACTGTCGTGAAACACTGAAGACTATTGATACCAAGGCACGCATGTGTGTCACATCGCCACCATACTACGGACTACGTAACTATGGTGATGAGGACAGGCAGATAGGTATGGAACAATCACCAGAAGAATACATTGCTGAAATGGTTAAGGTATTCCGATCAGTACGTGATGTACTCACTGATGATGGTACACTATGGTTAAACATAGGAGACACATACTATAACTACAGGTCAGATGGTAACTATCCTAAACAGACAGTATCCAGAACCAAGCAAGACCTACCTAACTTCTCACCTGTTCGTGGTAACAAACTACAAGGACTGAAGAGTAAGGACTTGATAGGTATACCATGGATGTTAGCATTCGCATTGAGAGCAGACGGATGGTGGTTAAGACAGGATATCATCTGGAATAAACCTAACCCTATGCCTGAGAGTGTCAAGGATAGATGTACCAAGTCACATGAGTACATATTTCTATTGAGTAAGAGTAAACAGTATTATTATGACAATGAAGCAATTAAAGAGCCAGTCAAGCAAGACTGGGGGACAAGAGACCGCACGAACGGTAAGTACCATAATCCTGGTACTGGCCTGGCTCCTCATAGTGGGTTATCCAAGTCTTATGACAGGAAGAATAAACGATCTGTTTGGACTGTGACTAATAAACCATACAAGGGAGCACACTTCGCTGTATTCCCACCTGACCTCATTGAACCATGCATACTAGCAGGCAGTGAGGAGAATGATATAGTCCTTGACCCATTCATGGGTAGTGGCACCACAGCAATGGTTGCCAAGAAACACAATCGTAACTACATTGGTTGCGAGTTACATGAGGACTATGCCAGTTTACAGACTGACCGCATTGACAGCATTCCATCCCAATTACCTGCTATACTATGGAAGTAATCATCACAGAGCAACCAGAAATGGACAAAGTAGTAACTATGGTTGAACTCGATACTCAACAGATCAAGTATCTTATTGATCTTATGTGGTCTACCGATCCTACAATTTCAAACAATGTAGCATTGAGACACAGCGTTGATGACGTTCAACTAGAGAGTAGATTGAACCTAGCACTAGGTAGTGCACTAGGAGAAGTATGAACGCAAAAAATATGTCAAGCACAGAAAAACTTATCTTTATCTTCTCATTCATTAATTTTCTTCATTGGTCATGTCTTGTTATGTCACGTTTGGTGGGTATCGCAATCGGAAGCGTATCGCTCGCAATGCAGTCGAGTGGTTCCTACAACATCGTAAACTCAATCGCTTCAACACGTTTATCCATATTGTAGATAAACGACTGTGGCCTGAGGATGATGGTGCTTGTATCGCCATTGATAGTATGTCACGTCCTAGATACTTTGAGATTGAGATAGAAAATCGTCTCGATAACAAAGAACAATACCTCACAACTCTATTTCATGAGTTAATTCATGTAGAGCAACGTCTTCGTAATACACACAGTGTCACTTATGATGCACGTCTCTGTCGTAGTGTCAACAAATGGCATGGTGATGTAGTTCCACCAGAAACTGCATACATGGATGAACCATGGGAGATAGAAGCATATGGTTTAGAGGGTCAACTGTATAAGGAATACAGGAAATATGAAGCAAAACTTAAGAATTGAGACGTTTTACGTTAAACCACCAGTAAATACAGATGAGATCCTTGATGATCTCGACTGGTGTCGTAGGGAAGATGCACCTGTAAAGGCAAATCTGACCGAATGGAATATATCTGACTACCTACCCGACCTATGCTCACAATTATATGTCCTCTTCCCGAACTATAAGATCGAAGATCTTTGGATTGCTTCGTACGGACTGGGAGACTACACAGAAAGTCATGACCATCGCGGTTTTGATTGGAGTTTTGTGTGGTATCTGGATGCCTGTATTGACTGCAGTCCTCTCACGTTCCCAAACTTAAAGCATCCATGGTTGCCACCTCATGTAATATATCCTAAGGTAGGCAACCTGCATGTATTTGATGGTGGATTAGTCCACTATGTGTGTCCACACACATGTACCCACGATCGAGTTGTGGTATCTGGAAACCTGACTACATATAACTCGGATAAGAAATGAAACAATGGATCCTGACATTCAAAAACACTTTGACTTCAAATATGTGGAGGGAGAACTTCACATGTATATTAAGGCAGAATTCGTCAAGAAACTAGGATGGACGGATAAAGATATAGAACTATCATTCGGTAACATCAAGAGAATGAATAGTTTTAAGGGAGCATCCCTATCCATCAACACAATTGAACAATCACATTATGAACACCCATGGCACTTACACCAGAAGAAAGAGAACTTAGAGCAATAGCAAGATTTTATAAGGATGCCAAGTATGGTTTTGCGACCGAAGACGGTTATTACGCAATCCCTAGTGATGGTAAGAAGTTGGCTTTATTCCATAAAGGTGCTATAATTAAATGGTGTAGGAACGAACAATCCGCACGCAATTTAGTTAATCGCCTTCGTAAACGTGAAACCAATCGTTAAATACCAAGGTGGTAAGTCAAGAGAGTTACCACTCATCAAGACATTACTACCACAGAACTATGACACTGTGCTCGAACCTTTTGCAGGTGGAGCAGCAGTGTCTTTTGCATTAGGACACCGATGCATATTAAATGATATGAATGATGCATTGATAAACATGTATCAACAAGTATCAAATCCAACTACCTTTCATGATGTATTCTCTCATGTAGCATACTTGAAGACACTGGAGCATGATGCACTCAGTGATGAGTACTATAAAGCAAGAGACTACATCAATGGTACAGAACGTGACCCATATGACTGGGCAGTATCATATATCACATTGAGACAGTTATGTTTCAGTGGTATGGAGAGATACAACAAGGATGGTAAGTTCAATGTACCATTTGGACATTACAAGAGATTTTCATGTAACCTAGACTGGAACCACATGAAGTTCTTACATCAATCAGGTAGTAGCATCTATCATGGAGACTTCGCACCCATATTTGATATGGCAACAGAGGATGACTTCATATTCATAGACCCACCATACCTAGACAGACTAGGATATACACATGGGGATGGAGGTAATACACTTCATACAAGACTAGTCGAGTGTATGCATAAGACCAAGGCAAAGTGGTTGTTCATACACACTAAGCATGACTTCTACATGGATACACTATGGGAGTATAACATCATGTTCAGACCACATGGTTACTCACAGAGGTTCGGTAAGAACAGAGACCATAGTGGTGCACAGGTAGAACACATGTATGTTACCAACTACGAGGATGATATGACACTCCATAGGGTGTCTAACTCATCGTTGCAGAATTTATTAGACCATGATAGAATAGGAGCATGAAACTAAGACCCCAATCACCTGGTAATGAGTACTTGAGGTATAACCTACTACCTCTCATTGATAGTATCGTGCCAAAGAATACATCATCCAGTATATTATCTGCATGTGGTTTAGGTGATACCACATCAAGTCAGAGTATACTCATCACATGTGGTAACCGTTTCGAGAAGTTTTGGAACAAGGTCATTACACACAGTCGTGGTGTAGACAATCAATTACCATTTGCAAATGGCACTGATAGGATTAAAGTTGATGCTAAGGACAGACAAGTAGATCACTTCTTCAGTATTCATGACCTTGAAAACAACAACTATGTGTATCTGGAGAGTAAGACCAACCTCGACTTCGATACAGAGAAGAAACCAGAGAGTAACGAGAAGATCAAGAGAGTTGGTGAACAACTAGGATTTGCATTTGATGCAACAGTAAATTGTGGTTACTATGTACCAGTTGAACGTGAGATTGACCAGAAGGTTAGATCACACTATACCAAACATGGTGTTAATGTATATGGTGTAGAGGACATGTTCCGATGGTTAAATGATGTACCATTCACAATAGATGAGTATTTCATATTCCTACGTGAGGTCATAGGTCCTATATTGAAGGAGAAACTTGATGGTGTGACAGTGCAACAACCTGCACACAGTGGTAGACATAGTGACCTAGATGCACTATAATAATAGAGGGAAACAAAGGCACACGTGCTTTTTGTTTCTCGCACCCTATTACTCACGGAGAGGTACTTGACCACTTATTATTATGACGTTGTATGGACTGACTATCAGTACACACACAACCTTACCACAACAGAGATGCAAGAAAAGCATCATATTGATGCAATGCTTAAACAAGTAGACCATCTCAAGTGGCAAGACGAGCAACGTAGCAAATGGATGGGTGGTGAAGAACCAGAGTATGTATCAAGGGGTATCCCCGAAGACTGTCCTTTTTAATCATCATCATGTCACAGACATTCGCAAACTTCCTTCTTTGTCAAGCAGATACAGGCAATGACTTGCTTGCTATACTCGAAGACATCGTGGACACAGTAGACTATGATCACACCATCTTATAACTCAATGTCCACTGTTACCACTCTTGCTTCAGTCAACTCTATGATTAAATCACTCAAGAAGGCACTCAAGGCATCTGACCTTGATCCATTTCTATATGAGGAGAAGGAGATCATATACATGAAGACCAAACTTCGTGAAATGTATGCTGAAAGACAAGAGTTAAATAGTGGAAATGGTTTTGGTTAATGAAACTACCTTTCCGCAAGGGAGATCACGTACAGTATGAAGGTAAGCAATGCCTTATCACATTTGTATGTCGCGATTACATCACAGTATGTACTCAGCAGTGGCCAGATGAGAATACTCTTCATGGTCACAAACAAGTCAACGTTGTAGTATCTCGTAGATACTGGAACACTATCACACCTCATGCTTCAAATGAAGAAAAGTAAGAACGTACAGTTCTCCGTCCTCAACAGTGACGTGACTGTCCAACTACAACCGAAGAGAAGAGGGATATATTGGAACTATCAGGATGTACCATTTAACTATGGTCCATTCAAAGACGACAATCAGGCAATCAATGATGCCAAACTATACTCACAGTATGGTACAACATCAAAGGTCTTCCTTACTACACAAGGTAGGAGGAGAAGATAATGCAGAACGTACCGTTTTATGACTTACCACAGTCACCAATACTATGGATAGGACTATGTGGCATACTGTTCACGTTAGTACTGTACTACTTCACGCAGAGAGCGTATTTCCAATCACCACTCAATAGGGACAATGACAAAAACTGAAATCATCCTCGAACGCTTCCCATACAGATTTGTACAGAAAGGACTGCTAGAGATCAATGGCGAACCAGACTATCGCATACAGAAGTTCAATGACATCACCAGACAGTACAATGACATGTACTACCTCGATAGCAGCATACAGTTAGATGCATGCCTAGAGGATCATGAGTATGTCAAGTGGTTAGACCCAGATCCTGAGGTTGCTGCATATCCCAACAAGACAGACAAGGTGGTATCCCCATATGCCTGATAGAATACTCGAACGTAGACAACGATGCTACAAACAACTGATACAGACAGACCTGCCCATGGAGTTTGTATATGCATATTGTACTGAATGGGCAGAAGGAGACGAGATCGAACTCAATGTACCCAAGAACCCCAAGGTAGTCAAACGTGTTCCTACGTACAGACCAAGTAAGTAATAATAAACTCATCGGACTAGAACATGTGTATCCTACACTTAAACAAGAGTGGGATGCATATAACCATGACATAGAGTGGAGAGACTTTACCACTTATATGGAACGTACTATCAATCAATCTAACCAAGGACATGAGATAGACAGTATAGAGAATGCACCAATAGCAACACCTCAATCTAAATGGAGTATCGCACCATTATTCTATCACAATCAACCATATACAAGGAATACTAACCTATTACCTAAGTTAAGGAAGACTATGTACTGGTTAGGAGAGACTAGTTACGTAGGAATGGTTAAACTAGCATCAGATAGTGGTCTTGGATGGCATTATGACCCTGATCCGAACCCAGTTACTCAGAGGATCAGATGTCAGTTACCATTTGACTGCTCAATCTCTACGTTATCTGTACAGAGTGAGAATAGACCCTATGCGGAGGGTAAGCTCATGATTTTCTTGAGTTCCGCACGTCATAAAGTACAAAATCAGGGAGAAAACGATAGAATTTCACTAGTTTTTGACCTGTTCCGTAAGGGGAAGGGTATTTTGTAGTGAAATGAGTATAGGATAGTATCCTTTTATGAAACGTTTAATTAAATGTAACTGGGCGATTTACTTTGCGGATCTCTTGTAGTCTAAGCCCGCAGTCTAGCAGAAGTCAAGCTCGCATGTGCCACTATGTAAACTGTCTGAAATATTTGACAATTCTCTGAGGTTTCGCTATAATTAATAGTATAAACACAAAAAGAAATGCCCGCAAAGAAACACACATTTGACATCGGCGAGTTGAGTTCTGCCATAGATAAGGTAGTCGTGCAAGGATCCAAGGTTTTCATCAATTTTTCAGGAAACGAAAAAACCTACGAGTATAAGTGGAAACCTGCAAGCTCGCAGCTTTTGTCAGTTCTTGAAGGTTTTGTCAAAAACCCAGAAAGTGTATCACTTGGACGCTTTTACAACAATTCACTAAAAAGTGAAGACCTTGTACAAATTACAACAGTCTAGTAAAAACTACCAAAAGGCAAACTAATGGCAAATACTTGGAGTTATCGTGGAAACGGTAAGAAAGGTTCATTTGGTCAAAAAAAGAAGAAACTGAAAGAAAATGAGGATTTGAGATCTTCTGGCTATTATGACATGTTATCTAATAGGCAAAAGATAAATAGTGATACAGACATGGAGGACCTTTATGGTTAAGCTGCCACAGCTAGTACAAATGTACACAGATGGACTCATGAGTCCATTAGAACAAATAGAACTAGTACAAATCCTACTAGACACTGAATTATTATCAGAGTATCCACAATTTGACAAACTGGCAGATTATTTCATAAGTGAAGGTTTATGCTACTATGTGCCAATTAATATAATGCCTGAACTAAAGGATTAAAAGACAAAAAAAAGAGGGGTTGACCCTCTTTTTTATTATATAATGGTCAACTCCTCTGGACGGAATGCCTTACGGTCAAACCTCTCCTCTACTGTAGTGATACAGACCACGGAGTTGATCTCAGGGAAGAGAGATAGAACCCACCATTCTAATCCCTCTTCGTCTCTTACCTTGTCGGAAATACTCAGCTGAGTCATGAAAATTCTCTGATGTAAAGTTCGTAATTGATCATGTCATCTAATTCTACGGGGATATCCTCTTTAAGATATGCCCGTAGTTTAGCAGTAGATGCTCTGCGAATTTCGTCATGTGTCAATGGTCGCACCTCTTGTCCTGATATGCATCCTCGTTCCAATGCTCATTAGCATCCAATGCCCCTACGTATTGTAGGATTTCATCATAAGTTTGCATACCACTACGTGACATTCTATTACAGGTGTATTCCCATCCTAGGTCACAAAGTTTATCCATTAGCACGGATAGTTTAATTTGCTGTTTTGATTTCATGCCGCCACCTCTTCTTCAAGGTAACGGAATGGATTGAAACCGCCATCATAAATCTGGTTCATGATGTCTCTTACTCGCTCTCTGTCGAGACTATCGCCATCGCCCCACGTGTAAACGTCGCTGTCATAATGTGCAATAGCATCAAGGTAAATGCATGTAGCGTAGGCAATCTGTTCACGTGACCTACCTTGATCATATAAACCACCGTAACCATAAAATTCTTTACAGTAGTTTATGAAGTCGTTAAAAGATGTGTTCATGATTAACCTACCATTTTTTTGATATCGTTTAGGAAATCTTCGTATTTCCATTGTGCTGATTGGTTCAGCATCTGTTGACCGTACATAGGTAGGTCTCCAGTATCCGTTGCTTCTGCTACTACTTCGTCGTAGCATGCCTGATAGATACCCTCGTTTGTTACAGGATAGTCACTAGGGTCAACGTAGAAGAATTGCATAATCTAAAAATGAATGAATTTCGTTTGTACTCTTTTATTATAGTCGAAAGTATGCCCAAAAAAGAGATAAGTGAGCATACTGAAACAATTCGTTACAAATAACCTGCGACCTCTTGACCTGGTTCATCATAGAACCAACTCATGCTTAAGTCGTCAAATTGCTCACAAATTGCTGAATGGATTTCCTCAGGTGGAGACCACGCAGTTTCAAAATTGACCTCGAAACCGTTTGGCATATCGCAATCGTCAATCTCTAAGGAATAAGCATCCCACTTAGTTCCCCAGTTTGCATTTCGCCAGTTGTACCATCTGTCATCATTATTTCCAGTAGAGGGAAAGCAAAGACCTCTCATAGGATCTTCATTCATTACAGGCAGTTCACCAACTTCACCTCTAGGGGAACTGAATGAATACTCTCTAACGTGTTCTTCAGCGAGGGGAACTTTACTCCAATCAGGTTCGGGGACAAATGATCCGAACACGGAATCTCTTCTCTCTGTATTGTCATCATTCTTAAGACCCTTTTTAAATATGTTATGTAGTTTAAGGATCGCTGTTGTATCTTCACTATAGAAAGTGACTCTGTTATGGCAATGATTTGGCATTAATGACACCTCTGTTGGAATAGTTCGTTTGCTAGGTCGATTTGTTCTTCGTATGACAAATCTGGTCTCTCTTCTAGGACATCTTCGTAGATGTCCATTAAGATGTCTGCATGATGGAGGGAACTCATTTTTTGTTGCCCCCTAGATAACGTTTCTTAGGGAATCCGTCTCTGTTGTACTGTCCACAGTTCATTTCTTTACCTCGTATGGTTCGTAATCAAATGGGGATGGTTCGCAGTATTTCTCACAGAGTGAGTCATATGCTTCTTGAGTTGAATCGTCGATCCAACCCATATCGTTAAAAAACGAGATCATGTCGCCGAGTACGGTTTCTTCGTCTTCGGTCATTGTGATGGTTCTTAGAAAACCAGAGTTTGCGAATGAATTATCTCTCATGATTCTATTATACTCCCTCTGGATGACATAAAGAAACAATGACATCATCTGTAACAATGTTGACTTGATCAACGTGTTTGAAGTACTGATTGATGTGCTTGCTAGTTGTACGACTGTAATAGGTCTCAGTTTTGAAGTGACCTAGTTTAGGTGAAAAACCTGCAACAGGTGTTTCATATGAAAAGAATAGCGTATTGCCATTGTTCAAACTGATTTCGGTTTGGTTGCTACCGACTTGTCTTAAGATCATTTTAGTCTTATTGGTTTGGTACTCTTCTATTATAGACTCACGGATCACTGAATCAGGGAAAAAGTGGACGGAAATATTACTGGCACACTGAGTCGGGTTTGGATGGATATCACCCCTTATAATGGAATCAGTTCAACAAAGACTATGCAAACCCACTCAATCACCCTAGGAATGAATATTGGATCCGAGGGAAGAGTAACGAATCAGATGTGGTTGCAATTCCTAACCGATGAGATTTGCTCCATGCTCGACTATGCCACAATCACCGATGCAATCGGAATTTATAAAGGCACCGTTGAGAATTCAAAAATCATTTCAGTGACTGTTGACGAACGTACAACACGCGGTAACTCAATCATTGAATCATTACAAGAGGTCGGACAGACCTACAAAAAACAGTTCAGGCAAGAAGCAATCTTGTATACATGCACGGAGGTCCCCACGCTCACCTTCGCGTAATTATGCCGAACCCTTACGGGTGATCCTACTCACCTTTGCCCTATTATTTGAATCCTAAGCAGCTTGAATCCTTATGTTACAGATTGTTTCAATTCTCTATCTTTCACTACTCATCATACACTTACCGAGTATAATAGTAGTATGAACAAACTTCAAACACATTTCAACGGTGCAGTACTCATGAACGAGACAGCAACCAAAGACAAAGCAGTAATGGCAGCATTAACAGCAATGTCGAAACGCAACTTTGAACCACAGGAAATCAATCGCTATGGCATATGGTACATAAGCGATAGGCACTAAGTGCCTTGGGCATTGATTGGGCATGGTGAGAGTCCATGCATAAAGGAGATCAATCTATGTAAGTCCCATTCCACTAGGCAGTAAGAACCTTAAATGACCGTGTATTGAACATGGTGGTTGTAACGTAAGTCCTATCCCACAGTCAGGCAAGCGTGACCTCATTCCTCTAAGTCTAAAGACTCGCGAGACGGAGGTGGTACAGGTCTTTAATTTGAAGCTCTGACTCTATTCTAGCACGAAGGATGTTGGTTCGGCCACAGGCGAGTGCCAGTTTACAAAGTGTCCACTGAGTCATGACTCGGTGGGCATTTTCTTTTATAATAGAATCAAACAAACAAAGGTTTACTAAATGCTAAATCAAACTTCACTCAACCTCACCGATCTCCCAAAGAAGGACTATAACGGTTGGTCAGACTGGACTACATGGAATTGTGCCTTATGGGTTGGAGGTGACGAAGGACTCTATAACCTCGCTAAGGACTGCGAGTCATGGTTCGACTTCATCATATGCATGCAAGATATGGGCATGAACCAGACTCCAGATGGTGCAAAGTGGACAGAAGCAGACTATGACGAGATGATGGAGATGATGGATGAATTGTAAATCTTTGTTACAACACCTCGTCATTACTATAGACGAGGTATTCATCAATGCTATAATTAGAACATACACATCATCACTTGAACAAATGAACAAAACTACTTGGGCAGTTCAACCTACATCATGGGGAAACGATTTAAGATCATGGGCAGATCATTGTGCTACATGGGAACAAGTCGAAGACATGGCATTAGACATGGCAGAGGAAATGATGGAGGAAATGACAATTTTCAAAGTCGGATCAGTAAGCGAGTTTAAATGGGCGACTAGGGGTTAACGCACCCCGTCGAACTATTAGACGACTAATTATTCACCTTTTCTATTACAATCAATGACGCGACTCATCATTTTAACTTTGGCAATCTTTTGCATAGGACAAAACACATTTGCTCGAACGCAATTATCAAACGTGTTAGACTTAACAAGTGATGTAATTAGACCTAGTTCATACTAGGTCTTTTTTTATACCCCGTCGAATATACAGGGCGGGCTATATATCGCTATATGTGGGTATATAATACACATATATGAGATTAATTTGTTTTGTTATATCAGCTCATATATTATATACTATACACATATACTATTATACTCATATACTATACACACATATAATATACTATGACACATATATAACTGTCACATATACTATACTATAGTCAATATACTATACTATAATAATACTATACACATATATCACACGTATGAATTCACTATCTAATGACACATATGAGTCACTACTCAATGACAAGTTTATTAAAGAACACTTCACAGTAATAACATATGGATCACTAGAAGAGGAACGCGAAGACTTAGGGTATTGCCCTTGCTGTTGCTCACCACCTGAGGAAGAGTAGCACTCAGGCAGTACCGCCCCCCCGTCGCGGTTTTGCCCCCCGCCCTAGCTTAACTTTCTATATAAGTCTAACCTACAAAGTCTTGCATGAGCGAGCGTGATATAAAATAAAAAATTTTCCCAAAATTGCCCAGACCCCCAATGAAAACTTTCGATGTAGAAACCACAGTAACCTATAAGCAGTGGATCAGAGTGGATGCCGATAGTGAGTATGCTGCTCAGAAACGTGTCAATGATATGGCATGGGACGTAACCGCAATCCAGTATCAGACGATGGAGAGTGCGAATGCCACAGGAACGGTTAGAGAGTGCCCAAACTAATATACTCGGATGACGTAGCAAACGTTTATCTAACTGAAGATGTCAAAGCTGCCCTAAGAGATTTTCTTGGCAGATACCCTCTGAATTGCAAAGAGAGCATCCAACTACACTGGAACAAATCTGACACCGCACACTACGCTGTAGTAGCAGTGGGTTTCAGAGAACTTGGAGTAGATATTGAGTACATGAGAGATAGAAGGTTCGGAGATATATCTCGAAGATACTTTCATAAGGATGAAGAGACAGTCAATATCAACATCTTCTATGAACTATGGTGTAAGAAAGAAGCATACACCAAGTGGAAGAAAGGTAAGATATCTCAGTATATGTCTCAGAAGATAGACAAGGATGTGTCTCAACTTGTACCACAATCGAGGTATTCTCTGATAGAACTAGAGTTACCTGATAATCTCAAAGGATATCTCTGCTATTGACATTGTGTTCAAACTCAGATATAATAAATAAAACATCTACACTCCTTGCCAATGCAATACGTCTTGTACAACGAACATCTAGACCAAGTAGGTACTTACAGTAGTATCTACGATTTACGTAAGTTTCTCTGTGATCGAAAGTATGAGATAGACTGTGACAAGGACATAGGGGATACATTTGATTATATCAAACATATCAAGTGGACATTCGACATCAAACAAAATTAATGGCATTATCAAACGAAGAACTTCTCGGTCGGATTGAGGCACTCGAAGCAAAGGTGAGACAATCTCGACTAATGATGAAGAGACCTGGTCATGATGAATATGAGAGACTTGTCGATGTTGTATGCGACCATGAAACCAGATTAGCAAGAGAGGAAGAGGAACTTCAGAAGTGTTCTGAGAGTGTCTCTGAGCTTGAAGATGCGAACTGGTAAAAAATCGCGAATCCTAACCAAAGGGCAAAAATCGCGTCGTGTATCTCTAAATAAACTCAAGTAAGTAACAACCATGTTAGGACTGGAATCACTCGAAGGAGAGTTCGTTATCAAAAAGGATGGTCAACTCATAAGGCATACGAAAGCCAGAGACCTACCTGCTAGTTTCGACCATCTAATAAAGTTTTGCCCTACCCCTCCCGAACCTCCACATAGTGTGAATGATCATACAGAAATGAGTCGGTATACGGAATACTTGCAGGAATTAATGACAAGAGAAACTAAATGACAGAATACGATTTCTGGTTCGACGAAGAAATACCAAAGGCACAGTACGGAAGTCTCCAATGTTGGATATCAAATGAGAAGACGCAACCATGGTCAACTGCATACGATATGACAATACATAGTATTATGTACGAGATAGCGTCAAAGAACGGATTAATATTAGGAGGGAGCGAATGCCAGCAGTCACCCGTATAGGAGATGCAGACACACCTCATTGTTCTGGAATGTCCAGAGCACAGGGTTCGTCTAATGTGTTTTGCAATGGTATAGGTATCTCTCGTCAAGGAGATAACAATACTGTTCACCTTAAACCTCCTGCAGCACCTGTATGTCCTCCTCATTCAGCATCAATAGCTACAGGAAGTACAACTGTCTTTGTAAATGGCAAAGGATGTGGTAGAGTAGGAGATGCAACATGTACTAGCGTCGCTGCTGGTTCATCAAACGTATTCGCAGGTTAATTATGGCAACAAGATATGCAATGGGTCTTCCCTCTATTGAGCAGCACCCAAAGAAGACAAGACAAGGTAAAGGATCACATACCAAGTATTCTGCTACCTCTAGAAATAAAGCAAGGAAGAGATACCGTGGCCAAGGCAAATAGAATTAAAGACGGTGGAAGGAACGCTAACATTCCTGTGGATATGAGTGATCATTTTTACGATCATGGTAACGAATATTGTAGATATTTGATCACAGATCCTAGGTCTGATAGGGCAGGTAAAAAAAAGTCACAAAAAGAAGTATAAATATACCTGAGGTTAATAATAGGCTAACAGTTGGCATTAATATCGAAGTCATTTCGTGACTTCTCGTTGACTTTTGAAAAGAACGCAGTGACAAACGATGTATTGGCACTGAACAATGAAGCAGCCATTAAGGAATCAGTAAAGAATATTGTACTCTACAACTTCTACGAGAAACCTTTTGACCCAGCATTCGGTGGTAATATCATCGGATTGCTTTTTGAAAATTTTACACCAAACGACGCACAGAAGATTAAGAGACGACTTAAGCAATGCATAGGAACTCATGAACCCAGAGTGGCGGTATATGAGATAAAGGCAACTTGGACTGAGGATCGTAATCAATTAGATGTAAGTGTAGCATACGTTATTATGGGTTTACCACCAACTTTTGATTCCATTGACGTAGCATTTAAACCATAATGGCATTTAATCAGGTCAACGCCTTAGAATTTAATCAAATCAAGGCACAAATTAAAGATTACCTAAGGGCACAGGAACAATTCTCGGATTATGACTTCGAGGGATCGTCCATGACTGTCCTTTTAGACGTTTTAGCATACAATACTTACTATACAAGTGTAAATGCTAACCTTGCAGTGAACGAAGGGTTCCTTGAAACTGCTGTTTTAAGAGAAAACGTTGTAAAACTTGCTAGAATGATTGGATATACTCCAAAATCAGCAAGATCTGCTCAGACAGTAGTCGATATTTCAGTTCAGACTGTAGTTCCATACCCAAAAACAGTTACAATCAACAAAGGATTGGTTTTAAACTTCACAGGATTGGATAATAACAACTTTGTATTCTCATTAGGGACTGATACTACCCAATCAGTAGACAGTACGAGTGGAATTGCCACCTTTACTGGTGTACAATTGTTTGAGGGAGTGTTTCTTACCGATACTTTTGTAAAAGATATCAACCAAAGACAGAGATTTATACTAACCAATGCAAATGCAGACACAACTTCTATGAGAGTAGAGGTTACTTCTGGTACTATTACAGAAAGATACCTTCAAGCAACTGATATTACAAAGATAGATTCAACTTCTAAGGTATTTTTCCTAGAAGAATCTGAGTATGAGATACCCGAAATATTATTTGGTGACGGAAAGGTAGGAAAGGATCTAGAGAATGGAGATGTAGTAAGCGTACAGTATTCTACATCTAGTGGAACTGGTGCAAATGGACTAAAAGTGTTTGAGAATATTGGTACATTTAGAGATAACCTTAATAATACAATTACAAGTGGCATCACTATTACTGCTACTACGTTCCCTGATGGGGGTTCTCAAGCAGAAACTACGGAGTCTATTAAATTTGCTGCTCCTAAATTCTATTCTGCCTTTGGTAGAGCAGTTTCCACACGAGATTATGAAGCAATTATTCCTCAAATATATCCAAACGTGGGTTCCATAGCATGTTATGGTGGTGAGGAAGCAGAACCACCTGAATATGGTAAAGTATTTTTGGCAATCAAACCAAAAAATGCAGATAAATTATCTCTTTCCGAGAAAAATGTGGTTCTTAAGAGGTTAAGAGAGTATTCAGTTGCTGCAATTCAGCCTTCTATCATTGATCCGTCCATATTATACATTGATGTGGACAGTTTTGTGTACTTTAACCCGAATATAACGCGGAGAGAAGCGTCTGGAGTGAAAAATACCGTAATTAATTCATTAACTGTCTTGAATAATAGCGGAGAGTTCAATAAATTTGGCGGAAAATTCAAATTTTCAAAGCTTCAGAGTATAATTGATAGTTCAGAGACCTCAATTACGTCCAATATCACTCGTCTCAAGATGAGAAAGAACGTAACTGTCGATCTGGGTGCACGTGTGAACTACAAGATATGCTACGGTAACCGCATTAAGCAAGGAACTAGCACAAAACCTACCGTTATTAGTAGTGGATTTAAGATTGTTGGAGATGATTTCAACACTTACTACTTAAATGATGACGGAGCGAGTTCTTTGAGACTCTATTATGTCAAAGGAACTGGTGAATATGAGTATGTTGATGGTCTATGGGGTACAGTTGACTACTCCATGGGTGAAATTGTAATCAATGATTTGATTATTTCATCTACAAGTGTAGCAAATAATCAATTACAGATATCTGGAACTCCTGAATCTAATGATATCATATCTTTACGAGAAACCTACTTGACAGTAGGCATAGATAATACGACTGTAAGTGTTGTAGAAGACACTATCAGTAGTGGTTCAAATATTTCTGGTACAGGAGTAGTACCAGAGTCCAGCTATAGTTAGTAACAGATGACAAATTCTTCCTGGAAGGTTAGTTCGTGGACTACCCCGACCACAACGGTTTCTGTACCACCAGTACCGTCTGAGGTCAGTCCTGAATCTAAATCGCAAATATCCCTCAGTGTTGCGGGACAGTTTGCTTCGTTTATACAGGAAAATTATCCAACCTTCATATCGTTTGTAAAAGAATACTATAAGTCACAAGAATTAAAGGGATACTGTTTTGATGTCATTCAGAACTGGTCTGATTATTATAATATTGACAACTACGGTGGTCTAGTTACTGAGACTACACTAATTTCAGCGTTAACAACTACCTCTTCAGCAGTTGACGTTGAATCTACTCGTGATTTTCCTAATGAAGGTCTTTTAATGGTAGATGATGAGATCATTTACTACCAAAAGAAAGGATCTACACTTTTTCAAGACTGTGCAAGGGGATTTAACGCTGTAAAGTCAGTTGGAGAGGTTGGAACTTTCCAATTTGAAGAAACAACTGCTGCAACTCATGCTCTTGGAGCAAAAGTTGTCAATTTAAACAATATATTTCCACTTTACATACTTGGAAAGTTCAAAGAACAGTTTTTAGCGACTTTTCCAAAGAACTTTGCAAGTGGAGTTACTGAATCAACAGTAATTAAGAGAATTAAAGACTTCTATGCTGCAAAGGGGTCTACAAGGTCATTCCAATTTGTTTTAAGAACACTATTTGGCGTAGAATCAGAAGTTAACTACCCAAGAGAGAGAATATTCAAACCATCCGATGCATATTACACCTCCAGAGAGGTTATTCGTGCGGTTGCTGTCTCTGGAGACCCTATTGCACTTGTTGGACAAGTATTATACCAAGAAAACGACGCAAACGACGCAAATGTTGCTTCTGCAAGAATTTACGTTAAGGGAGTTGTAGAAGTATTCACTCCAAGTGGCACAATCTTTGAAATTGACGTAGATACCAATAATTCACTAGGTACATTTGTTACACCGTACAAATCTACTCTTGCAAATGACTTAGGTGGTCAATTAACAGATACAACTGTTACAGTTGACTCTACATTAGGTTGGCCAGAGGCAAATGGTCGATTTAGGATCGAAGATGAGATTATAAGTTATACAGACAAGACTGTAACCCAATTTCTTGGTTGTAACCGTGCTAGAGAGAATACAATTATCAATGCACATGATTCAGGTCAAGAAGTCTTTGCTGCATTCAAGATTTTCGGATATTCTAATGTAGATAACTCAGAAATCCAGTTAAAGGTATATGGTGGTACTAGAGGTGTAATATTGAACGATGGTGGTAAGTATTATCTACCAGACAGTAAAGTCACAACACCTGCAGCACCTGGCTTTGATAGTATTGATCCTCTATGGGATAGTTTTACATATAATGTGAGACGTGCTCTCAGAGGGTCTTCAGCGACCCTAGGAAGCGTACTTGCTGATGGTTCGGTACGTTGTACTGTTGTGACTAAAGAGAGACATTATTTAAAAAGAGATGATGTCATTAGAATACTGAATGCACCTGAAGACATCTACAATAATATGCACGATGTTGCAGGTATTATTGATGACTTTACATTTGAGTTTATATTCAGCTCAACACCTGCAAATGGTATAACAGGATTTGAATTCTACATTGCTAGAGAGTTTGCATTTGGTAAGAGTGACTATAATTCAATTAATGTAGGAATTGAGAAGTATACCGCAGATGTACAGAACACTTATAAGAGTAGTACAGATGCACTTGTAACTAGTACAGGTTTACCATCACATAAGATAGGTCCTTTCGGTACTAACGACTTAAATCCTGGCAACCAGAGATATCTTAAGAGAATACCTCTTGTACCATCTACTAAGAGTACAAAGACTGCTACTCCAGTAGGTCAAGTTGGTATTGGATCAAATGGTGTACCTTTCTTCTCATATAAGGGAGAAGGTAAAAAGAAATATGGTGGATTGAAGTCTATTACGAAAATTAACGGTGGAACTGGATATGATATCACAAACCCTCCTACAGTTGAGTTTGAAGCAGACTATAAACTCAATACACCCTATGCTTCAGGTATAAGAGTCAAATATAATGGTAATAGGTATAAATCGTTACAAGCAGGTATATCTTCTAATACATTATACCCAACACACAATACTGGAGACGCTGCAGTAGGTCAAATCACTTGGGAATACGAAGGAACGCCAGCAGCAGCGACTGTTTCCGTAAAAGGATCAGTAACAGCTATAAACGTTACTAATGGTGGTAGTGGATATACAACAGAACCAATTATATCAATTACTGGTGGTGGAACAACCTCTGATAACCAAGCATCTGCTACTGCACAGATTACATCGGGTACTGTAACTGGTATTAACGTTGTTAGTGGTGGATCTGGATATACCAGTGTCCCAACTATCACAATTACTGGTGGTAATGGTTCTGGGGCAACTGCAACCGCAACTTGTCGAGGTCCTGTTGATACTATTAACATTTCTAATGCAGGAACTCAATATACATACGAACCAACTATCAATTTGATCTCTGGTAGTGGTGCTGTTGCATATCCGTCAATATTGAACGGAAAGATCGAAAGTATTATTGTTACATTTGGTGGTAGTGGATATTTTGGTGCTCCAGACGTTATTATCACTGGAGATGGAGTTGGTGCTACTGCATTTGCTCAAGTAGACCTTTCTAGCAACATTGTTACAGGTATTGTCATAACAAACAAAGGTGCAGGTTACTCTGCAGGTGCTACAACCGTTAGTATCGTATATCCTGGTTCTGGTGCGTCATTCCAGACCAATTTGACAGAATTAACATATAATGAAGCAGCAACAGCAGAAGAACTAGGAGTTCCGTCAAATCAGTTCACAAATAGGAAAACTGTAGACGCTTCAAACGGTGCAACCATGCAAGGTGAGAACTATTTGATATATGGTGGAGAATATGGATATTTGTACAATCCTAAGCAACTTAGATTCCTTTTAAGGGATAATATTGACGCAAACATGACTGAGTTGAATCCAACCTCTCATTCACCGATTATTGGGTATGCATTTGACGGACATCCGATATATGGACCTTATGGTTTCGAGGATGCTGAAAATACCGCACCATACAACTCATATAAGTTGATGGTTTCCAGTTATAACGTAAAGTCCTCTAGAGATGCTCTTCTAAGCGGTCTAACAGACCCTATGGGGACTTATATCGACGATTATGAATATACAGAAGGATATGGAGATTTAGATCAATATAATGGAAGATTTTGTGTTACTCCCGAATATCCAAATGGAGTTTATGCATATTTCGCTACAATTAAGGGATCTGCGGGAGAACCGAAGTTTCCGTACTTTGTAGGACCTAATTTCTACTCAGAAGCGGATGCTGTCAACTGGAATGGTAATGGTCTGCAGAAAAACTTCACAGAAGACGCAGTTAGGTATAAAGCACCATTTATCAGCACAGATAACATTGTAGCGAAGAGAAAACAGTTAGATAACCGAGTTGACTTCTTTTTAGCACTAGAAGACACCACAACTTTGATTGTGATGGAAACTGGGGAGATATTAACTTATCTTGAAGATGGAATTGGGTATTACAGTTACTATCCTACTATTAGAGGTGGTACTGCTGATTCTATGGTTGTATCAGGTACTAATAAGTATTCATCCTCTGGCGTTGACCAATATCTAGTTGAAGGTGGTGGTAAAGAGTATAAAGTCAATGATAGACTTCAATTTGACAATACTGGCACTGGTGGAGAAGGTATAAGTGCAATTGTATCAAATGTACAAGGTACTACAGTAAGTTCCATCAGTATGATGGTTTTATCAGGTGAGGACAGATATCTTGCAACTGTTAACACTACAGAGAACCATTATTTGCAAGTTAACGATACAGCTGTCATTACAGTAGCAGATAATCTTTATACGAGAAATATCAAGACAAAAATCATTGGTAGCAGATATCACTTCAAATATGGAGATATGTTGAGTGGTGGAATGAAACTTATTGCCCCATATCAAAATACTACCGCATATGTCTATGGTGACTTAATATATGTTGCAGATAGAGTTTATAGAGCTGCACAAGGTACATCTGGTTCATCAGCACCTACACACACTTCTGGGACTGTTTCTGACGGTTCTATGGACTGGACTTACATGAGATTACGTACAGATGGTAATTTGTACCAAGATGGTTGGTCTAGCATCACAGGTGGGTCTGGATACACAAATGGCACATATTCTGGAGTTCCTATAACAACTAATGGATCTGGTAAGGGTGCAAAAGCAACTATCGTCGTTTCTGGTGGTTCTGTAACAAATGTTACACTTACAGAGATGGGAACCGCATATAACGTCGGTGACACTATAACTGCTGCAGATATTAACCTTGGTAATGCAGGTGGGTCTGGATTTACAATAACATTGACTGAAGTTGAAACTGAAGCACAAATTCAACTTAATAAAGCTCATCAGACTGAAATTGGCGATATAGTCAATATCTCAGGTGTATCACCTGCGTCTTACAATAAGACAGACTATACAGTTGTTCGTAGTGATACATTAAGAAGATTTGTCGTAAAACGCAACTTTGGAAGTGTTGCAGCTGCAACAACGACTAATGCCGAGGTTTATGTCCAAGAACCGAAGTTAAAACTCATTGACGGACACAAATACACTTTTGACACTTCTGATGCAAGTAATGTTGGAAAAACACTTGCATTTACTTTAGATTCGGCAAATACCGATATTTTCACTTATAAGAACATTACTGACGAAGTTAGAGACGCAGTTACTGGAGATCAGACCTCAATCACTATTTTGGTCGATGGTTTACCTGGTATCTTCTATTATTTCGATATTCAAGGATCTACAAGCGGAAATTACTTCCAAGCGATTAATGATCCGATTATCGGCACTCAAACCGTATTCTCAAAAACTGATACATCATTTACCTATGAAATGGCAGTTGCACCTGAAAGTGGATATGCAGCTGCAACTTACACTACAGACTCCGTTTATCCTTCAGGAGGGATTGCATCTATCTCTATTGGTGATCCTGGTCGAAATTACTCATCTCTTCCAAAATTATTAAGTTCTACTAGATCTGGTTCTGGAGCAACTGCGGTAGCGACTATTTCTGGTTCTTTATCAAATGTATCGGTTACTAATCAAGGATCTGGATATAATCAGGCATCTTTACCAAGTGGAGTTGTTACGTTACCAGATTACGTAGATTTAACACTTACTAACATACTTGGGTCATTTGTTCCAAATGAGATCCTTATTTCACAAACAGTCCAAGGTAACCAGACTGCTAGGGGACAAGTAATTAATTGGAACCCAGTTACCTCTGTATTGAGAATTAGACCACTTAGGAACGAAAGAACTGGTGCAGGTAATAAAGGATACATTATGTTCAGTACTGGGGTTGCTGAGACCAATAATCTCTTTAGTGCAGATTCACAAGCATCTATTAGTGCTATAAGTGGAACCCAAGCAACTGTAGCAACTGTAGTGTCTGGTGGTGGTGCACTTTCAGAAGTGACCGTTACTGCTGCAGGTTCTAACTACAGAGCTGCTCCTAACGTTATATTTGATGATCCTTACTATGGATCTGTAGATACTATTACTACACTAGTCCAACCAGCTGGTAACGGTACATATACCGCAGACCAGACTACAACTGGTGTAACTCAAACTAGTGTTGCTCCTGTCAACGGTACAGGTGCTACTTTCACAGTTGTCACAGATGGTAATGGAAGAATAGCTACTGTCACCGTGACTGGTGGTGGTAGTGCATATGCATTGGGTGATGTAATCACTTTTGATGGTACAAAGATACCAGGTGGTGCTTCTAACGAAGACTTTACTGTGACAGTTAATGGATTGGCACATGCTAATCCTGCAACGATCGCTACTCTGTTAGATGCTGCTGTAGATACCATTACTATTACTAATAGTGGATCTGGTTATCTATCTGCTCCTAATATCGAAGTTAGTGGTGGTAATGGAATTAATGCTAAGTTCAATGCTACTATAGTCAATCAGGGTGTCAGTGCAATTAATATCGAGACTGGTGGTCTTCAGTACCAAAGTGCTCCTGTAGTCAATATCACACAAAAAACAGGTTCAGGTGCTTCTATACTACTCAAGTCATCAGACATGGGTAAGATATTGAAGATAGGTGGAGATAACATCACATTCAACTATTCTCACGATAGAACCTTAAAACCAGAACTCAATACAACATATAACCTTCAACTTACAAGAACTCAGGTTCTTGATTACTTCACTATCACTTCTGGTGGTGCGAATTTCGTATCTACACCTGAGATTGTTCTTGTCGGTGGAAGTGGGTCATTATATGAGACAAGGGCATTAATAGAGAACGAAGTCATACAAACCATTCAAATCATCAATGAAGGTAGAGGTTTCTTAGCTGCTCCTACAGTTGAAGCAAGAGTAACTCATACATGGGTTGGATTGCAGTCTAATAGTACTTTAAACTTCCCATACAATACTAAAATACCAACAGGGACTAAAGTAACCCTACAACAGAACAGTGGTCAGTTCCCACCACCTCTTGCTGTTGGTACAACTTATTATGCTGTTGCAGCAACTATAGCAAATGGATTGGCAGATAACCAGATCAGACTAGCTACAAGTCTTGCAAATGCAAATACTGGAACAGTCATTTCGTTTACTGGTGCACCAGTGGGTGATGCTCTAACTGGACAAACATCCTTTACACTTCAGACTAGTGACCTAGGAGATAATATTACTGCGTTTATGAAACCTGCTACTTTCTCTGTTGGAGAGAGGATTTATCAGGGTGCATCAACATCTTCCTTTACTGCATATGGATTTGTTAAGAACTGGGATGCTTCTGGTCGTGTTGTAAGTGTAGAGATAGTAGAAGGTGAGTTTAAGGTCGGTGAACCTGTATTTGGTGAAGAGACTGCTGCATTTGGTCAGATCCATGAGTTTACTAGAGCAGATGCTGTATTTGAGGTTTCACCAATCAGTACATCAGCAACCACATGGGAAAAGACAACTGGTTTCTTAGATCTTAACGAACAGAGACTATATGACAGTGACAGGTATCAGGAATTCTCATATGACATCTCCTCATCTATTAATATTAATGATTGGAAGAACCCACTTAAGTTTGCTGCTCATCCTGCAGGCTTTAAAGTCGTTGGTACACAAGTACTATCACAAGCAAGCATTAAAGACCATAGATCTAAACCAACTCTTAACCTTAACTCTGGTAATTCATACGATTGGTGGATTCCAGCTACAAATAGTCTAGGAACTACCTTTAATGGTACAACATACGTCATACCTAAACCATCTGCTAGAAATACTGGTAAGTTATCAGTTATTCAGAACTTTGCTCTAGGTAAGGCAGACTATAGTGCAGCAGTTCCAACTGAGGTTCAAGTATATGGTAAGCAACTACTAGACATTCAGAAGATCTTATCTTGTATTGCTTATAAGGCAGATGACATCAGTGATAGGTCTCTCAGTTTTGATGGATCATCATCTAGTCTCGTAGATACAAGCACTAATAGAATTACTCTTACAGGTCACAACCTAGTTGATGATCAACGTGTCATCTATAACTCTGGTGGAGATAGATTCCAAGATGCTAGAGATTTGGTCATTAAGAATATTGATTATATCGTAGAAGAGGTCATTGGTGATCTAAACTACACATACCCAAATCTTATATACAACTCAACAACCTGTGCTAGAGATACAAGACTAATATTAGCTGCATTTGCAAATGATTTAAGATATGGTGGTAACCAGTTTAGTTTAACAGCAGTCAATTCTTATGTTGGGCAGACTATATCTCAAGGTAATGCTTATATTGACGCTGCTAATCTCTTAAAGGACAATAAGAACCTAATTGCTGCTGAAGCAGTGTATCAAATGTTACAAGACCAAACAGTTGGTATACCAAGTGGTTATGCAGGTGTACCAGGTGGAGATCAGAACTGTATTGACGATATTGTAGATGTAATTGAGGCAATTGCTTATAACCTACGTTATGGTGGTAATAGTGAAGTATGGGATGCTGCAAACTACTATGTAAACACAGTTCACCTAGATGGTGAAGAAACCCAATCAGTATGGGCATTTAACAAAGCAAAAGAATATGCTGCTAGTATTCTTATCAATACTGCGATTACTATCCAAGGACAACACGGATACACCCAAGTAACTAACACTGGAGTCACATTTGATGCTGCGACATGTGCAACTGTAGACGCTGCAATGGACACTCTATTCAATATTGTTACTACTGCTATCAGTAATGATACTCTTGCTAGTGTAACCAGAACTAACCCATCAAATCACATTCTGCATATTGAGGGAGAAGAGATTGAAACCATTCATGCAATCAACAAAGCTAGGGACTTAATGAACTTAGCGGTAGTCAACAACCTACCTATTGGCACATACACTACCAAGGTTCCTGTTACTGACCTCAGTATTACACTAGCCTCAGACAGTTGTGCAACTGTCACATCCGCTATCACAACCCTTGCTAAGTTGATGACTGATGGTATTGATAATCCATCTACACTACCTCAACTGAACGAAGGTAACTATCCAAATATTAGAACAGGAACCCCTATTACAGGATTAACTAATGGTACTGCATACTTTGTCAAATATGTTGATGCAAATACAATTGAACTTAGAACTATAGCAGGTGGTCAGTCAATTAACTTAACTGGGGTTGGTGCTGGTACAGGTCATACTATTAGAGCATTTATTGATGGTGTTAACACTCAGTTTAAACTAGTTGAGAATGGAGCTCCATTCAGTACTAGACTAGGTAAGACTCCAGATAAGGATCAGTTATTTGTTCTTGCTAATGGTATTGTTCAGAACCCTACCAATTACACATATGCAAGTGATATCATAACCTTCAACAAACCATTACTTAGTGGAACGACTGTTGTGGCGATGTATTACGATCGTGCATCATATACCTCCAGTTTCCAGTTAGATACTATTGGAGATGAGATCAAGACATTTGATGTTGCTAATGGTCTAACACCTGGCAATGGATATAGTAATGGCACATATATCAATGTACCACTTAAAAATAATCTTGGTTCTGGTAGTGGTGCTACTGCAGATATTACAGTCACAAGCAATAAGGTATCTAATGTTGTACTCAACCAAGCAGGTAATGGATATACTGAAAATGATGTATTGGGCATATCTGAGATAGGAGAACAGTTAACTAATAATTACATTCCTTCTACAGCATCTTATACACCTGCTAGTGGTGATTTAGAGTTGACTATTGGTAATCACACTCTAACAACTAATGACACAATCAGAATTGCTAATGATGCTCTAATATTCTCATGCAGTTACGGTGGTGGTGGCAATCAGAACTATCCTAGATCCACAGACCCTATCGGAAATCTATTTGATGTTCCTATTACTGCTACTAGTGCAACCACTATTACAGTCAATGCTTTACAAGGCACAACTCCTACAAACACTGATGCTCATACATGGCAAGGATTAAAGGCATATCAGTTCCAACCTACTAAGGTCAAGTATATTCCTGCAACAGGTGACATGATAGTTACTGCTGCTAGTCATGGAATGTATAAGGGAGATAGAATTCAGATTGATACAGATTCATTCACCTTCACTTGCTCTAAAGATAATAACAGTAGTAATCACACATATCCTCGTGCTTCAGATCCTGTAGGTGGTGCATGGTTGACAATTGCTAGTGTAACCACAGATGCATTCACAGTTAACGTTGGTGCTAACGAGAGAATGTCATTTACACCATCAGCATCAACATATAATGCTGCTACAGGTGATGTGACACTTGATATTGGTGCACATGCTTTAGTTGCTCCACTAGATCATACTGCAACGAATGCAGTCTATACACCTGCTGATGGTAAGGTTGTTATCACTGTAGTTGGACATGGAATGTCTAATGGTGACAGAGTGTGGATCGTAGATGATTCATTATCATTCACATGTACTCATGGTTCTGGAACTAAAACATATCCTAGATCAACTGACCCTATCAGTGGTAAGTTTGTAGAGATCTTTGATGTATCAAATGATACATTCACTATTCAGTGTTTGGAGACTATCCCATCAAGCAATACTACTACTCATACATTTGTATCTGCTCAAGGTGCAGGTATTAAACAAGCAAGAGATTTTGTAAGAATTAAGAGAAATGGATTGATCTATACTTGTGAGATGGATGACAGAGCAACACGTCATTCTTATCCTCGTCAAGGTGATCCTGCAGATGGTGCACCACTAGGTGTTAAATCAGTCTCAGGCAACGTTATCACTGTAAACGTTGGTAAGTCACCTATTGTCAATTACACCCCTACAGATGCCACATACTCCCCAACCACAGGAGTTATGGAATTGACTATCGGTTCTCATAGTCTTGTTGCTGGTAAGAGTATTAAATTAGCAGAGGGTGCTGTAACATTTACCTGTGCACAGGATGGTAATACTGTCAGTAAGAGTTATCCAAGATCATTGACAGATGGATTTGATGTAACAGGTGTTAACTATAATCCTGACAACGGTGTTATGACAGTTACGTCACTGGCACATGGTATGGCGAATGCTGATTGGATTAAATTCAAACCAGAATCATTAACATTCACATGTGGACTAGATGGTAATGTTAAGAAAAAACAGTATCCACGTGCTACAGATTACCCCTATGATAGGTGGTTAAAGGTATCAAATGTTACAACTGATACATTTGACGTTGTTGTTCTAGATGTTGTACCTTCTACTAATACAGATACCCATTTATTCAGTCCATTACCTACTAGAGGACCTTCCTCAGTATCTTATAATGCAACTTCAGGTATAATGAGTATCTCAGTTGAGCAGTTTAATGTAACTGATGCAACTTATAATGGTACAACAGGTGACATGGTACTAAACATTGGTACTCATAACCTAACAACTCTTAATGTAATCAGACTTGATGAGGAATCATTATCATTCAGTTGTGAATATAACGGACAAGTACAGACTAAGGCATATCCAAGATCAAATGGTAATGACTATGTTTACAACGTTGATATTCCAATCACAGCATACACACCTACTACAATTACAGTCAATGTAAATGGTGGTCAAGGTGCTATCAGTCATGCTGTACCTCATACCTTTATAAGTGCTACCGCAAACTGTGTTAAATCTGGTCATGGATTATCAAATGGTGACTTCATTAAACTTAAGGATGATTCACTAACATTCAGTTGCACACAAGGTCTTGGTAATAAGAATTATCCTAGAGCAGTTCAGGCACAATATACTGCTGCAGCAGGTACTACCTATGATCCTGTAACAGGTCTTATGAATGTTACTACTTCAATCAACCATGCAATTCAGGTTGGTGATAAAATTAAATTTGATGATGGTGCTACATCATTCAGTTGTACTGCAGGTTCATTCCCACATACATTCGTAAGTGCTACTGCTAACGCTGTTACTGTAGTGACAGATAGTAATGCTCAGAGAAACGTAACAGATGCAGCATATAATCCTGCAAATGGTCAGGTAGAATTGACAATAGGTTCTCACAGTTATACAACAAGTGATACCGTTAAGATTGCTGTTAACTCTATAACATTTACTTGTGATGAAGATAGTAATGCTACCCTTCACTCATATCCTAGGATAACTGATCAGGCATATGAAGCAGTATTACCAATTCTTGCTGAGACTGGTACTACAATTACGGTTGCTGTTGGTACTGCAGCATCTACTGCTGCTACTGCATACCCAAGATCAGGAGACTATGCTAGTGGTAAATGGTTAGAGGTATATTCAAGAACTGCTAATACCTTTACTGTCAAGGTATTGGATAGCGTTCCTTCAACAAATATTGCACCTCATACATTTACGACTGGTTCTACTAATGGTATTACATTAAAGGATCCTGCAAGTCAAGAGTTTCTTCCTGTATCAAATGTTACATTCAACTCATTCGATGTACAAGTTCTCAATACTGTACCTTCAACTAATACAACCGTTCACACATATATCTCTGGTGATGCAGATGCCATTACCATTGCACCATTTGAGAAGAAGCGTGACCCATTCTATGATACTGCCTTAAAGATTACTGCAACTACTGCAACGACTATTAGTGTTGATGTTCTTACTACTGAACAGAGTACAAATACCTACGCTCATAGTTTCGTATCTGCCTTAGCAGATGGAGTTATAACAGGTGGTAACTATGCTCATACATTTGTCGCTGCAGATGCTGGTGCTATTGTAACAGGAGATAGACATACATTTGTGAGTGCCACTTCAAATAGTGTCACAAGGGGTATTGTCACCCATGGTGTATTTGCGTATAACAAACTTGCAGATGCAGGTAGGTTGATACGTGACAACCTAGAGTTCATTGCAACTACTGCATATGGTAGAATGCTTGCTGCTAACCCAAGTTTCAATGGTGATGCCTACAAAGTCAAATGTATTCGTGACACTAAGTTGATATGTGATGCTGTTGCAGATAATATAGAATTTGGTGGAAACGATGCTACTTATGATGCAGCAAACTTCTATGTTGGAACTGTACACTTGACTGGTGAAGAAGATCAGTCTGTTCAAGTATTCAACGCTGCTAGAGATATATGTCGTGAAGTTATGCGTAATATCACAGTTACAACTAACTCAACCACTCTTGGATCTCAATTCAAGGATCTAACTATAACTAACGATAGTGGAAATGATGTGTACGACACAAATGACTGTACTGCCATCGCTTCTTCTATCACAACACTCTTCGCTATTGTTACTACCGCAGTTGGTACTACAGCAGGTGGTTCTGGTAATCTTAATAGTATTACAAGAACAGAAGCATCCAACCCATTCTTCCAGATTGGAGTGGGAACTGTAACCTTTGATGGCACAGACACCACATATACTGCACAGGTAGGCGGTAGTACACAAGTACTACCCGCAAGTGATAACTTCCTAATATTCTTGAACAGCACCCTACAGGTTAAAGGTAGTACTGAGTCTTACACATACACTGGTAGCACATTAACCTTTAATGAGGCACCTCTACCAGGAATGGACTTCTATGGGTTCTACTTTGGTAAATTGGAACTTATTGACGATCTTGCACCATACTTTGACAACTCTAAGAGAAACTTCACTATGAAGAAGGATAATGAACCAATATCCTTAGAATCTGATAACGCTTCTGTTATTGCATCTAACAACTTGGTCATCTTCCTAAATGGTGTATTCCAAGAACCTCAGCAAGCATATAACTTGAGAGGATCTATTATTGAGTTCAGTGAAGCACCAAGAGCAGGTTCTGACTGTACTGCATTTATATTCACAGGATCTGCTGAAGACGTATTATTGAGTAATACATACAACTCTGTTGATCCTGGTGACAGACTTCAGGTTGCTAGTGAAGGAGATGACAGACTGATTGCTACAGTTTCTAGTTCTACTTCTATTGATAGTTACGAGTACGTAGGTCTTAGACCAATACCTGCAGAGTTCGTAGCTACTATATCCAGTGGTAGAGTGACACAGGTTAGTATAACTAATCCTGGTTCTAACTATGAAGTACCACCAATCTTATTATTCCAAGGTGGAGGTGGTGAAGGTGCATTCGCAGAAACAACTATCGAAGAGGGTAGTGGTAAGGTTATCTCAGTTACAAACTTGAAAGGTGGTAATAATTATGCTACAGTGCCTACAGTGTTAGCAACACACCCACTTCACTTAGAGAGAAAGGAAAGGAACAGAATTATCTCAGATTCAAATCTGATTGCTAATTCCTTCCTAACTAGTTCTGTCACAGATAGTGATACTACATTAAATCTGCAGAATGTCTGGTATGATGTTTCTCAAAAATATGGTTTCCCTGATGAAGCAGAAGTGCTTATTACATTCTATAATACTGTGAAGCAACATTGGACTGCTGAGAGAATTCTCTATGGTGCAAAGGATACATCTGCTAATACATTAACAGTAGCAACTGGTGGTAGAGGGTTTATGGGAACGACTGCCCATGCTCACACTATATTAACAGGAACTTACAGTGCGACAGGAACTGCGTGTACTGTAACTACAGCATCAGCTCATAATCTAATCAATGACATGTATCAATACTTAGATTTCACGAGTGGTGATGGTTTCGACGGATCTTATAAAGTTACCGTTACAGGAGCCACAACATTCACAGTCGAATTCCCGTTCTCTAGAACAACAAGCGGAAACGTAAGTCTCCTCCCAGAAGTTCGTCTGAGATCATTATAAATAACCAATAAAGCTTGTAGGTAATGGCATTAGTTACTGATAAATTTAGAATATACGCTGCCGAGAGCTTCAGAAATACTCTGCAAAGCTCAAACAAAGTGTACATGTTCGTCGGTAGGGCGAAAACATGGGGGTCTTCTGACATCCCACCAACAGGTGAGCCTATCGACAGTTTTGAGTATGCAAGAACTACATATCAGGATTCCGTTGCCTTTAAGCGTGTTGATATATCTGATACTGCATTAGTAGTTCCTAGAGTTGATTGGGTTGACCCAACAAAGACAACTGGTGGAGTTGGTCGTACATATTCAATGTACAAACCAGACTATGCACCAACTAAGACAACCGCAAACGGTGCGTCTAGGTTGTATGATAGTAACTTCTATGTTATGAACTCAGACTTCAATGTCTATAAGTGTCTTTATAATGGTGAAGATCCAGACTATCCAAGAGGTAGACCTTCTTTGGTAGAACCAACTGGTACATCAACCACAATTATTGAAACATCTGATAGTCCTGGTGTATATTCCTATAGATGGAAATATCTCTATACTATTGATGCTGATAATATTCTAAAGTTTGTTACTTCTGAATTTGTCCCTGTATTATCCAATACTCTAGTAAATTCTGCAGCAAACCCAGGTTCAATTGACACTGTTGTCGTTGAGAATGCTGGTGCAGGTTATAACAACGGTACATATACCAATGTTCCTATTCGTGGAGATTGGGAAATCAATAGTGGAACCCAAGCACTATGTACTGTAACTGTTGTTTCAGGTTCTATATCTGCAGTGACTGTTACTCAAGCAGGTTCTGGATATAGTTTTGCTTCTATTGATGTGGCACTAATTACTAATATTGGTAATGGTACTAATGCAGCACTTGACGTTGTACTACCTCCTCAGGGTGGTCATGGTGCAGACGCTGTTAGAGAATTAGGTGCATATCGTCTTATGTTCACTAGTAAATTAGAAACTACTAGTGCATTCGTTGATTTCCCTAATGATTTGTCATACAGAAGGGTTGGTCTTGTACTAAACCCATTTGATTACAATACTACTAGTATTTGTAGTCAGAACACAAGATCTGCTGTTAAGGCAATGATCTTTCCCCAGTCTGGTACTGGTACTCCTAGCGGAAGTTTTGCACCTGGTGAGACTATTACACAGACAAGCACAAATGCGAAAGGATTTGTAGTTTCTTATGACTCTACAACTAAAACTTTAAAATATTATCAGGATTCTGTTGATGGTACTGTCAATGGCAATATTATTGCGTTCTCTGGTTCAAACCAGATTACAGGTGGTACAACATCATATACCGCAACCCCTGATGCAACATTTGGAACTTCATCCGTTCCACTATCACAGATTACTATTGGTGTATCTGTGTATGAGTTAGGTCTTTCATTCGTCACTGGTTATGCCAATGAAGAGATAGAACTAAACTCAGGTGAAATGCTTTACATAGATAATAGGATTCCGATCACAAGATCGGCAGACCAAAACGAAGAGTTAAAAGTAGTAATTGAATTCTAAATGGCACAGAATACTAACCTGAACATAGCTCCTTACTACGACGATTTTGATCAGAGTAAGGGTTTCCTAAAAGTACTGTTCAAGCCTGGCTACCCAGTCCAAGCGAGAGAACTTACTACGCTTCAGAGTGTACTTCAAAATCAGATCGACACATTTGGTACAGGTGTCTATAAAGAAGGTTCTATGGTGGTGCCAGGTGGCATTACACTGAACAATGATGTAGCTTGTGTCATAATACAAAATACGTACCTCAATTTAGATGTAGAACTATACAGAACTGCTCTCGATGGATTAGTTATTAAGGGATCAACCTCTGGTGTGCGTGCCCGTATACTATTTTCTATTAGTGCTACTACATCAACTAAAAATAATATCACATTCTATGTCAATTACCTCCAAAAGGCAACTGACAACACTACTAGTTACTTCTCAGATGGTGAAACCTTCACTTGTGAGACTGATTTCACTTATGCTTCCACAACTATTGCTGCTGGAACACCTATTGCACAGTTATTAAACTCTAATTCTAATAGTAGAGGTTCTACAGCGAGTGTAGGATCTGGAACTTACTATGTTAGAGGATATTTTGTTCCTGTAAACGAACAAACTCTCATTTTAGACCAGTATGGCACTTCACCATCATATAAAGTTGGTCTAAAAGTAGAAGAAAGGATTATAACTGCTGATGAAGACGCAACTCTTTACGATAATGCCATTGGTAGTACCAATTTCTCAGCACCAGGTGCCGATAGATTTAAAATTAACCTATCTTTAGTCAAAAAAGCAGTCACAGACCCCAATGCTGCTGACTTTATTGAGCTTCTTAGGACTGATACTGGTAAAATTCAGAAGAAAGTCGAACGTAGCACACTAGGATTCATCAATGATGTCCTTGCTACTAGAACAAAAGAAGAATCTGGTAACTATTATGTCAAGAAATTCACTATAGATGCAAGAGAGAACCTTGATGATGGGTTTAACAATGGTGTATTTGCTTCAGGCTCTACTACCTCTGATGGTAATACTCCATCTGAATCTAATATTGCTGTTCAACTATCTGGTGGTTCTGCATACATTTCTGGTTACAGAACAGAAAGACTATCTACATCTTATAAGGATGTGGAAAAACCAAGGACTTTTGATACTGTAGTAAATCAATCTCTTACATCTGATTTTGGTAACTATGTCTTCATGACAAACCAACATCAAGCACCTACCATATATGAGACAATTGAACTAAGAGATACAGTCACTACAACACCAGGTAGTCCTGCAGGTACTGTTATAGGTCTAGCAAGATCTCTTAACTTCTATCATGAGTCTGGAGCATATAATAATCAAGAAACAGTTTACAGGACATATCTTTCTGATACTCAACTGTTTACAAAAATTACGTTAACTGGTAGTGGGACTTGGACAAATGGAAGAAAAGTGTACGGTGCAACTTCAGGGGCTACAGGATTCTGCAGATCGGGTTCAGGTACTACTGGATATCTTTACCAGACTAATGGTACTTTCGTTGCAGGAGAAGACTTAAAGGTCAATAATGCTGGCGGTGCTGCTCATGGTACTATTGCAGCTGGTGGAGTTAGGGCATATAACTTTAGTGATGTAAAATCATATGCATTCTCATCTGGTGGTGGTACTGCTGATGCAGTCATGGATGTTAGAGTTGCATTACCTGGCTCAGGTCCTATTATCTCTGGTCAGAGTGGATCTGGTACATCTCAAACTGCTACTATTACAGCAACCTTATCTAACTTCAACACTCAGTTGAAAGTAGGTGATCTTGTTGAGTTTTCAAACAATGGTATAGCACATAAGTGTTCAGTTACTGCTGTTACCAGTGGTTCTGTATTCACAGTTCAGAAAGCAGAAGCTGGTGCAGGTAACATGGCTAATGGTGCTATCAATGGTAGTGTTGTTAGATCTCGTCCAGAAATTAAGGAAGCAACTAAGAAGAAACTCCTTACACCACTAGGATTTGAAGCATTAAAGAATACTAATAATAATAACAGTCAAAATCCTGCAGGTTATTACAGGATGAGTGTAACAGGCGTTTCTGTAAGTGGTGGTGCTGCTACAGTTGATGTAGGTTCAGGTCTATTAATTAAGAATGCAGACAGTGGTGATGACTTTGTTGTCAGTGTCACATCTGGTACAGGTGATGGAGATATATTAAAAGAAGGTGACTTTACTACAGGTAATCCCTCAGTCAACACACAGTCTGTTGCTCTAGGTGGTTTATGTGGTGGTGGTTCTGGTACTATTGATGTTACTGTAACAGTATACAGTTCTAATAGATCTGCTAAGGCAAAGACCACTGAGAGGATGAAGATCCTTAAAATTGACAAGACAACTGTATCTGGTAGTCCAAATGGTCTAACAACTGCTACTACTGGTAATGGATACAGAGTAGATGATGACCGTATCGCTTTAGGTACTGGTGATGTATTCAAGGTTAAGGCAGTATATGAATCTGTAAACCAATCAGATCCACAACTTCCTCAGTTTACCTATACAAATTTACTAGGTACTCTATCTGTTGACGAAGTTATCACAGGAGATACCTCAGGTTCTAGAGCAAGAATTATATCAACCACAAGTAATATTGTATATTTCATCCCAGTAGAGGATGATGTGTTCACTGACGGTGAAACTATCACAGCACCTAATGCTACATTAAAGATCACTACAGGTGGACTTGTTAAGGGTGCAACTGATATAACTGATAGTTTTGATTTAGATGATGGTCAGAGAGATCAATACTATGATTATTCAACTCTTACAAGGAAGGCAGGTTATTCAGCACCTACACATAGAATATATGTTATAGTTGATCGTTTCCTTACTACTGCAGGTGTTAACCCATATACAGTAGATTCTTATTCAACATCTGAGTATAAAATTATACCAGAGTTTGATACTGGAAACCTTAGAGATGTTATTGACTTTAGACCAATAGTTGCAGAGTTACTAACTGGTGCTGGTTCTGTTGCTTCTCCATGGACTTTAAATGCCACTAAGTTCCTTGACTTTGATAATAGAGCATTTACTGGTAACTTAACTGGAATTCCTGGTATAGGAGATACCACTATTATTAGTCTACAGCATTACCTTGGAAGGATTGATAAGGTCTTTATGAACAAGGATAACATTGTTCAAGTAGTTAAAGGTGCACCTGCTACTAACCCTGCACCTCCTGATGATATTGATGATGCAATGTTATTGGCAACATTGAGATATGAACCATATGTCTTTGATGTTGAAGAAGATATAAGCATAGAAGAGACAAACTTTAAGAGATTTACATTCCGAGATATTCAAGTACTTGAAAATAGGATCAAAAATCTAGAGTACTATACTCAACTTTCATTACTTGAAGGTGAGACTGCAGGTATGGAGATCAGAGATGCTAGTGGTCTTAGCAGATATAAGAATGGTTTCATCGTAGATAATTTCGCAAGTCTTGCTACTGCTGATACCTTACACCCTGATTATAGAGTATCTACTGACTTTGAAGAGGGTCAGATGAGACCTTCTCATTACACAACTCAGGTTCCATTAACATATGGTACAAGTAGTGCAAATGTACAGCAGACTGATGATATAATTACACTTCCATACACAGACGCAGTTTTAATAGACCAACCATATGCATCAGCTGTGGAAAACGTTAACCCATTTAACGTCTTTACATATGTGGGTGACATTGAACTATATCCTGAAAATGATAACTGGGTAGATACTAAATCTCTCAACCCAATCAAAGGTCCTGTTGTAGAAGGTAACTTCATGACAACAGTAAGAGAATATAACGCAGACCAGAATGGTTTCTCACCTATACAGTGGAACTCATGGAAAACTACATGGACAGGTAATTCTGTAACCAAAGAAACTGGGTCATGGAGAAGAAGTGGAAAGCATAGAAGAAGAAGAGATAGAACTATTACTACTACATCTACTACCACTACAAAGCAAACTAGAAGTGGTATAAGGTTTAGAGTTACTCCTGTGATTGAGCAACAATCTCTAGGAAGTAGAGTTGTTTCTGTTGAGCATATTCAATTTATGCGTTCTAGGAACATTGAGTTTGTATGTCAGAAACTAAAACCAAGAACTAAGTTCTATGCATTCTTTGATGGTATTACACTCGCTAAGAAACTAATTACACCTAAGGTGATGGGATTAGTTAAGGATCCATCTACTGATGCTCAGACAAACAGTATTCCATTCCAGATTGGTGAAACAATCCACGTTAAGAAAGGAAATGGTAAGTTCAGATTTAAAGCAAGAGTAGCATCTCCTAATGAAGGATACAATATCAATCCATTAGACGGTACAGATATTACAACTATTTCTGATTATAAGTCTAACCTATCATTTATTAACATTGATACCAAATCCCTTGCTGATCAAGTAAAAGGAACCTACTATGGTTCTCCTAAGATCAATGACTACATTGTTGGTGAAACATCTGGTGCTATTGCTAAGATTAGCAATAAAGACCTAGTGACCGATAAGAAAGGTAAACTTAGAGGATCATTCTTTATTGACCAACCAAATGTTGATGGAAACGTCAAATTTAAGACTGGTACTAAACTATTCAGATTAAGTGACTCTGATAGTGATAGTAAGGTAGTTGGTATCTCAGACTCTAACGGTGAAGCAGAATTTACATCTTCTGGTTTATTAGAGACAACTCAAGAGACTATTATATCTGTAAGAAATGCGAAGGTGACATCCGAAGATATGAAGGATGCTAGAACTGTGACTAGTGCAAGTGTATCAACTGAGACAGAGACTAGATGGTGTGACCCACTAGCACAAACATTCCTAGTTGAGGATTCAACCCTAGAGGGTGGTGTATTCTTAACGAAGATTGATATATTCTTCTTTACTAAAGACGAAGAGATCCCTGTTGCATTAGATGTTAGAACTGTAGAAAATGGAAATCCAACACAAGATATTTTACCATTCTCTAAAGTAGTAAAGGATCCTGAGGATGTATTTACATCTACTGATGCTTCTAAACCTACATCATTTACCTTCAAAGCACCTGTCTTCTTACCATTCAGACAAGAACATGCAATAGTTCTTACATCTGATAGTAACCAGTATAAGGTATTCATATCATTACTTGGTAAGGATGCTATTGATGCTGCACACTCTGGAGAGAAGATATCTGAGCAACCATATATCGGTGTGCTATTTAAGTCACAGAACGCATCTACATGGACACCATCTCAGTATGAAGACTTGATGTTCAAGATCTATAGAGCAGAGTTCACAATTCCTACTACAGCAGCAAATAGTACACTTGTACTAGAAAATGCACAGTTGGGTGAATCTAATGGTGGAGTTCTAAATCTTAGAACCAATGCACTACAGACCACATCTGGTAGTGATGAGATAAGAATATTCCATGGTAATCATGGTCAACAGTCTGGTCTTAACTATGTTGAACTTAGTGGAGCAATCTCTGAGGTTGCAAATACTACTGTCAATGTGGGAGCTGGTTTGAGTACTACTGCTACTTCTGTAACTGTTGCTGATGCATCTCAGTTCCACACAACTATAGGTGGTTCTGCTGTTGGTAGTTCAAATACTGGATTTATAAGGGTCGTAGGTACACAAGAGGATGGTAGTGGTGATGAGATCATTGCATACGATAGTATTGCAGGTAATGTCATTAACTTCAATTCAACTGGTAGAAAATATTCAGGATCTTCAGGATCCTCCACTGGATTAGCACATGCTGATGGTGCAGTGGTAGAATGCTATAACCTATGCGGTATACCTCTTACATTAATCAACACAACACATAACAGTACAACTGGTGGTGTGATTTCAATCAATAGTCCTCATAGTTACAACTTGAAGATTACTAATAAGAATGCTGGTAAGAGTATTAACTGTGGAGGTCCTAACCTCACAGTATCCCAGAACGTACCATGGGATGTCCTTACACCACAGATACAAAGTCAGGTAGAACCTATGACAAGCATTGTTGCTAGAGTCAAGGGTACTAGTGGAACCTCATGTGGTCCTTTCCCAGTTGGCGAGAGTGCAGAAACATCATTTACTAAGGACAGCAACTGGCAAGACATTACTATTGCTGAGGAGAACTACTTCCCAGACACTAAGATCATTGCTAACCAGTTGAATGAGATTAATAGAATGAGTAGTGCTAAATCATTTACTATGGAACTTAACCTCAGTACTGAGGTAACTCACCTATCTCCTGTCATTGATCTAACTCAGTGTGCTATTATTACTACTGCGAACCAGTATAATAACATCGAACCTACTTCAGGTATTGGTGGAGAGTGTGCTGCTAACTATATTACTAAGGTGGCAAGACTAGAGAAGAGTGCTAGTGGTATCAAGGTCATGCTTGCTGCTAATACATTCAATCAATCCAAGATCGTAGTGATGTACAAGTTGGTTCCAGTTGGTTTTGCAGGTAACCTTGATGATCTAGAATTCACATTCTTTAACAGCACAGGTAGACCAGATAGCGGTGAGTTAGTTCCTCAGAACGACTTAACCACATTTACTGACTATGAGTTCACTGTTGAGGACACTGATGACTTCGATGCATTCCAGATCAAAATCAGTCTGCTCAGTTGGAGGCAACCATACATACCTAGAGTAAAAGACTTTAGAGCGATAGCGTTGGCATAATGGACAAAGATATAATTGAACTGATCCCTGTCGAAGGACATAACCAACTTGGTAGGGATCCAAATTCTAATGCAATTGTGAATACTGACTTAACTGCGTACGAGTCTTATAAGAAAGCACGTGCAGAAGCTAAGCGAAAAGCAACAGAAATGGAGGATTTGAAGGGTGAAGTTGCCGAATTGAAGAGTCTTGTGAAGAGGTTGATTGAGAAAGAAGATAAATAAAGTTAAGCTAAATAATATAGTTGTAAAAGAATGGCTAGTGCTGTATCCAATTTACTGATATATCAGGGTTCTGACTTCATCATCGACTTCACTATTGAAAACGATAATGGGACAGTATTCAATTTGACTGGATATACAGTAGCATGTAAAATCAAAAAGCATTACACAAGTAGTACGTCCACTACTGTAACTGCTGCAGTTCTTTCACCTGCAACCAGTGGGCAGATTCAATTATCTCTCACAAACGGACAAACGGCCGCAATGAAGTCAGGTCGTTATGTATATGATGTCGTTATCACAGCAACGTCTGGTGTAAAATCCAGAGTGCTGGAAGGTTCTGTCAGCGTACTTGAGGGGGTAACTATCTAATGGCAAGACTAAGATTTGGAGATCAATCAGTTCCAAGAGTAACACGAGTCGCCACAGGTGGTGGTGGAGGTACTATTGGAGGAATGTCTGATGTAGATCTTACAGACGTATCTCAAGGAGGACTAGCCGACGGTTCAGTGCTAGTGTATTCTGCTGCAGACACAAAATTTGTTCCAACGAACGTATTAAACAACATCACTATCAATGGGGGTAGCTTCTGATGGCTTCAAATATACTCATAAAAAGGAGTACTGGTTCAACCGCACCAGGCAGTATTACTTACGGTGAATTAGCCGTAACAACAGGTGCTAATGGTACCCAAGCAAACGCAGGTGACCGTGTATTTGTCGGAGACAATAACGGTGCTGCTCAGGTTGTGGGTGGTAGATACTTCACAGATCTACTAGATCATGTCCATGGAACTATTACCGCAAGTTCTGCTGTACTTCTAGACAGCAACTTAAAAGTTGATAACTGGAATGTTGATGACATTAACCTAAATGCTAACGTCATTACTACTTCCACAACTGACTCTGACCTTGTTTTCCGTGCAAATGGCACAGGTAAACTGGTAATTGAAGATGGTCAGGAACTAGAATTTGGAACTACAGGTGATGTAGAATTTGTATTTAACGACTCTGATGCTGTTGTAGACATCAAGCGTGTAGCAGGTACCCCCGACTTGCGTATCGCTGATGACATGAAGCTTCACTTCGGTAATACAAAGGATGCTTCCATATACTATGATGAGACAACTTCTGACAAAATCCAAGTAGAGGGTGCAGATTGGAACTATGCTGTCGGTGTTACTGCAAGTTATGCAGATACAACTGATGCTTCCAACGTAGCAACTGCATCTGTAACCTTTGCTGGTGGTATTGGTATTTCAGCAACCACATGGACTAAAGACCTTAAGGTTGATGACAACACAACTCTTGGTACTGCTAATACAGACATATTGACTGTTAATGCAACAACTACCTTTCAGAATGGTGTAACCTTTAATGGTCAAACAAATATCTCTGGTAGCACACAGCAGACTGGTGATATTCAGATTGATAACCTTAAGTTAGATGGTAACACACTATCTACTATTAATAGTATACAAGAATTGATTATTGACCCATTTCCTGCAGGTGGAGACGCTGATGGATTGGTCATAATTAAAGGTGACCTTCAAATTGATGGTACAACAACGACTGTTAACAGTGCTTCAATGTCTGTTAATGATCCTACCATTGAGTTGGCTGATCCTACTACACCTGTCACAGTTAAAACTCTTGCTACCTTTGCAGGTAACGCAACAGTTGATGTTATACTTGACACTGTAGAGCAATTACAAGTAGGTAATTCAATTACTGGTACTGGTATTCCTGGTGGAACTACAATCTCTGCTATCAATACAGGTACAAAAACTATTACACTTAGTGCAGCAATTACTGCTGACCAAGTTGTAGGTGCTACCCTAGTATCAGTTAGGGGTGCTGATGATGCAATGGATCGTGGTGTTAAAATCCACTACAATGCTTCTGGAACTAATAAGTTTGGTTTCTTTGGTTATGACCGTACAGGTGGTAACGATGGAGCAGGTGCATGGACATTCATTGAAGATGCAACTGACACTGGAACAGTTTTCGGTGTAACTGGAAACCGTGGTACAGTTGTATTGGGTGATCTTGAATTAGATACCGACCTCGCAGTTCAATACGGTGGTTCTGGTGCTAGTTCATTTAATACAAATGGTATCATCTATGGTAATGGCACAGGTGCCTTACAAGTAACTGAGGCTGCTAATATGGCATCTCCTGGTACTACACCTGACATGGCCGAATCTTATCAAATTTTAACCGTAACCTCTGGTGGTGTTCCCGTATGGACGAACACGATCGACGGGGGTACCTTTTAGATTAAATTAAAATGAACGCACAAATTGTTATTTCTAGATTACAAAGAAAAGTATCTGAATTGACCCTTATTAACGTGATGCTGGAAGCACAGATTGAAGACCTGCAAACCCAGTTAAATAGTATAAACGAACAACCTAGTGATGCTCAAGTAGATGGCAACGAGAATCAAACTCAAGAGATCGACAACAGCGACGACAGTCCCGACGACTTCTAATTTAGAAGACGGTGAAGTCGCGGTTAATATAGCCGATCAAAAATTATACGCCAGAAATGGTGCAGCGATAGTCGAAATTGCGAACCAGAAACCGAATGTCGGTGAGGTGACTACTGCTATGTTGGCAACGGACATTACGAACGGTGCTGGTAACACATGGTTCGTTAACAAGTCTGGTTCTGACGTTACTACATTATCAAACTCTGGTGCGAATGGTAAGCATTCAGATTCTTCGTTCCTTACAATCGCTAAAGCACTTACTGTAGCACAGTCTGGAGACACTATATTAGTGGGTGTTGGAGAGTTCCAAGAAGTATTTCCCCTAGCAATTCCTGATGGTGTAACTCTACGTGGTACTAATCTACGTTCAACTCAAATAACTCCTACATCTGGAACTAAAACTAATAACGCAATGACGTTATCAGGAGATTGCCACGTCTCTGATATTACAATTAAAGGTTTTGAATACGCTAGTGGTGCCGATACAGGATATGCATTCGTTCTAGTATCAACAGTTAATTCAGAAAAAAGTCCATATATTGAAAGAGTAACAGTAGCAACTAAAGGTAGTGTAACTTCTGCATCAGATCCCTATGGATTTAACCAAGGAGATGCAGGACGTGGTGCTAAATTAGATGGTGCATTAATAAATTCTGCTTCACAGCATGCTGCAGTGCTCTTTAACGAGTGTACTTTCATCACACCTAACCAAGTTGGTCTTTTACTGACTAATGGTATTCGTTGTGAGTGGTTAAATTGCTTTAACTATTTTGCATCTATTGGTATACAAGGTATCCAAGGTGCTACAGGTAAGTATGGAGCAGGTCAAACAAGATTAAAACTAGGTGGTACAAGTGGTACTTTCTCTGCTGCTGAGGTAATATATCAGTTAGAGGATGGTTTCCAGTCAGGTACATATACTAGATCAGGAACTACTGTCACTCTAACAAGAACTGGACACGGTTTAGTCACTAACGACTACATCTATGCAGACTTTATCAGTGGTGGTGCTACAGATAACTTCTATCAAGTTACTAAAGTAGACAATAACGTTGTTACATTTAGTGATAGTGCATCTGGAACTATAGCAGCTGGTAACGTAACTTATAAGAAAGCAGTTGGTCGTGGTGTTATTGCTTCTAATGATGGTACTTACCTCTATGTTAATGGTAAGGGAAGTGGGATATTCACAACTGCACTCAAACCAGTAAAGGTATTAAGTAGATTTGGTGACACCCAAATTGACACTGCACAAAAGAAATTTGGTTCAGGTTCACTACTACTTGACGGTACGCAAGATAATTTAAAAGTTCCTGACGATACAGACTTCGGATTTGGTACTGCAAACTTCTGTCTAGAGGCATTCATACGTCCAGCTAGTGTTACTGGCATACAGCATATATTTGACCTCAGAAACGCTTCTGCTACAGACACAGCAGGTAAACTTTACTTAAATGGTACTGCACTACATTACGGTGTAGGTAACGCATCTACTCGTACTGGTGGTACTCTATCTACAGGTACATGGTATCATGTTGCTGTTGCAAGAAATGCTGGAACTACTAAGTTATTCTTAGATGGTGTAGAATTAGCAACTGGTGCTGATACAAATGACTATGGAACTACAAAACCTGTTGTCATAGGTTCAGACTATCAGGCATCTCCAGCTGAAGCATTTAATGGACATATTGATGAGGTAAGAATTAGTAAGGGTGCTGCTAGATTTACTGGTGCATTTACTCCCACTACAGGTGCATACGTTTCAGATAATAATACTGTACTACTATTACATGCTAATGGTGACGATGCTTCAACAACATTCACTGATGAATCTGGTGGAACATCTGATATTAGATCAAATGGTGGAGACAGTGCTACTCAGGTAACAACTGCTGACTACTCTGCATTTGGTGCTGAGTTGCGTTCAGTTGCTTCTGCATGTGTATATGGTAGTAAAGGTGTACAGGCAGATGGATCTGGTGTAAAACTCTTATTGACTGCACATAACTTTGCTTATGTTGGTGCTAATGCTGACTATACCAATGACCCCTCACTTGCTATTCAGGCAAACGAAGTAGAAGAACTGAATAGTGGTAAAGTATTATACTCATCAACTGACCAAGACGGTGACTTCCGTGTTGGTGATGCTTTCACAGTTGATCAAGCAACTGGTAACGTTCAGTTCCAAGCAACATCTACCGCCCAGTCTGCTGCCAACATCACCTTGAGTGATGGAACTGGTACTACTAACATCTATCCTGCATACGTTGAAACAGGTAACTTACGATTAGCAGGTAATAGTCTTACATCTACGTCAGGTAAGATCATCCTCGACCCTGCAGGTGACGAAGATATTCAGCTAAATGGTCAGGTTATTGCTCCAGAAAATATCTACTTTGCTTCAAATAGACTAGCATCTTTCCTAGGTACTGGTAACTCTTCTGTTGCGTTCACAGTTGGTACTTATGCACAAGCAGGTTTCTCCTCTTTTGGTATCTTCTCGAATAAGAACTTTGGTGTTAACAAGAAATCTCTTAACGAAACCACTGGTGTTACAATCACCAACGAAGGTTCAGGTTATACACCAGGTGCATATAGTGCTGCAACCTTATCAAACCCAGATCTAGTTGCTACAGCAACTGCAACCCTTGCAACTGATGGTTTAATTGGTACTATTACCATCACTAATGCAGGTTCTTTATATACTACATCTCCTACTGTAACCGCATCCCCTACACCATCATCAGGTATCACAACCTTCCTAACTTCTCTAGAGAGTGGTGGTAAGGTAGCAATCATTGCTGTACCAGGTGGATCAGGTGGATCAGGATACACATCACCTACAGGAATATTTACTGCACCTCCTAACAGAGAATTTGATGCTAATACTTCTATTGCTAACAACGCTATAACATTTACTAATACATTCCTAAGCAATGGTGACAAATGTGTTTACGATAATAATGGTAATAGTGACTTAACTAACCTTACTAATGGTTCAACATATTATGTTGTAAATAGAGACGCAGTAAATCATACTATTCAACTTGCTGCAACTTCAGGTGGTACTCCAATCGTTCTAAGTGCAACTGGTGCACAGGAAATGCATATCATCAGAGGTTTCACTGCTACTACTGGTGCAGTAACTGTAGCTGCTGGTGTCATCACTGCTGTTGCTATAGCAGATCCTGGTTCAGGATACACCGTGGGTGCTTCTCCTACTCTTACTATGAGTGAGGATGGTGGAGCAGGAGTTACAGCTGCGACATTTACAATCACACTTGGTTCTCCAATTTCTGCGGTCACCACTACAGGTGATGGTGTGTACGCTTCAATACCTACACTTACTGTTACTAATGACAGTAATGACACCACAGGATCTGGTGCTGTACTTACCGTTTCTAATTTAACATACGCTATTGCTTCCCTAACCATTAATAATGGTGGTTATGGATATTCATCTACTCCACAAGTAAGTTTTAGTGGTGGTAATGCAACTAACGATGCTGTTGCTACTGCTGTTCTAGACACTGAATTAGGACAAGTATCAGAAATTACTTTATCACAAGGTGGTGAAGGATATGATTCAGTTCCTACCGTTGTTATATCTGGTGGATCTGGTACAGGTGCTAATCTAGCTTTAACAGTCTTACCTATCGGTGGTACAATAACATCTGCAGGATCTGGATACGTAGCTGGAACTTATGCTAACGTTTCATTCACATCGACTACAGGTAGTGGTGTAAATGCTGCTGCAACATTCACAGTTCGAGGATTATTTGGTACTATCACAGCAGGTAGTGGAGGTACAGCTGGTGAGTATATGCAGATTGACGTTGTTAATAACAATCCTGCAGCGACATACACAGTCACCACTGTCAATAAATTACAGTTACCTTCTACTGTTAGTGGAATAACAGGAAGCGTAACCGTCGGTGCTACTGCCACAGGTGCAACATCTGGTGCAACTGGTGTCGTAAGTTATGTTGGTGCTGCAGCTGCAGGTACTGACAGTATGGTATTCCTAAACTTCCCTGTCACTTCAGGTACATTCCAAGATAACGAAGTAGTTAACTTCTCTAGTGGTGGTAGTTTGACAACTAGTGGAGATCCAGCTGCAAGAGGAAGATATTTCATAGACGGAACTGAGGCAGCAAGTCTTACTATGGTTCAGGGTAATACATATCGTTTTGATATGTCTGATACCAGTAACAACGGTCATCCACTTGTTATGGATGGTACATCTCAGGCTGCTACAACAGAATTTCAAACAGTAACATACGGAACTGCTGGTCAAGCAGGTTCTTTCGTAGACATAGTTGTTAAACCTAGTGCAACTATAGGTAACACTGCATACTACGAGTGTTCTACACACGGTCGTGTTATGTCGGCAAATGCCTTAATTAACGTTACTGCAGGTGCTGCTGGTGAATATGGGCATGGTGCTCAAATGGATATTACCGTAGCAAGTGGTGGAGTCACTGTAGCAACCTTTGCAACAGGTATGCAAGGTAGTGATTATAAAGTGGGTGACGTTCTTAGGGTAACAGCCACTTCTCTTATTGGTGATACCTCAGGGTTCTTATATACAATCACTGGTAATGACACTGGTATCTTTAGTATAACTGAGATACAGGCATCTGGTTCAGGTTATGCTGTTGGAGATCAACTTAGTGTTGATGACGCAGACGTTGGTAATGCAGGTGGTTCTGGTTTCGTATTTAACGTAACTAAAGCAGGTTATGTATCTTCTGCTCTTGTTAGTGCAGGTGGTGGTGGAGCAGGTTTCTTTAGTGGACAAACTCTAGTATTTGATAGTCTACAGTTTGCAGGTATGGGTGATGGTGGATCAGGTTTTGCTATGACAGCAAATACTATTGACACTACTGGTATCACAACTATCTCTGGTGATGGTTCATTAACCTCAGCAAAATATGCATTCTCAACTGCAGGCGATCTAACAATTGGTATCGGTGGTTCTACCACAACAAGTATTTCTGCAGACACTGTTACAACCACAAATGGAAACTTTACTGGTAATATGGTCATCGGAACCAACGCTACTGTTGGTGGAACCTTTGGTGTTAATGGTATATCAACCTTCACAGATAATATTACAGCTAATGGTCTAGACAACCACATCTTAAATGGTAAGATTGGTATCCAGAATGGTACTAATACCGTTCCTTCAGTTTACCTAGCAGCTGACACTACTACTGGTTTCTACAGATCATCTGCTAATGAGATAAGCATCACACATAACGGTACACAAAAGCATGTATTCTCGCCATTGAGTATACAAACTGCAGGTGATATCATTGCTGATAGCACTATTGGTAATGCTGCTCCATTCTTTAAGGTAGATTCTACTAACGAAACTCTAACTGTTGGTACTGCAAACTCTGGACTTCAACTTAACAACGCTGCTGTACTGACTGCTGCAGGTCAAGATGCTGACATTCCTGTAACCATCACTCCTAAAGGTGAAGGTGACATGATCATCACTGGTGGAACTAATAGAGACTTTGTAGTTAATGATGGTGTTGTTGGGCAAGACAAATTAAAATTAGACACTCAGACTGGTGATGCAGAATTAACTGGTACTTTAAAAGTTGATGAGAAACTTAAGTTTGTAACATCTGCTATTGAAAACGCAGACATTGGTGGTACTAACTCTTTCGGTGAGATAGTCACAGTTGGTATTACTGGTACAGGATCAGGTTACACTGATGGTTCTTACACTGCATGTACTGTAACCGCAACGACTGGTGTTGGTTCAGGAGCAACCTTTGATGTCACAGTATCTGGTGGTGCGATTACTGCTGCAACAGTAACGACTGCTGCTAGAGGTTACAACTATTATGTTGGAGAAGAGATCACACTTAATCCTGCTACGATTGGTGGTGGAACTGGAAACACTATTACTATTCTTGACACACAAGGTCAAGGTTTAACATTAAAACCAGGCGGTGGTAAGAGTGTACTCGTCAAGACAACTGGATCACTTATTATTCCATCTGGTACTACAAACCAACGTCCACTCTCTAATGACAGATTAACTGGTGCGATAAGATTTAATAATACTCAGTTACAGTTCGAGGGATATAATGGAACTGACTTTGTATCTCTTGGTGGTGTTCGTGACGTTGACCAAGATACTTACATATTAACTGAAGCATCTCCTGGTTCTGATGAAGATACATTTGAGTTCTATGCTGCAGGTATTAATAATCTTTCATTAACCAACACTACCCTAACGTTCAAACCGAACATGACGGGTACAAAGTATGATACATCTCACCTTACTACAATTGATGGTGGGTACTCACTTAAAGGAACAGTCTTCGATACTAACCCATTCAATGTTCTTGTAGGTGCACAAAATATTGTATCTGTAAGAGCGAAGAAAGACCTTGAAGTTTCTGGTGGTCTAAGACTACGTAGTGTACCTGCTCAGGGTGTCGTTGCTACATTAGATGCAGCAACCCTAACACAGGTTGCAACATCATATACTGCATCCACAACCTTTAATGCAGTTCCCACAACAGCATCTGTTGAAGGTATTGGAGCAACATTAACGGTTACTACTGACGGTAACGGAACTGTGACTACAGTTACTATTGCCTCTGGTGGTACTTTCTATGAAGCAGCATCATCTCCTTCAGCTGGAGACGGTGAAACATTAACAATAGCAGGTACTGCTCTTGGTGGATTAACTCCATCTCAAGATGTAACAATCAAGGTAGATACTATTTCTAGTCCTTCTACCCCATATGCTCGTAATGATATCCTCCTTCAGGACTACATTACCAGATTAGATAATAAAGCATTTATTTCATTAGATTCTAACGCATCAGAATGTAAGTGGAAAATTAATAGAGGATGGAACGGTGGTTCAGAAAGCTACCTAACAGTATTTGATTCCACTGCTGATTTCGTAGAACTAGATGACTGTAGAGTAGAGGGTGGTCAAATGACTACGTTTACTTCTAACTCATCTATCACACAGTTTGATAAGACAGCATACAAAGGAGCGAAAACTCTCATTACTATTGAAAGTGATGATGGAAAGGTTCACATGCTTGAAGTAACTGCTATCTGTAGTGCATCTGGAACTACAGCACATGCTACGGTTACTAACTCAATAACTTCTGATAACGATCTTGTAGATGCAACTGTTGCTGTTGCTGCTAACAACATCAATATTAGTTTGAATAAATCATCCGCAGCCACATCCTCAACCTCATTTACTGGTAGATTTACGACTACCAAAGTTAAGGTATAAATAAACCATAGGTAATCTAGAGTCATGCCAGTTAAAAATTTCGCATCCATAGGGGGATTTGCAGTAGGTTCTACTGAAGTCTTTAATACGGAGTACGCATTGAAGAATGTCAGTGCGATACATATGACTAGTAATAATTTTACTGACGCTACTCATGATAAGTACCTAACTAAGAGAGTTACAGATGCTGCTAACAATACACTACAGTTGACGTTAGATGGCACAACTGCTCTTACAACCAATACCCCTCCACTTGCTGCGGATAGGGTATCCTTTATCAGAGCAAGGGTTTTTGGACAGGAAACTACCAACAACCAGTATGTTTATGCAACAAGTTTTGATGTAATCGTGACCACTGCTAATGATGGAACGCCAACAGTATCAGCGACACACGAAAACATTATTAAAAATAATCCTCCTGGGCAAGAGGATTGGGTAGTAACACCTGATGCCTTCCTAATAGGAGGAGCTCCATATTTTACATTTGAGGTAAAATCCGTGACAACCAATTCTATTGTTAAATGGATTGGCATTTTAGATATCACAGTCGTATCATAATAGTTGGGAACTAATGGCTCTTAAGATTAATTCTGACCAACAGAGAATATCAGCATCGGGGAATACCCCCACAGGTAATTGGATAAACGCTACTTACAGTAGGACTGTGACTGGTATGGTCAACATCCTGTCTGTTGCACATGGGTTTATTGGAAGTGATAAGTTGTATATCGACTTCACTTCTGGTGGAGAAACGGATGGAACTTATACTGTCACGAAGGTAGATGACGATAATTTACAATATCAGAGTACAAATTTAGGTGTCATAACTGCTGGTAATACTCTAGCGTACAAAAGAGTAAGATCTTTAAGTATTCAGGGTGACGAGACCATTGAAATGTCAGTGGGTACTGGTGCAAATGAGAAGGATGCACTTACCGTCAACCTAAATGCACAAAATAATATACGTATTGGTGTTAATACTACCGATCCTCTATACGAATTAGATGTTGAAGGACAGATAAGAACCACTCGTTCTATCATTTCTGATACTGCACAGGTTGTTAACTTAGATATTCAGACGATTATCAACCCTGCACTGGATCTTCGTGGTCCTAATTTAATAAATTACGAAGATACAGACGTAACAAGTCCTACTTTTGGTACGACTTTTTACCCAACTGCCGATACTCCACCTCTAACTGACCAGTCCAGAAGACTTGCAACCACTGACTTTGTATATAAAGTTGCTACTAATGACACTGGTGGTCGTGTTTATGTGTCTGCAACCATCGGTAATGACGAAAATGATGGTCGTTCAGCTGCAAGACCAGTAAAAACAGTTAAAAAAGCAGCACAGATTGCCTATACATTACAAAAAGCAACCCCAGATCCTAGTGATGAATACGTTTCATTGATCGTATCTGGTGGTGAATACCTTGAAGACAACCCAATTTCACTTCCTAGGAACTGTTCACTAATCGGTGACAACCTACGTCGTGTTGTTATGCGACCAGCTAACCAAGATCGTCACATGGTTAAAGCGTCTAACGAGACGTATGTGTTCGGTGTTGTATTCAGAGACGCACTACAAAACCCATCAGACCCACAAAGTACTGTAATCCATACTTGGAAGTATGCATTTGTGTTTGATGACAAGCAGAGATTATACTACGAACCAGAACTTCAGCAGATACCTGCTATTCCTGGTGATAAGTTCCGTGGTGATAACCTTTTCAATATTACTTTTAATAACCATACAGGTAACAATACTACTCTCGTAGTTGGTTATTTTGTACAAGGTGGATCATCAGGAACACTAGGTACAATTCAATCTATTACTTTCACAGGTCCTGATGCATCTCCATACTCAACTGGTAGTATAACGATATTAATTACATCAGGTGTTAACGATGTATTCCAAGACGCTGAAAAAGTATTCTATGATGCTGTGGCAGCAAATATCATTACTGATATTAATAATGCTAGTGTATCAAACCGCTTTGACGTAGCAGATGCTGAATCATTAAGACCTGAACTAGAAACTATATCTAACCAGATCTATCAGCACACAGTTAATTCCGAAAGATTTTTTGAAGCATTCTCTGGTGACGCAACCAAGGTCAACCTAACAACAGATCGTATCACAGTTCCTAATCATTATTTTGAGACTGGTTCTGCTGTTTACTACCAAAAGGATGAAGCAACTGTCCTTGCTGGTTTAGCTGACACTACTGTATACTATGTCAGAGTTATTGATTCAAACACGATTGAACTTTATGATAACTATACAAATTCTGTAGCGACTACTACAACTACAGGTAGAAAAGACATTACCTCAGTATCTACAGATACAAAACTTCACTTGTTTACTTGTGGTAATGTAATGCCAGAAAGTAACAATATCAGAATTCCAACACACCAATATGCAACTGGTGATGGTGTAGTGTACCGTTCAGGTGCAATGGGTGGTATTGATGGTCTTGTAAGTGGAACTTCATATTATGTCTACAGAGAAAATAAAGATTGGATCAGACTTGCATCATCTGCTGCTAACGCAGTACAAAAAGATGCACAGGGTAACGATGATCCTGTAACTCTTCCTATCAATAGCACTGGTACTGGTTATCAGAGATTTGAACTTGCAGCAAATCTTCTATCAGTTGGTACTATAGACACTACTATTGCAACACAGCAAACCTACAGAGGTCCTATCTTAACTCTTGCTGGTACTGAATACCATGACTATGAGGTAGGACAGGAAGTTCATCTATATGGTTTCCAAAGTTCTGCTATTAACTTTGGTTCTTCCACTAACACTTCTTGGTCTTTATCAAGTGGTGTAGTTACTGTTACCATCTCAAGCGTAGATAACACTCTCACAAGTGGGCATTTTAGTAACTGGATGACACTAACAGAATGTGGTCTCACATTTAACTTTAGTGGAACTGGATCTGAAGCATTAAGCAAGACATATCATATTGATCAATTTGATCTTGGATCTGGTACTCCATCTCTACCTGGCAACACTGCATTGGGTATGGGTTATGCTAGGTACAATAGTTCTAGTACAACTATCACTTTCGTATTAAAGACAGCAAATATACAATCAACATCTAATACTGCCACTGCAACTGGATCTACAGTCAGTGTCTTGGATAACGTTGCTGACCTTAATGGACGTAAGTACATCACACACCGTATTGAACGTGCTGATGGATACTCCCTACAGTTTGTTATAAGAGCTGCTATCAGTGTATTTTCTGCTTCGCTTAACCCAACTGGTAACCAGACAGTTATCTCATCTAGTAACTATGTTCTAGCATCCTTAAGAAACTCTCCTTATGGATTTACCAAGATCTCTCAGACTGACAGATATAGAGATGGTGCTGAATCTATTAAGAGAAACCAAGAATTTATTGCAGAAGAAGCATACGGTTATGTTAAGTCACATTATGAACAGTCTGGTACTAGAAGCAGTACGCTTGTAATAGGACCTACAACATTCAATGCTTTAGGAGATACCTTTACACATCCTATCAGTGAGTGGACACTAACCTACAATTACCTTAAGGTTAAGGTCAATACTGGTCACAACTTAAGCAAAGGATTTAGAAATCATAACCACATATACAATGGTGGTACAGCATCTAATGCTATTACAATTACACAAGGTAGTGTTCAGAAAGATGTAACTGATGCAACATACAATCCTGTAACAGGAGATCTAGTATTAACAATTGGTGCTCACGCCTATACAACTGCTAATACACTGGTTATTGCTAATGGTGCTATTAGTTTCACATGCTCTAGAGACAACCACGCAACATCTCATACCTATCCAAGAGCAACAGATCCTGCATACGGTGCTACTCTACCAATCACAGCAGTAGATGCTGCAGGTACAGTTACAGTCAACGTTGGTGTTTCTGCGGGTGTCACAATTTCAGGTAGTTCTACTGCTGGTATCAATGGTACTTGGGCAATCTCTGACGTATATGATCATAGAGAATTTACACTAGACATTGGTGAAAACACTATCTCTACTGGAACTACTGGTACTGATGGTTCATTCAATGATATAAGAAAACCATATAGAACTCCAAATACATTCCCTGTCAGCAACAAGCAAGGTGATGGTGCAGACTTAATTGCTAATAACGCTGAATTAATTGCTGAAGTAGCAGTTAAGAAGATGCTTGCTGCCAACGCAGGATATACTCCTACAGGCGGTACTTCAGCATGTACTGATGACCTTAAGGACTTCTTACAGAAATCACTTTACCATAACCTCAAATGGGGTGGTAATGACAGAGTATATGATGCTGCAAACTACTACATTCATTATGTAAGCACAGGTAATAAGGATAGATACGCCGAAGCATTTAACTATGCTAAAGAATATTGCATGAAGGTTATCCGTAACCTACCAATACTAAGGCATCCTCATACTCTTGCACCTCAGTACTACGATACTAGCATCACCCTAGACAGAGCTGTCTATGGTACAGTTCCTAACCTAACTCAAGATGCAGCAAACTTATTGAATGCTAACAACAAGTTTATCTCTGAGGAATCTGTAGAGCGTTTCATTTCAAAACTAACAGACGTTGCTGTTGATGCAGTCAATGGAAATGAGATCACTATCAATGCTCTAAACGGAACAACTCCAACAAACACAAATCCTCATACATTCCAAGGTGTAGCTACATATCAGTTCACACCAACTGGAGGATCATACGATCCGTTAACTGGATATATGACTTTAACTATGAATGGTCACCCATTTGTAGATGGAGATAAAGTTCAGTTTGCTGCAAATTCTATTAAGTTCACATGTGACTTAGATGGCGATGCATCTATCAAGTCATATCCTCGTACTACAGACCCATGGTATAACAAGTGGATCGGTGTACAGAAGGTAGACGCAAATAATATTAAAGTTAACGTAGGTCCCGCTAAGACTGACGTTACCAATCACACATGGTCAAGTGCTACAACTAATGCGGTATCAAGAGCAGTTGTTTACAATGACACTGGATTTACACAGCATACTGTAACTGGTGCTAACTACGAACCAATCACAGGTATACTAACTCTTACAATTCCTAATCATGGATTTACTATAGGAGAGAAGGTACAGGTTGCACAGGATTCATTGACATTCACTTGTTCAATGGATGACAACTTCTCCAAGCACACATATCCAAGAGCAACAGATCCAGCACTTAATGTTTGGAAGAGTGTTACTAACGTTACACAAAATACTTTCGATATTAACGTAGGAACTACACCTCCTGTCACTTTCACTCCTACAAACGCTACATATACGCCTACAACAGGTCTTATGGAGTTGACTATAGGTAATCACACTCTTGAAGCTCCTACTAGTCATACAGTCACAGACGCATCATTAGACACTAGCACTGGTATCTTTACTGTAACTATTAATAATCATGGTTTCCAAGAAGGAGACAAGATTAATGTTGCACAAGGCAGTATTCAAATGTCTTGTGGATATAGTGGTGGTGGTAATGAATCTTATCCTAAGGCAGGTCAATATGCTGATGGTAAGTGGTTAAACATCTGGGGAGTTACTCAGAACACATTTAGTTTCGACTGTACTGGTGGTGTAGCGGTATCCGTTAGTGATGCTCATACATTTGTATCTGCGACAACTCTTGGTTTGAAGCATGTTAAGGAGCATATCAAACTTACAACAGGTGCGGTTACATTCAAGTGTGCTGCTGATGGTAATTCAACTGATCATGCATATCCAAGATCAATCGTAGATTCACATACTGCAACAACTGGTACAACATATGATCCTAATACAGGTATCATGAAGATTACCACAACTGCTGCTCATGGTATGAGAAATGGAGATTGGGTAAAACTTTCTGAAGGTTCTATTTCATTCAGTTGTGGATATAATGGTGCAACTGGTTCAGCTGCTATCAAGGCATATCCAAGATCATCTGATCCTATCTACAACCAGTGGCAGAAAGTTTTCAACGTAACCTCATCAACATTTGATCTTCAGGTTCTTGACAGTATTCCTTCTACTAATACTGATACACATACATTCGTATCTGCAACATCTAATGGTATTCAACAGAAGAGAGATAAGACATACAATACTTCAGTTCCTATCGTAGCAATATCTGGTACTTCAATTACTATTGACGTTGGTATTTCATCCAACACTACTGCACACGTTTATCAGTCTGCACTTAACAACTCAGTTATTACTGGTGGTAACTACAGTCACACATTCATTAGTGCAACAACTAATGGTATTAAGAGAGCAACTGCATCCACAATTAATAACTACGTACCTTCTTCAGGAACATATAATCCTACAACTGGTGCTCTTGTATTAAATATCGGTGCCAACGATCTTTCAGCACCTCAAACTTATACTTCCACTAATGGTGTGTACAACCCAACAACGGGTATAATGACAGTCACTGTTGCCAATCACGGGTTCCAACCAGGTGATAAGGTTAAGTTTGCTGTAGGTGCAATAAGCTTTAGTTGTACTTATGGTAGTGGTGGCACAACTGCATATCCTAGATCATCAGATCCAATTGCTGAAAAGTGGGTTAATTGTTTTAACATCACTACAAATACATTTGATGTACAAACATTAGATACTACTCCATCAACAAACACAAATCCTCATACCTACGTCAGTTCTGCTGCTAATGGTATCAGTCATGCTAAGTCTACAATTAAGATTGCAGTAGAAGCATTAGAGTTGAGTTGTACTTATGGAGATCAGAGTACTAAGAAATATCCTCGTGCAACTGACCCAATAGCAAATCCAAGATTTACTATACCTAACCACAATCAAGATTGTAAGGATGACGTATCTGATGTTCTAAGAGCAGTAGCATACAACCTTACTAACGGTGGTAACGATGCTGTCTATGACCATGCAGGTTACTTTGTCGGCACTCCACACGTAGATGGTGAAGAATTCCAAGCACGTGCTGTTATGGAACTTGCTAGTGATATCTCACAAGAAGTTCTTGCTAATGAAACAGTTAACATTAAAGGTTGGCATGGTGTAGATCAGACTAAGGATCTCACAATTACAGTAGAACCTGGTGGTTGTGCTTCTGTCAAATCTACATGCGACACTCTATTCTCTATAGTTGAACAAGCAATCGTTACTGATAGTCTTGCTCATGCTACAGATACAGCAGCGTCTACTCCAACATGTGCTGATGTAGCATCTTCTGTCACAACATTCTTCGATATTATTACAACTGTAATCGGTACTGAAGCTGGTGGATATGGATCTCTTCCAACCACAAGAACAGTTTCAGTTGGCGATCAGCAGTGTATTGATGACATTCTTCATGTCGTTAGAGCATTCCAGTATGACCTCAGATACACTGGTAACTCTAAGATAGTTGAAGCTGCTAACAAATATATCTCAAGTGGTGCAATCGTACACATCACTGAGGAGATAGATTATACTCGTGCGATCTATGCATACGCAAAAGAGTTATGTATCAAAGCAATAAGAAATGATCTAGAGGCTGGTTTCTTCTCATTGATTGCTCCAATATCTAATGGTTCTATCACTGTAGATTCAGCGAAACCTGAGTGTGCTAACGTTGTATCTGCGTTGACTACTAACTGGGGTATATTAGATAACGTATTGTCAAGTGGTACTGCATACAGTGGAACTACAACAGTTCCTGATCCACTCATTCAGGAACAGGATGCTGCTAAGTATAGTTTCCCACTACTTAATATTTTCTTAGATCTTCCAGTTATTGAAGCATCTCCTTACATTCAGAACTCTTCACTTATATCATTCCTTGGTGGTTCTGGTTGTGACATTGACGGTGCTAAGGTTGCTACACCTAACGTACCTAGACCTGGTCTTAAATTAGATGGACTAGGTAATAGTATTGCACAGTTCGACCCACAAGGTAAGTCGATGGTTGCAAACGCATTCACTATCATCTGTTTTGGTGGTACTGCGTACAACGTCAGTAATGATGGATACACCCAGTTAGTTTCTGTATTCGCTATCTTCTGTCAAGATGGTATCTTCTGTCAGTCTGGTGGTTATGCATCTGTTACTAACTCAGCATCTAACTTTGGTACATACTCACTACGTGCTACTGGATTTAGAGCAGAACCATACTCATTTGATATTGGTGTTATTGATAGTATCACTAATGACGCTGATGGAAATGGAGTAGAAAATGGTAGACAGGTCATTCAGGTTTCTGGTACAACCTTAACTAACATCCCTGTTGAAGATTACATCATCAGAATTGGTGACACTAATCCTACAGACCCTGCTGTTGAGCATATCATTCTTGAAACTGAAGTTGTTTCTGGTGCTCCTGGTACTCAAGTTGTTGCCAAGATTACAACTAACAGGTCAATGGATTATACATTGACTGCTTCACCTAATACTAGGTACGACTATGCTAGTGGTAACCTATCTGGTCTTGTCGGTAAATCAATTCAGTTCCACAGACCATCTGTATGTAACTCATCATCACATACTTGGGAATTCTCAGGTTCAGGTAATACCTACGCTGCGTTACCACAGAACGGTGGTTTCGGTCTAGGTACTGCATACGAAGCATCAGAACAAGCATTCGGTCAGGTTTATACTTCAGGTACTAACGAGTTTGGTGACTTCAAGGTTGGTAATTTCGTTACTATCTTCAACAGAACTGGTAATATTAGTTTCGTTGGTACTGTTAGTATCTCTGAACTATCATCTATCAAGATTGTTGGTGGTGACATCACGGTTACAGGTTTCTCTGACGCTGATACTCTTGGTGGTGTATTCGCATCTGATAGTTTACTACCTACTCAGGCATCAGTTAAAGACTATATTTCAAATAATCTAGGACCATACCTCAACCAACCATATTCAACAAACGCAGTTCCATCTGCACTGGTTCAGTTAACATCTTCAGGTAAGATCAACATTGACCAGATACCTGCTTTACGTCCATTCAATATCACCTCTGTTACATCTGAAGCAGAAAGACTTGCAATTGAGAACGCACAAGCTGGTGACATTGCTATCCAAACAACTGCTACATCATTCAGTGTTGCACCTGCATCTATTAACACAGGTGCCGATACAATCACCATTGCTTCTCATGGAGCAAACACTGGTGATGGATTAACATACACACAAGGTACTACTGCAATCGGTGGTCTATCGACTAACACCAAGTACTTCGCTATTAAGGTTGATGACAATACTATTAAACTTGCAACTACCAAGTCTAATGCAACCAACAACCAAATTATAACTTTAAGCGGTCAAGGTACTGGTACTCATACATTCACAACTGATGGTGTTGCGGTTTCATACATCTTGGAGAATGACTTAGAAAGTCAGTTCTTAGCATTCCAACCAGACAGTAACTTCTCATTTAGTGTTGGAGCAATTGTACAAGGTAGTACAACTACTGCTCGTGGTACTGTTTCAGCATTCAACGATGGTCAAATATTTAACTTCGTCATCAGTGATGGTGGTGGAGATTACACTGGAGACTTTGCACTAACAATTGCTGCACCTGATGATGCAGGTGGTACACAGGCAGCTGCTACTGCTAACGTCACAAGTGGTATCGTAACCAAGGTTACTATCACTAACGCTGGTTCTGGATACTATACACAACCAACTGTTACTGCACCTAACTCACCAAGTAACAATAATGCAGTAATCGCTGCACAGATTGAAGGACGTGTAGCAATTAACATTGCAAACAATATTAAGTTTGACGCTTCTGACTTCTTACTAGATGGTGCAAACGCTAACCTAGGAACAGGTACATACAGTCAGACTGGTTCCACTATTACTGTTAGTGAGAGTGGGCATAACTTAGCAAACGGTGCACTAGCATACTTAGACTTTACAAGTGGTCAAGGTGCTGATGGTTTCTATGCTATCACTCTAGTTAACGCTAATGAATTTACAGTAACCTCTGCTACATCAACAAGTACTACTGGTAACGTTTCTAGGAAACGAATTATTGATCTTACTAGAGTAATTAATACATCTGGTAGTAACATTGCTAACTGGACACAGTTGACATCTACTAACATTGATGCTTCTAACATCGTTGCAGGTACTGTTGACCCAGAGAGACTAGCGAATAAAGGTATATCTAACTCCTTTACATTCTTACGTGGTGATAGTTCTTGGGAGTATGCACTACAATCAATTAGACCTAGCACACAAGATGCTGTGGTTATCGGTGGATCTGTAACTGATAGTTCTTACATTGATACTATTACAATTACAAATGGTGGTACAGGATATACCAACGGTACATATCAAAACTTACCACTACAAGGTGGTAACGTTAGCATCTCAGACGCAGGTGTTGCGAGAGCTACTTACATAGTTTCTGGTGGTGTTATTACATCCGCACAGGTTACTGACTCAGGAACAGGATATACTGCTGGATTTAGCGTAACAATTCCATCTGAGTTTGGTGGTGGTAATGGAGCAATACTTGCTGCTAACAAAGGAACAATCAACCGTGCCTTTGGTAACATTGAGATTGATATTAAAAAAGGTGATAACTTAACTCCAGCTGCATCTGTTTATGGTAACTACGGTGTATTCAGATTTAGAAAAGACATTGCTAACCAAGCAATTGGTAACCAAGATCAAGGTGGATTTATTATTGACAATGATGGTCAGGTTTCAATTGACCAAGGTCCAGGATCTGGACTTAACGCTGACTTACTAGATGGTAACGGTGGAGGTTTCTATACTAATGCAAGTAACCTAACTCAGGGTACTCTTGCTGCTGCAAGACTAGCAAATACCACATATGCAATATCCATATCTGGTACTGCTGACAAAGCAAACAGAATATTCAACGAGTCTGCATCACTAACTTCAAACCCTGCTCCTGCACAGGCATCAGACGGTGTTGGTGCTGCACTAAGAAATAATACTGCTACTGGTCTGAATGATGGTGGTACCACACACGGTATCATGACTTACAGAAGACAAGCAACTGGTACTGCTACAACTCAGCTTGGTTTCACTGATAATAATAACCTTTGGGTTAGAGGTAACAGTGGTGGTAATGCAGTATATGGTAACTGGTATAAGATGTGGTCAGGACTCAACGATGGTGCTGGCAGTGGATTGGATGCTGATAAATTAGATTCACATCAAGGTTTATGGTATCAGTCTGGTTATAACTTCGGTGCTTCTCAGGGTGGCATCAACAAACCTATGGGTGACATCTTCTTACCTGAGGTTCTTGGTGAAGACAAGATGGTATTTGAGAACTTCTATCTCAATGATAGTGGACTCAAGTATACATTATACGTTCCAGATTTCCATGTAAGCACAGGTACTGGTGGTAACGTCAACAATGGTGGTACATACACTATCTACTCTGACGTAGGTGCAACAAACAACATAGGTTCTATCGTAGTTGATGGAGCAGGTGTTCAGGAACTTACACACACTTCAGGTGAGATATACTCTCTCATAACTGGTACGATCGCATTTGTTGGTAACAATACCAACGCAAACATATATGTTGTAGGTCCTAACCCAGGTACTAAGTGGACTGTAACATCATCCAACTTGATCTCTAGTGGTTCTTCCACAGTGATCGGAATGCGTGATGCTGCTGCAGGTGCTAAGTTACAGGTTGGTAAAGCATCTGTTTCTACAACTCCAACTGTAGACTTCCGTTCTTCAGGACAAGCACCTGAGTACGATGTACAGTTCCTTATTTCTGGTGGTAATACCAACAACGGAAATGGTACTATAAGAATTAACACTGGTGATATTACCGTTAATGGTAACACCATGTGGCATGCAGGAAACGATGGTAGTTCCTCACAGCTAGACGCTCACTACGTAGATGGATTTACTCAATCAACATCTGCTAACGCAAACACACTTGCACGTAGAGATGCATCAGGACACTTAACAGTCAATGACTTAACAGGTGACCAAGGTATATTCCAGAACACTGGTGCTTCAATATTACAACTTGCTGATGGTAACGGTGTTAACTTAGGTAAGGCAACAACTAACGCTCTATCAATTCAAGGTAGAAACAGTGCTAGTGTTGGTTACATCCGCTTTGGTAATGACAGTAATAGTTTCGGTTACAATGGAACATATCTAAACTACAATAACGTTACCTTCCGTAGCGGTAGAGTAGGTATTGGTGATACAAATCCTGGCTCACCTCTTGAGATTGTTGCTGAGGGTAATGCTAGTTCTGCTACTGCATTTGCTGACTTTAGAGACGGTAGATCAGGATACGGTAGAATAACATTTGGTGCTGACGGATCATCTTCCTTCATGACCTTTACTGATACTGACAACGATATGGGTTGGCAGTTAGGTGCTGATGATAATGATCAGTCATGGTTTGCTATTAGAAACTTTGCTGATGCTAGTGGTGCATTATCAACATCATTCCAATCAAATGCTAAAGTAAATGCAGCGTTAGCAATTTACTCTGCAACTGGTAGAGTATTCATTAACAAAGGATCTGGTGTAAGCACTGGTAGTGGATCACAACTAATGGTTGGTGGTTCAGTTGAAGCTAGCAGTCAACTTAAATCTACTGTTGCAACTGGTACTGCACCAATCAGTGTTTCATCAACAACTGTATGTACTAACCTTAACGCAGATCTACTCGATGGTTATACTGCACTTAACCTTCCATACTTGGGTGCTAGTGTTAACACATGGTTGAATGATGATGGTGGACAACCAAGATTCTACTTTGGTAATAACTCTCACACATACTTTAGAACAGGTGACAACTACTACTGGAGATCTGACAATGATACCAGTATGGGTTCATGTGATGGTAACGGTGGTACATGGACATTCTACTCAGGTAGTGACCAAACACAGACATCTTACAGGGTAGAAGTCAGAGGACAGAACGGATTAAACATCGACAGTGACTCTGTTGGTTTATCAAGTGGTCAAAGATCTGTTGTACTTCGTGCTAACGGAGACAAGCAGTGGATCGACACATACGGTATTATTAAGAGAAACCGTAATAACATTTCGGAAAACATATCTATTAACAATGGGGACAACTGTCAAAGCATTGGTCCTATTACTATAAATAATGGATATACCATTACTATAAATAGCGGTGGATACTGGAGTATCAATTAACAAAAAGTAATTATGGCTGGCATTTTAAGGGTTGACCAAATCCAAAGTACAGGTGGAAGTAACGTTATAGACGTTTCTTCTGGCTCATTCAAACTCTGGAACGGAAGTTCATACGAGAGTTTCACTATTGAAGGTGCGTTGATTTCGATGAACGTATACACATCACAGAATGGTACATGGAACAGTAAGTCCACTTCTGGTTCTTCAGGAACATGGAGTAAACCTTCAGGTTGCAGTAATGTTCTCGTCTACTGCACAGGTGGTGGCGGTGGTGTTCGCTGTAATGACAACTCTTATCGTGGAGCTGGTGGTGGCGGTGGTGCTACTGCTATCAAATATATTGATGTTTCTAACGTAGGTTCAGTCGGATATACTTATGGTGGTGGCGGTGGATACGCCCGTAACGGAGGTAGAGGAGGTACAGGTGGTACTTCATCCTTCGGTTCATACTGCACAGCAGGTGGTGGACAAGGTGGTCAAACCGATAACCCATATCAGGGAGGTCCTGGTGGATCAGCATCTGGTGGTGATATTAATGTACCTGGCGGTGGTGGTGAGATGTCTCACGGTCACAACAGAGAAGGTGGTGGTGGATCATCATTCTGGCACAAGGCAGGATCTTCACACCATTATGCCAACAACCAAGAAGAGATTACTCATGGTCAGTGGGGATCTGGTGGAGGATATGGTTATTATTCTCAAAACAGTTATGCACACAACAACGGTAACGGTGGTGCAGGCGTAGTTATCGTATTCAATTACACATAAAGATTATGAGTTTCGCATTAGTAGACAGAGCATCTAACCAAACTATACAGTTTGTGGTAGAAGAAGAAGAGTGCTTTGAATGTCACGAAGATTTTAAATGGGTAGACATCCCTGACGATTGGGTCATGGAAGAAGGTACTAACCCTCCTGACTTTAAATGGAATCCTGATACCCAGAAAGTCGAACGTGCTGTGCCGACACCTCTTGGTTGGGAACAGAAAAGAATGTTTGCCTTTGAAGATATGACGGTTGAGCAGCAGTTAGGAAACCTCTTTGATGATATTGAAGCAGGTGTCTTTGGAGATATACAAGGTAAGAGTAAATTCTATACAGCAATAAAAAATATTAAGGAAGCTTATCCTAAGGACTAAATCATGTCTCAGTTAAATTCTGGAACCGCACAAGTAAATACTCTAACTACTTCGGGGAGCACAATCTCTATCCCGAAGAATATTAGTGTCACTGGTGATATAAACTTCACTGGTACTTTGTTGCAGAACGGAGTTGCTTTTGAAACACTACCCACTCAAAGTCCTAAGACTGCGGGTGGTATTTTAATGTCTGATGGTGAGAATGCTTTCTGGGGAACCACTCTTGCTGCGGAAGGCGATGTAGGTGGTAACAATAACTTTGGTTACTACAACTCATCTCCCTCTACAACAACTGGTGCAGGTGGACAGAACCCTACAGTTTCTTCAGGTGATTACCTTCCTTACTCAGGAACAGGTAGTTGGTATGACTACAACGGTTCGCAGTATAATATAACAGTCGGTTCAAGTTTTAGATATAGAAGTATATTCACACACTCGTTCTTAGTTGGTGGTTACAGAGGATCAAACCCATGGAGATCAGTTAACCAATGCTACAACGCAACAGATATTACAATCTCTCGTGGTGACCAGTTAGACCGAGCAGCATCATATGTTGACGGAAACTTTGGTGACTTCAACGGATATGTCTATGGTACTGTAAACTCCTACGGTGGTAGTGGTGCTTCAGTATCTAGTGTCAACCTACACACAGGAACTAACAGAACATTCGGTCCTAACGGAACACCTGGCCACAGTGATGCATACAACACTACTCCAGATAGTATCGGTGCTTCAATGGATACTTGGGATGGTACTGATGACCCAGGTTCTGCATCAGGACAAACAACACAGAGAGGATACACCTCAGGTGGTGGTCCTGGATCTATTCAGAGAATGAACTTTATCACTGAGATGTGTACTCGTCTTGGTAATGGTTTCAGTAACTCAGGTGCTACTGGATCCGAAGGACAGTATAGATGCCATCTATTTGGTGACACAGGTAACTCAAGATATGTAGAATTTAGTAACGAGTCCGTTAACTCATACTCCTTAAGTGGATGGGGTGGTAACGGATGGAAGAAGAACTTGTCAACTAAGTGGGGTTTCTGCTATCATGGTAACAGTAACAATGTTACACTACCATGGCTCAAATTTAACGATACCAATAATACATCTATTGGTGGTGCATTTAACCAAGCAGATATTTCATCTGGTGAAGAGAATATGGCAATGGGTCAAGATTGGGGTTATTGTTTAGGTAACTATGCTTCTGGTACAGGTAACTATCAGAACAATAGAACATGGAAACGTTACCATGCAACTGATGCTGATGTAGTATTAGGATTTAAAGCAGAACCTAAGGGTCACCAAGGACAGTCCTCTGGATGTTGTTTCACTGGTGCGTTCTCAGTAACAGGATTGAGGTATCAGTAATGAGCGAACAAAACACAGGAGATGCAAGAAAGATGTTTTTTAACACAGACCTTGCATCAAAGATAAAGCAAGATCAACAGGATGTAACTATTGAAAACCTTAAGGCAGAAATCACTGCCATGAAGAATAGGATTACTGCTCTAGAAAATGCCTGATAACAAACTCTACATAGAAGAAAAACTTTTTGATGTTGAATGGAAGAAAAGAATTCCATCCGATCTTATTGAGGATGAGGATTTCCTACGTCCAAAATACGAACCGCAGCATCCACTAGAACTTGAGACTAAGAAGTTTATAAAAGATAAAGAACGTATCAAGGAAGGTTTCATCTATATGATGATCCACGAAGATGCTCTTAGAACTGCTGGTATCAAACCACACGAGACATCATACTTTACGTTGTTCAATTTTTATAACGTCTCAACCATCAAGATGAACAAACTTGTGTTCGAGACTGTAAAGTCTACCTTCAGAAGGTACGTTGAACTTGATGAAAAAGAATTCACTACTGGAGTTAAGTTCCAAGGTGAGATACGCTCACACTTCAAAGACTATGAAGCTGTGATGCAAGATGATGGATCCTTAGACTATGAGAAGGTAAAGAAAAAGACTGTACCTGAACATATAAATCTTGCTGTACAGTTCATGAAGAAGCAAGCAATCTTAGTTATTGAACATGAGTTTGATCTTAGGTTCAAGAACTTTAAGAACTGCTGTGACGTAGAGTCTGAGAGTTGGGTATACCAACTTGAAGAAGCAAGAAAATACAAGGAGAGTGAGGAAGCTAAAACTCCTTTCCTAGATATATTATGCATGACAAGAGGTATGCAGAAGGCAGAACTTGTAAAAAGGGTTCTCAAAAACCATGATAAATACCTTATAGATTACGCCTCATTATTAGGCAAATATCATGCGATACGTTCCCAGTTTAGAAACTGTGAAAATATGTGGGATATGAACATCTTGTACGAAGACTACTTGAATGTTGGTATGCCAATCAAGCAAGGTCAGAAACTTGGCCGAATTGATGAAAATGAAAAGCGACTTGATGGAGATTTAGCATATGGCACTTTCGGATTCTGATGCACTCTGTAGGCAAAACCTAGAAGGAAATAAAAAGACTTGGGTTGAAGCTGCTTACAAATTAGAAGGCGGTCAGTCGAAATACCAAAACCAGAATTTTGTAGTTGGTTCACAAATAACACCATATAAGAAAGTGCAGCAAGCACTTCTCGAACTCCAGACGAGGGATAATACTCGTGTGGAAGTGGAGTATAGTCTTAAGAAAAACGAGATCAATAGACGGATGTTGTTGAGAGACTTGAATGCAACTGAAGATGACCTTGAACAAGAACTGATACAACTAGAAATAGATAAGTCAGATTATGACAGATCTCTATTCGTAGAGAAACTAAAGACAGTCAACAAAGAAATGGATGTCTTTATAGCAGAACTTGAAGAGAATGTAGATAGATCAAAAGGTATAGAGTACTATCTTGTTACCAATGAGGAAGAAGATAGGAAGTACTGGCAGAGTAGAATGGCAAAACAGGCTGCATGTGATATAATTGCATTTGGTCGTCTTGGTGCAGGTAACATGGATTCAATTATGAATCTACCTGAGCAAGATCAAGTCAACATCCTATCTGGTGCAGTACATCATTCTGCACTGATAGGTGCAGGTGTCCAACACATGACACAGCAAATGGAGGGTACCTGCAATGGTCTCCTCAATGGTGATAAGTTCTCACCACCACAAATTAATGGTTCGGAATTAACTGACCGCCTCCCAGAGGTGCCCACATTACCTGAAGTGAAACATGAAATCCCCAAAGAGAAAATCCGTCTTCAGTCTTCCAATTAATCCTAAGATTGATTCCAAGTATGCAGACACGGTTTTTGTACCTTGGTTGAAGACATATAAAGATTATATTAGCGACTTATATTTTACCTGTCGTATGCCACCATTCACCCAAGACTCAATGGGTGATGTATTTCAAGGTGATGTAAGGCAATTGTATTATAATGCGAAAGCAATATCAGAAGATGCTGGTGACATACCACTGTCTGCTACATTCAATAACATATACATTAGACCAGACCTAGAAAATCTAGACCTGTTCGTAAAGAACTTTGGTCAGTTGTATGATCAAGGTATCAAGATTGCAACCATACCACACACCAGTTGGGTTAGCACTGGTATATTACAGAAAGAATTTCCAGAACTAAAGATCAAGAATACTATACTTAGGAATGTCACAAAGGCAAATGAAGTAGTAGCTCTTGCTAAGGCAGGTTTTCATTACATCAATCTAGATAGAGATTTGATGAGAGATAAGGAAGCGTTGAAGAAGATAAAGAAAGCAAAGGAATATTGTGCTGAGATAGGTAAACCTGTAGAGTTATCCATTCTAACTAACGAGGGTTGTTGGGGTGGTTGCTCTATGATGGATGAGCATTACCATTTTAATAATACAAGGACAGAGATGACCCCTCAGTATTTTAATGATCCTATCAGTACCCACTCTTGTTCACTATGGGATATAGAAGATAACTCTCATGCTCTAAAGTCAGCTAACCTACCTCCTTGGAGAGAGGATTGGGAAGAGTTCTTAGACCTAGGTATAGATGTATTCAAGATGCATGGTAGAGAAAATGCCATGAAACTAATGGAATCTATGCAAATGATAGAAGCATGGGCATCTGAAAATGAATTGGTAACAGGTGAATTTAAGGAGTACATGGAAGATCTTGCAGTACCAGATAGTCCTATTGCTCTATGGAGAGAAAAGATAAAGACATGTGGTTTTGACTGTTGGGATTGTAACTATTGTGAGAACGTTGTCAATGCACACCTCAAGAAACAAGGTAGACCAACTACAGTTGATGATTATACTCAGAGAGTATTGGATGCTATAATCGCTGGCAATACCAACACATCTAATTTTGTACCAGACAAATATAGTATTCAAGGACTGTCCTCCAATAGGATAAGACATTTCCTTAATAGTCTTTGTTCTCATGATGATGCAGTCTATCTTGAACTTGGTACCTTCATTGGTAGTACGTTCTTTGCTGCTACCATGGGTAATAAAGCAAAGTGTTTTGGTGTAGATGACTTCTCAGAACCCAATGTTAAACCTATAGTTGATCGTGGTCAGTGGACTGAGTGTGGTAATCCATACGATACCTTAGTTACTAACTGGAAAAAGTATGAGAATGGTAATGCTACATTTGTTAAAGCAAGTGTGGACGAACTAACTGAAGAAGACTTTGAAGGTAGTAAACCCAACATCTTGTTTTATGACGCAGATCATGATATGATGCAACAGATGAACAATCTTAATCATCTGCTACCCTTCATGGATGACAAGTTCATACTTGTTGTTGACGATGCCAACTTTGATGGTGTTGTAGAGGGAGCAGTAACATGGGCTCAAGAGAACAACTTACAGTGTTACCTTGAAAGAAAGATCCTAAGTAGTGTCATAGAAAGTCCAGTCCACTGGTGGAATGGAATTCATGTTATGGTTTTACAAAAGGACGCAAGAGTAAAAGAATACATTAGTGGGAACGGATTATGAGTGCATGGTATGTTATAGGTTGGACTATAGTTACACTATGGTTACTGACTAAGTTAGGTGTATTTAAAAAATGAAGGTAATAAATCCTGAGTTATTGCAAACTCATCACCCTAAGGACTGGGAGATAGAGCAATTACATATTGGCAATGCAAAGAATAGGATCATTAAGATCAAAAATTTCTTTCAGAACCCAGAACAGGTAAGAGCATATGCACTAGCAACTGATTATGTTAATACAGTTGGTGGTCAATTTTCTAATCTACCTGGTTATGTGTGCAAGTTAGGACACATAGCAAATCAGTTCTACCCTAACTTCAAGTTCTTATTGGCAACTTACTTTGAAGCTGATAAGAAGATCATGCTTCAACCAGAGTTCTCCCACTTTACATTTCAAATGTATGAGGTACAGGAGAAATGTAGGATGTGTAGTCTAGCACCGCATACTGATGACACTCACTATGCTGCTGTTCTATCATTAAATTTCGATGAAGAGTTGATGGAGACTTCATCGGGCACTGCATTCTGGAGAAGTAAAGAGTTCAAAGAGGAGTATGTCTCCTCTGACAAGAACTATAGAACTTCTAGACTAGCTAACAAAGTCAATGCCTTTGTTAATTTTGACCCATCACAATACAAAACTAAAGACTGGGAGAGGTATCATGTTGAGAAGCATGAATTCAATTCTCTGCTAGTATATGAAGGAAGACTATGGCATTCACCATACTTTCAACAAAGTGGATGGGATACAAACCGTCTAACCTTCAATGCATTTCTGCACTAAATAGTACACTTATCATTCTAAAACATGGACGCTGAGACAATGGTGAAGGACTTCACCGATCAATTAAAAGAACAAAAGGGAATTATCTCTGACCTTGAAAAGCAACTTAGTACTCGTAAAGAGCAAGTGCTAAGATTGGAAGGTGCTGTTGAAGCATTACAGATGACACTGAAACAACCAGAGCCAGAAACAGTAATCAATGCCCCTACAGAATAAAGCATCGTCAATAGGAACATCAAGTGAACTCCGTAAACAGGAGCATGCAGATTCCTATCAGTTTCATGTTGACTTTGATGGGACTATGGAAACTTGTCCCTACAAAGTAGGAGATATCTACAATGAGAGACCTATTATTGCAATAGGACTTAGTAGTAATGTCTATGGAAAGTACTATCATATTATAGTTGAAAGAGATAAGACACACCTCAGAATGAAGTTTCAATTTGACCAGAAGCACGATCTCAAGTTCGCTAAACCAGTAGAACGGATGGGTAAGCAACCTACCGAAGGAGAGATAAAGAAGTTGTTGGCTCAGACAGAATAGAAAATTCACTAATAGATTCCATTTTACTCGAAAAAATTTTTCGGGTATTTTTTTGTCTATAGGTTTTCGAGACTAAATAGATCTGAGGATAATAGTGTCAATACTAATGAAGCGAGTCATCGTCAGGGTAGCTGATAGATATAGTTTGGATTCAGCAGTTGCAGGAATCCTAAAAACATATGGATATCTAACCTTTGTAACATCCTATAGAAGTTTTTCAATCATAACGTTCGATTGTCCAGAGAAGTATTCTACTGGCATGATCGAGAAGTTACGAGCTCTTTCGGTTGTCAAGAAAGTCTCATGGGATGAAGCAGATAAGTTTTCTCTTGATCCTGTAGATACAGGTGCGTTAACAGTTGAGACCAGTGGGTCAACCAGTTTAAATAATACTGGTGAAACAAACGCCCAATCAAATACTAGAAATTTAACAGGTAGTGGTGGTGGTACCATATTTGTAAAGGTGCAGAATATTTCTGGATCTAACTACTACACCTTCTCAGCAAGTGCAGGTGGTACATACTCAAGATATAATAACCAAACTGGTTTCCTACAAGGATCCACTTATACATTTGATCAGTCAGACCCTTCAAACGCGACTCATCCATTAAGATTTTCAGTAGACCCAGACGGACCTCACACCTCTGGTGGTAGTCAAATGACTACAGGTGTTACTGTAACTGGTACACCAGGTCAGGCAGGTGCACAAGTAGAAATAGTTATTGGTACATCTACACCATCTATTCTTTATTACTACTGTACTGCTCACAGTGGAATGGGACGATATGGTGCTGCTCCAGATAGGTTTGGTACAATCAACGTTCATGACTATTGGCATCTAGATAGAATTTCAAAACAAGACAGGCAATATTTAAACGGACAGTTTAGTTTCAGTCATTCAGGAGACGGTGTAGATATCTACGTTCTTGACACAGGTGTGCGTGGAGCAAGTAGACCAACAGGTAACAACGCAGCTCTTCACCCTGAGTTATACGATCCAGACTTCGTATCTGACTTGAATGGTACTTCAGAGCAACAGAACTATAGGGTATACGAGGTTACTGGATACACAAGTCCATATAGTACTAACGAAGATGACAACGGACACGGTACATATTGTGCAATTATGTCAGCTGGAAGAACGGCTGGTATAAGTAGGAACGCCAAAATCTATGCACTTAAGTGTTTTAACAGTGGGTTATCAGGTAGCTATACTGATATCCTAGGTGCTTATCAGGCAGTCATAGATCATAATGATAGTGGTAATGCCAATTATAAAGGTAATAATCGTCCAGCTGTAATCAACTCATCATTCGGACCTACCATTCCTACAGAGTCATATCCATATGTCGAACTAAACGACAGTGGTGATGACAGTGGTACTGACGAAGAGATCCTAGATGACATCGAGGGTACTATTGCTGGTACAAAAAATCTGATTATAGTCAGGTCAGCTGGTAACGGTTTTAAGAATTCTAGTGATGGATTTGCAGGACCTATACAAGGTAAGATGATTGCAGGTACTAGAACTGCAGGTTATTCTGACAATACTAATGGTGGTGTCAACTATACAGATACCAACCAGAATAAGATCGCTGTTGGTGCATCTGAATATAATGACAGGTGGGCAGACTTCTCTAACTATGGTGCAGGTGTAACTACAGTAGCACCAGGTGCCAGATTGCTTACACCAGCATATGACTGGACTGCTAATACTCCATATACAAGTGCTGCAAACTATCAGACGATTGCAGGTACATCATTCTCAGGTCCTTTAGTTGCAGGTATCATTGCTGCATGGTGTGGGAAGAATGGATATACGTTAACTACAAATAATTTACCTGGTCTTGCTAAGACCTTTATGAGAACTGGTGGAGTCACTGGAGATATAACAAGAGGTGCAACAGCAAACTATCCTACTAATAGTATTGATGATAAAAGACTTATAGACAACCCATATGAAACTTTAGCTGGATCCTCATTCCTTGTAGTTAAGTTTGATCCTGCAGACAACTCACACTTCATAGGTAACGTAGGTAAAAAATGTCAGTTAAGAGCAACTGGATCTACTGCAGGTGCTGGTGGAACTGCTGCTTCAACATTTAATATAACAACGACTGCACCTAGTTCGTCATACTACACCCTAAGTGGAACTGATAGAAATGGTGCTGTTAGTGGTAACAATGCAGGTGTCACTGTCTATGTTGGGGATACTATTAATTTCAATCTATCATCTGTCAGTGGTTCTCATCCATTCTATATCAAGAGTGTACAAGGAACTGGAACTGGTAATCAAGTATCCACACCAACTGCTACTGGACAAGGATCTACAGGAACCACAACAGTATCATGGGTACCAAATACAGTAGGAACATACTACTATCAATGCTCTGCACACAATGGAATGAATGGAACTATCACAGTTTCATCTGCACCTGGTGGTAGTGGTGGAGTTACCGTTGGTGGTATAGATGTATCTGGATTAGCACAAAGTGGATGGTTAACTATTCAGGCAGAGAATGCTGTCAATAATACTATCACGGTTCAGAACACAACTAATGCTACAGCTGGTACAACTGGTGGTGGTACTGGAAACTATCTTGCACTTGTAGATCCTGAAAGTAAAACACATGAAAGTATTGATGGTGTTGTTTCTAGATCAGTAACTTTAAGATCTCAAACCGACACACAGGAAGCTGCAGGTACTGGTACATATACTAATGTAGTTTACTATCCATTAGATAGTGGTGTTGACTTTGACTATTCAGGAACAGGTCCTTCACTAACCACTAAGCGTGGTGCATTCTTCCCCTTTGTTGATACCAATGTAACTTGGGCAACTGGTGCAGGTAGTATTGGTGGTCCATTTGCTAATGGTGCTTCTGTAAGTATTGACTTAGGTTTGACTGGTACAACCTTTGCATCAGAACCAACGTTTGAAGCATATACTCTCAGTGGAGATAGTATTGCAGCGTCTGGACTAGGATTAGATACTGCAACAGGTATTTTAAGTGGAACAGTTACAGCAGATTATCTTGACACATCATTCAACTTCACTGTAACTGAGAACACTACAGGAAACGCACAATCATATAACTTTACAACAACTGGAACTGGTGTTCTAGTTACAATCACACAGCAACCAACTGCAACGAGTGTTGAAGCGGGTTCTGGAAACACTGCTACCTTCGGTCCTGTATCAGGTATTAGTTCTGATGGATCTACAATCCTATTCCAATGGGAGTTCTCAAGTAACGGTGGAGCAGGTTGGTCTAACGTTGCTAACAGTGGTGGATATAGTGGAGCAACTACTAACACTCTAACTGTTGATGATGACTTTTTAAAGAATACTTATCAGTTCCGTTGTAAGATGGAAACTAGTACTTCTGTTGCACCATCTTATACTAATGCAGTTGTTCTAACAGTATTCAGAGTTATTACTATAAGCAATCAACCAACTAATCAACAACCTATGGCACCAGCTGCTGCTACCTTTACAGTTGCTGCTAGTACTGCAGATTCTGCAGTTGTCTCATATGCTTGGGAGAAATCTGAGAGTGGAGATGGAGTAACTTACACTCCTATAACTGGAGCAACCAGTGCATCATATACTACAGATGCTACAACATATGACGCTGACTTTGGCGACTACTATCGTTGTGTACTCTCATGTTCAGGAGCATCAAACGTAATTAGTAGTGTTGCTCAAAACTTAGTACAAAGAAGTATTAGTATAACTGCACAACCAACTAACACAACTGGTGCTGTAGGTGGTACAGAAAGTTTCGGTGTTACTGCTACTACATCTGATAATGATGCAGGTGACATCACATACCAGTGGCAAGTATCAATAACTTCTGGTGCTTCATGGTCTAATGTATCCACAGGAACTGGTGGTACAACAGCAACATATACTACTGCTACATTAACTACAACAGAAGACGGGTATCAATATCGTTGTTTACTTTCAGCAGCAGGTGCAACGCAGGTTCCATCTAATGCTGCTACATTACAAATAGAAACCGTTGCGGTAGTAGTATCATCACAACCATCTGATGCAACAGTTGAGGAAACTCAAACAGCAACATTCACAACACTTGGTGGTGTTACTATGTCACCTGTTGGTGGTAACGCTGCACAATCTTCATTCGAGGTAGATCAGTTTGATACGCCTAGTGGTGGAGGTGGAGGTTCTGCAGGTGGACAATCTGCTCATGAACCTAGCGTCACATATCAGTGGGAGAAATCTGATGATGGTGGTGGTGCTTGGGCATCAGTTGGTGGAGCAACCTCTGCTTCATATACAACTGCAGCGACAACATATGCTGTAGATCATAACGATCAGTATCGTTGTGTGATCAGTGCAGTGGGTGCTTCAACTCCTGCAACAACCAATGCTGTTACCTTAACAGTTCAAAGAACATTCTCTATTACAGCACAACCATCAAACGCTACTGCTAATGAAGGTGGAACTGCAACCTTTGCAGTAACCACATCTACAAGTAGTGGAACTACAACCTACCAGTGGGAAAGATCTGATGATGGTGGAGTAAACTATGTGACTGTAGGTGGGGCAACCAGTGCATCATATACAACTCCAACCTTAGTATATGCTAATGATGGCAGTGATCGTTATCGTTGTGTAACATCTCTTGTTGGTTCTGCTGCAGATATAACTTCTAACTTTGCAGTATTAACTGTTTTACGTGTCATAACAATTCAAACTCAACCACAGTCACAGGCTGTTATTGAGGGTGGCACTGCAACATTTAATATTGGAGCACAGATTACTAGTGATGTAATCTCATACCAGTGGCAGAAATCTACTGACAATGCAGTTTCATTTAATGCTGTCAATGGTGCAAATGCAGCAACTTACACAACACCTGCAACAACATATCCAACATCACCATCAGAACAATTCCGTTGTGTATTAACTAACGCAGCTGCTACCACTGTTACTTCTAGTGCTGCAACACTAACAGTCAATGAATCAGAATTTGTATCAGCACCTGCATCAGTAAGTCCATTCATTGATCCAGATACAACTAAGACTCTTTCAAGACAACCTGTCATCAGCACAGCAGCATTTGTTTCTGAGTATGCAGGATCAACTCACTTCTCTAGTTTCTGGAGAATTAGAAGAGTTGTAGATAACGTGACAGTGTATGATACAGTTCAGACATTTGCTGGTGGTGATACTGGTAATTTAACATCATTAACTGTACCAAGTGGCACACTTGAGTTTGATAAAGCATACTCTGTACAGGTTAAGTTCAGAGATAACTCTGGTCTAGAAAGTGCTTATACAGCAGCAGTCACTTTCACAACACCATTTGTAGATCAACCAGACATTCAGACTATCACACCAGCATTCAACCCAACAATCAATGTTGATCCAATCCAATTGAAGAGTGGTTATCAGCATTCATCTAGTGATTGGCAGTTTGCTACTACGTCTGCATTCAGCACAATCGTTCACCAATCTCTTGGTAACTCAACAAACTTAACACAATACACACTACCAGGTGCTGTAAACCTCAGTTCTAATACTACATATTATGTAAGAATTAGATTCAACGTTAATCCTACCTAACATGGCTAAAGCTTCAACAAGGCAGGGACTTATAGATTACGCACTACGTCAAAATGGTGCTCCAGTCCTAGAAATAAACATAGAAGATGATCAGATAGATGATCTAGTAGATGATGCTATCCAGTTTTACAATGAAAGAAATAGTGATGGTTACATCAGAACCCACGTAAAAATTAAGTGGACTGCAGACATGATTACCAACATGACTACTGATACCACTACTAGTATTGCATCTGGTACTTCTAATGCATTACCAGTCTCTTACCTAGAGCAGAATAATTTTGTTAAGATGCCAGATCATATCACTAGTGTCATTAAGGTATTCCCATTTGTATCTAAGAACGTAACAAACCTATTTGACGTAAGGTATCAGTGGAGATTGAATGACCTCTGGGATTTAACGAACACAGAAATTTTGACCTATGAGATGGTCAACCGTAGATTGGAAGACATATATTTCTTACTAGAAGGACAGAAACAAACTAGGTTCCAGTTGAGAGGAAACAAACTTTACTTGGATCTAGACTGGAAGACTGATGTTAAAGAAGATGATTTCTTAGTTCTAGAATGCTATCGTGCTGTAGATCCTACCGCAGATACTGATGTGTATAATGACATATGGATGAAGAGATATGTGTCTGCATTGGTTCAAAGACAGTGGGGTGCTAACCTAATCAAGTTCCAAGGAGCACAGTTACCAGGTGGAATTACTATGAACGGAGAGTTTATATACAACGAAGGCAAAGAGAAAGTAGCAAAGTTAGAAGAAGAAATGCTCACAGTCTATGAGACTATGCCTATGGATATGATTGGCTAATGGCAAGATCCACTTACTTCACACATGGTACTAGGAACGAACAGTTCTTATTACAGAATTTAGTAGAAGAGCATCTCAAAATGTTTGGGATGGATATACTCTATTGCCCTAGAGAGATCATGCAGACTGATGGTGTCTTTAATGAGGAAGTTATTGGTGAGTTTAATGATGCATATATTATAGAAGCATATCTAGAAAACCCTGATGGGTTCCAAGGTGCAGGTGATTTACTTACTAAGTTTGGTGTAGCACAGGCAGATGAAATAACTATGGTTATCTCTGCTCAGAGATTTTCAGATCTTATATCCCAATTCCTTTTACTAGATCCAGATTACAAAGCACCTGAGAGACCACAAGAAGGTGATCTAATATATTTCCCACTAACAAGCAATTACTTTGAGATAAAATTTGTAGAGCATGAAGAACCATTCTACCAGTTAGGTAAAGGTTATGTCTATAAACTTAAAGCAGAACTATTCGAGTACAGTGACGAGCAAGGAGATGTCTTTGACAGCGACGAGGATCTTGTCGATTACGGTTACACTGTCAAGCATTACTACTTGCCTATCAATGGTACTACTGCTACTGGAACTCCAACATTACTAAGTGGAGTTATAGATCAAGTCTACATTGATCAAAACGGATCTAAGTATAACGAAGCACCTACAGTTACTATCGGTGGAGATGGTAGTGGTGCAACAGCAACAGCATATCTTGCTAACATTACTTTGAGTGGTGGATCACCAACAGCATCCGCTATTATCAGAGCAACAGTTAAAGAGGGTGAGATTAGATCTGTACAGATTGTAGATGGTGGTGCAAACTATGATGAGGATAGAGTAACTCTAGTTGTTAGTTCCCCAGATAGTCCTGGTAGATTTGCAACTATACTCCCTACTTTTACCAATGGTGTATTGACTTCATTGAATATAGTCAATGGTGGTTCAGGGTATAAGAGTGTTAGATTAGTTGATATTGATAACGGTGGTACTGGATATACATCTGCTACTGCAACGTTCTCTGCTGCACCAGTTGGAATATCAGGAGCATTCACTGTACCTGAAACAGTCACTGGTAGCACTACAGGAACTACTGCAAACCTAGTAGAGTGGGATGCAAATGAAGGTTGGGTCAAACTGAAGTCCCCAACTGGTACGTTTACAATAGGTGAATCTATAGTTGGTTCAGAGTCTGGGGCTACAATTGTGCTAGATAGTAGGGACGAGATGGCAACTGCAGATCCTAAATACTCTGAAGCTGTTACTTTTGAGACAGCTGGCGATGATATCATGGACTTCAGTGAAGGAAACCCATTTGGAATAGCAGGTAACTTATAATGTTAGGTGCATACACATACAACAAGATTATTAGAAAGTGCGTCATAGGATTTGGAACACTCTTCAATAACATAGAATGCCGAAAGGAAAAAACAGACGGAACCATATACAGTAGGTTGAAAGTACCTCTAGCGTACGGTCCTCGACAGAAATTTTTAGCAAGACTAGAACAACAGGCAGATCTAAACCAAAAGGTTGCGATCACAGTTCCCCGTTTATCATTTGAGATGACAGGGATATCATATGATAGTGCTAGGAAACTTGCTCCCATCACAATGAATTTGCAAACGGGCGATAAGGATACTGTGAGGAGACAGTACACTCCTGTACCATATAATATAGACTTTGAATTAAATGTCATATCTAAGACTAATGATGAAAGTCTAGAGATCCTAGAACAGATAGTTCCCATCTTCCAACCGTCATATCAGATGACTATTAAGTTGGTTGATGAGATGAAAGACTATAGGGACATTCCTATTATATTGAATAGCATCAATTACAGTGATGACTATGAAGGATCTTTTGATGACAGAAAGATTACTCTAGTTACCATGAGTTTTACTTGTAAGACTTACATCTTCGGACCTGTTGGAACTCAAGGACCTATCAAGAAAGCAAAAGCAGATATCTATACTACTATGCCTTCTGCTACAGCAACCAGACAGGTTGAGTATCAGGTCACACCAAAAGCACTTACCGACAAAAACAAGGACGGTACTACAGAACTTGCAGGTGCTATCACCGCAAGGAACCTCTCAGTTGAGGTAGTAGACTATAGCGACATTCCTACTCAATCATATATTGAGATAGGTAATGAAGTAATGTATGTCAAGAGTAAGACATCACCGAACAAGTTATCTGTTCGTAGAGCACAAAATGGAACTACTGCTGCAGCTGCAGTATCAGGTACACCTGTTGATCTAATTGATGCTACAGATGATGCACTACTAACTAGTGGTGATGACTTTGGATTCTCGGAGAGCACTTCTTATTATGAGTAACGAACTAGACAAAGCATTTGATATTGTAGAAACAGTATCAGAGGTGACACCCAAACCTGAGGTCAAAGCACCTCCTAAAAAGGTGAATGCTAAAGATGAGGTACAGGACGACTATGAATATGCACGAGGAAACCTTTACGCCTTGGTGGATAAAGGACAAGAAGCTGTCAACGGTGCTCTTGATTTGGCTATGTCTTCTGATCACCCTAGAGCATACGAAGTTGCTGGACAACTCATCAAACACGTAGGTGATGTGGCAGACAAACTTATGGCACTACAGAAGGACAAAAAAAATGTCAAAGAAGAGAGTGCTAAAAAGGTAGTGACTAACAACTCTTTGTTTGTTGGTAGTACTGCTGACCTTCAAAAGATGCTCAAAGACGCATCTAAGAAAAAAGATAAATAATCTTATGGCATATCAAAGAAACGACAAAGACTGTGACCCAGTAGATCCTCAACCAGGAAAGACTACGGTCAACCAATTCGCAGGTAATGAGGGTTGGAGTACAGTCACTTACGAAAACTTTAACGCTGACTATCAAGCTCGTAATACTAACAATACTGCGAGAACACCTGGCACATACCAAGCAAGGAATACTAACAATACTGCTAGAACTCCTGCAGCGTATCAGCGTCATGACAAAGACAACAATGCGGTGACAGGATGACTACAAGAATACCTACAATGTATGGAAGGTACTACGTTCTCACTATTGTATGGAGAGGTAGAGAATATGATATCACTGTCTTTAGATCTAAGTTACAAAAACTTCAGAGACCACAAGCACAGCGTATCGCTCAGAGTATCTACCCAAATAGTAAGGTAATCAAGTATCATGAATCCGATCCAAGTGACGGACCTGTTGTATTAGCAACAGAATCTTTGAGACAAGCAAAGAAGAACATTGGTAGAGATCCCGACAAACCTTCCTGTTGGAAAGGTTATAAAGCAAAGGGAACTAAGATGAAGGGCGGTAAGTCAGTACCGAACTGTGTGAAAGAATTTGCTACGTTCATGGATGAAGCAAAGAAAGGTTCTAAAAAGAAAAAGAACCAAGTGAATGATGAAGACAAACACGATGCAGGTAACTTACCACCTGCTATGGGAGGACCTTTGGGAGAAGGTGCTGCATGGACAAAGAAGGCTGGCAAGAACAAAGAAGGTGGTTTAAATGAGAAAGGGAGGAAGTCTTATGAAAAAGAAAATCCTGGTTCTGATTTAAAAGCACCATCTAAAAAGAAAGGAAACAAGCGAAGAGCAAGTTTCTGTGCTAGAATGAAAGGTATGAAGAAGAAACTTACTTCTAAAAAGACTGCATCTGATCCAGATAGTAGGATAAACAAATCTCTAAGAGCGTGGAACTGTTAATTATGAAGACTAGAATAGAAGAATTAAAATCTGAACTCCGTGTTGTAGAGGCATTTCGAGACGTTGGCCGTGCCAAAGTTTTGAAATCCATGCTACAATATGAACTAAAGCAGGAGGAGTTCAGTCATGAGCGAAGTACCAGAGGATCGGTTAGACACTGATTGGATTGATTACGAAGGTGTAATAGGAGAAGATCCTGTGACACATCAATTCACTCTACAATTACATAGGCACCTATATTGGTTCCCAACCAAAGAGGAAGCTGAAGAGTTTCAAGTAACGCATGCCGACTAATACTACAGATTTTTACTTAGGCAATCCCAATCTTAAGAAGGTTGGTGCTGAAATACAATTTACCAAGGAGCAGATATCCGAATACCTTAAGTGTAAAGAGGATCCTGTTTACTTTGCGATGAATTACATCAAGATTATATCTCTTGATGAAGGTATCGTGCCATTTAAAATGTGGGACTTTCAACAGGAGTTGATCGAAAAGTTCCATAAGCACAGATTTAACATTGCAAAACTTCCTCGACAGACTGGTAAGTCCACTACGTGTGTGTCTTATCTACTTCACTATGTCTTGTTTAATGACAACGTGAACGTTGGTATTCTTGCCAACAAGTTATCTACTGCTAGAGACTTGCTCGGAAGATTACAACTTGCTTATGAACAGCTGCCCATGTGGATGCAGCAAGGTATCATAACATATAACAAAGGATCAATGGAGTTAGAAAATGGATCTAAAATCTTGGCTGCGTCTACCTCTGCTAGTGCAGTCCGAGGTATGTCTTTCAACATTATTTTTTTGGATGAGTTTGCCTTTATACCTAATCATATTGCCGAACAGTTCTTTAGTTCTGTATATCCTACTATCACTTCAGGTACCAAGACGAAAGTCATAATCATTAGCACACCTAATGGTATGAACCACTTCTATAAGTTGTGGGTAGATGCACAGAAGGGTAAAAATGGGTACGCATGGTCTGAAGTTCACTGGTCAAAAGTACCAGGCAGAGATGCTCAATGGAAGGAAACGACTATCGCAAACACTTCCGTAAGACAGTTCACTCAAGAGTTTGACTGCGAGTTCTTAGGATCTGTTGATACATTGATAGCAGCATCTAAGTTGAGAGTATTAGTCTACGATGACATAATGACTAGCAATGCTGGTTTAGATGTATATGAAAATCCTGTAGACAACAACGATTATATTATATGTGTGGATGTATCTCGTGGTCTATCACAGGATTACTCTGCCTTTGTGGTTATCAATATATCTAAAGCACCGTGGAGACTGGTGGCAAAGTATAGGAACAATGAGATCAGACCTATGCTATTACCAAACGTTATCTACAATGTAGCAAACAATTATAATAAAGCACACGTATTGATAGAAGTAAATGATATAGGAGAAGCAGTTGCTTCTAGTTTATTCTATGATGTCGAGTATGAAAATGTACTGATGTGTGCTATGAGAGGTCGTGCAGGTCAGATAGTTGGACAAGGTTTCTCAGGTAATAAGACACAGATGGGTGTCAAGATGAGCAAGACAGTTAAGGCACAAGGATGCTCTAACTTAAAGACTTTGATAGAAGATGATAAATTAATTGTTAAGGATTACAACATAGTATCTGAACTAACTACCTTCATTCAAAACAAACAATCATTTGAAGCAGACGAAGGATATCATGATGACCTTGTTATGTGTTTAGTCATCTTCTCATGGTTAGTGCAGCAAGAATACTTTAAAGAAATGACGGATCAGGACATCCGTCGTAGAATATACGAAGAACAGAAGAACCAGATAGAACAAGACATGGCACCATTTGGTTTTATAGACGATGGATTGGAAGATGAGATGATCAAAGACAGCGAGGGAAATATCTGGACTATTGATATGAATGAGAAAGAATACACCTTAGACGAGTATGGTGATAGGGCATTCATGTGGGACTATCGCTGAAAGAGCTCCAATTTCTAAATAACTATAGACAAAAATTGATTTATCATCAGGAGTACACGCATGGCTAGCACGCTTCTATCGCCAGGAGTTGAGATCCAGGAAAGGGATCTGACTGTTGGGTCGATTGAGACGGTTGAAGTAAACGTTGGGGCAATAGCAGGATCATTTGCAAAAGGACCTGTTCTTACACCCGTTCGTATATCAAACGAATCTCAACTCATTGAAATCTTTGGAGAACCATCTGACTCTAACGCAGAAACATGGTGGACTGCAGCAAGTTTCCTATCTTACGGTGGAGTACTTGACGTAGTTCGTTGTGCAACATCTGGACAGTTAAGTGCATCAGACGACAGTGCAACATCTCCATATCTTCTTTCTATTACTACTAAAGAAGTATACGAAGCAACATATTTCACAGCAGCAGCAAACCCATTCCACTACGCAGCAAGAGATGTTGGTGCAGACGGAAATGCAATAAGGGTTGGGGTAATTGATAAGGGAGCAGACGTTTCCTTAAAACTAGATGGTGCTTTAGGCACTGCTACAGTTGGTACACAAGTACAGAATACAGCTGGAACTAAATCGGGTTACATCTATGCGTGGGATGGTGGCACGAATACAGTTTCACTAATTTCTTCTGACACATGGACAACAGCAGACATCGTTGAGAATGGTGTAAGTGACTTAAACATCACAACAGTTTCTGACTGGTATGATGGACAGGATGTATTTACAGGACTTAAGTGGTCTTCTATTGCTCCTAGACCTGGCACTTCACCTTACGTCGCAGCACGTGGCGGTTCAAGTGATGAAATGCATGTTGCAGTTTGGGATGCTACTGGTGCTATCACTGGTTCACCAAACACTTTACTTGAGAAGTTTACATATGTTTCTAAAGCAAACAATGCTAAAACAACTCAAGGTGCAGGTAACTATTACCCACAGGTTGTACTTGACAAGAGTGCATTTGTTTACTGGGGTGCTCACGAAACATCAGTATATGATGTAAGTGGTAACCAAGCAGCTACTGGTGGTAACATCGCAGGTACTGGTAATGCAGGTAGTCCAAGTACAACAACATTTGACTTGTTCTCTGGTCCTACTAGCTACACTATGGCGAAAGGTGCTGAAACTGGAAGTGCATCTTCTGGAGAAATTATCACTGGACTTCAAGAGTTCGCTGATACTGAAACAGTTTCAATAGATTATCTAATTGCTGGTCCTGGTGACGCAGCAAGCAAAACCAATACTCAGGCAATCGGTGCTGCAGTATTAACAATCACTTCAAACAGAAAGGATTGTGTTGGTTTCTTATCTCCTTTCAGAGGAGACGTTGTTGGAGTTACAAGCTCCATGACACAAACACAAAACGTAGTTGACTACTACTCAGGTATGCAAGCAACATCATTCGGTGTGTTTGATAATACATGGAAGTATGTCTACGACAGATTTGCTGACAAGTATAGATACATTCCATGTAACGGAGACGTTGCAGGATTATGTGCTGCTACTACAGCAAACGGATTACCTTGGTTCTCACCAGCAGGTTTAAACCGTGGTGCAATTAAGAATGCTGTTAAACTAGCATACTCACCAACCAAATCCGAAAGAGATTCATTGTATCAGAAGAGAATTAATCCTATAACCAGTCTACCTGGTCAAGGCATAGTTCTATTCGGTGACAAAACAGCTCTCGCTTCACCATCTGCATTTGATCGCATCAACGTTCGTCGTCTTTTCAACGTGATAGAGAAGACAATCGGCAACGCTGCGAAGGGAGTACTCTTTGAACTTAATGACGAATTCACTAGAAACAACTTTAAGAATGTTGTTGAACCATACCTTAGAGGTGTACAAGCCGAAAGAGGTATCACAGATTTCTTAGTTGTATGTGATGACACCAATAATCCTGGTTCAGTCATTGACGCGAACGAATTTAAGGCAGATTTCTATATCAAGCCTGCACGTTCAATCAACTTTATCACATTGACATTCATTGCTACACGCACTGGCGTTAGTTTTGAAGAAGTCATCCCCCGCAGATAATTAACGGAGCACATTAACAATGGCAACCCCACTAGGTATTTTAGAATTCCAAAGAGCGATTAGAGGTGGTGTACGACCTAACCTCTTCTCAGTAGCCCACGCTTGGCCACAAGGCACAGCTTTATCAGAACCCGTCATCGACGGAGTAGCAGCATCCAAAGGATCTGCTGTTACATACATGTGTAAGTCTGCTGCTTTACCAGCAACCAACGTTGGAACAGTTGAACTTCCCTTCCGTGGACGTGTTATTAAAGTTCCTGGCGACAGAACTTATGAAACATGGACAGGTACATTCTATATGGATGATGCATTCGCACTAAGAAGTGCTTATGAGAAGTGGATCCAACTTACTAATGACGTTGAAGCTAACACTGCAAACTCTGATATTGTGGACACATGGGTAGACATCCAAGTCACACAACTAGACAAGTTTGGTGGTGACGGTGCTGCAGATGGAAAACTAACAGAATTAAGACAGTACAATTTAGTCAGTGCTTGGCCTGTAAGTGTATCACAAGTATCACTTGCATACGACAACAACGATTCATACGAAGAGTTTGATGTTGAGTTTGCTTATCAGTACCATACAAGTTCTGGTGGCAAAAACAAGAATAACGTCGTTTAGAAAGTCAACTAAATAGTCAGGTAAAGAAACCCAAATATTATGGCAGAGTTATTCGGTTTCTCGTTTAAGAAGCAAAAGATTAAGGAGCGTGCCCCGTCTCCTATCCAACCTTCTAGCGAGGACGGAGCTACTAGTTATATTGCAGGAGGTTACTATGGTCAATATCTTGACCTAGACGGTAACTTCAAAACTGAATATGACATGGTGAAGAAGTATCGGGAAATGGCGATGCATCCAGAAGTGGATTCCGCCATCGAAGATATTATACATGAAGCAATAGTTGCTGATCAAAATGATAGTCCTGTAGAAGTTAACCTTGATAACCTTGAGGTTAGTGATTCTGTAAAAGGAATGATACGTGACGAGTTCGATTATATTAAAAACTTATTTGGATTTGATGGCAAAGCCCATGAGATGTTCCGCAGATGGTACATTGATGGGCGTTTGTACTATCATAAGGTCATTGATTTAGATGCACCACAAGACGGTATTAAAGAAGTCAGATATATTGATCCATCAAAGATTAAGAAAGTAAGACAGATAACAAAACCCAAGACAGCAGATGAATTTATGAAGTATGACTTCGGATCATCTGAGGAATATTTCATATACAATCCAAAAGGATTGAACAATACTTCCGCGAATAGTGGTATCAAGATTGCCAAAGATGCTATCACTTACGTGACAAGTGGTATCATGGACACCAATAGAAATATTGTATTGTCCTATTTGCACAAAGGAATTAAAGTACTCAATCAACTTAGAATGATCGAGGACAGTCTAGTTATATACAGAATATCAAGAGCACCAGAGCGTAGAATATTTTATATTGACGTAGGTAACCTACCTAAAGTTAAGGCAGAACAATACTTACGTGAAGTTATGGGAAGGTATCGTAACAAATTAGTATACGATGCTGCCACTGGAGAGATCAGAGACGACAGAAAATACATGTCAATGATGGAAGATTTCTGGTTACCACGTAGAGAAGGGGGTAGAGGTACTGAAATTACTACACTTCCTGGTGGTCAGAACCTTGGAGAGCTTACAGACGTGCAATATTTCCAAACAAAACTTTACAAAGCGTTAAATGTTCCAGCTGGTCGTTTGGAATCAGGGCAAGCATTTAACATTGGAAGGTCATCTGAGATCACTAGAGATGAATTGAAGTTCACTAAGTTTGTGGGTAAACTCCGCAAGAAGTTTAGTGATATCTTTAATGATACTCTAAAGACCCAGTTAATCCTGAAGAGTGTCATCACTCCTGAAGACTGGGATGAGATGAAGGAGCATATCCAGTATGACTATCTCTATGATAATCATTTCACGGAGCTAAAGAACCTAGAGATGATGACAGAGCAACTCAATGTCATTGGTCTTATGGATCCTTATGTTGGTAAGTACTTCTCTATAGATTATATTCGTCAGAATGTTCTTGGTCAAACCGAGAGACAAATTGAAGACATGGATCTTCAGATCGCAGATGATATAGAATCAGGTAGAGCAATCAATCCAACAGATCTAGTATCTGCAGATCAACAGCAGTTAGATGCAGAGACTGATAATATAGAGCTCGATCAGGAAGTTAAGAAAGCTCAAATTGCTAGTCAAAAATCAAAAGCCGCGGCCGATCAACAGAAATCTGTTGCTCCAAAACCTAAAGCTGATAAATAAATTACAGACAACGTTACATTATGGCAACACAAGAACGAGAAATCGTTGATTTACTTTGGGACAATGATAGGGCAGATGCCTTAGACAAACTCAAAGATATGCTACAAGTGAAAGCTGCTGCTGCAGTGGACACAAGTAAATTGGACATTGCGAACAAAATGTTTCCGCACGTCCCTGATGATGGCAAACCAACTGGATTACCTCCAGAGGGAGAAGCATCAGAAGATGAAACTGCGGAAGTAATCAACCGCAATGCTGAAAACGAATCAGAGGAAAACGATGATGAGACTGATAACGGAACAGAACAATGATATAGAAGTTCTTACCGAAGACAAAGACGGTAAGAAGTCAACTTATATCAAAGGTATCTTCCTACAGACTGAGATCACCAACCGTAATGGTAGAATGTACAAGTTCGATACCATGAACCGTGAGGTGGGAAAGTACAACGAAGAGTTCATCCAACGCGGGAGAGCACTTGGTGAGTTAGGTCATCCAGAAGGTCCTACCGTTAACTTAGATCGTGTTTCACACAAGATCGTTGAACTTTACCCTGAAGGTAGAAACTTCATAGGTAAGGCAAAGTTGTTAGAAACCCCTATGGGTAAGATCGCAAAGAACTTGCTTGAGGAAGGGGTACAACTCGGTGTTTCTTCACGCGGGTTAGGTTCTCTTAAAAAAGAGGGCACAACCAGTATAGTCGCCGATGACTTCATTCTTTCTACTGCTGCTGATATAGTAGCAGACCCCTCCGCACCTGATGCTTTTGTTGAAGGTATTATGGAAGGTAAAGAATGGGCTTTAGTCGATGGTAAGATTAAAGAAGCACAAATCGAGGCTATCAAGGCATCCCTTGATAATGCACCCTCACCCCAAGAACTTGCTGAGAGGAAGGTCGCCGCGTTCGACGCATTTCTCAGAAGTTTGTGATTTATAAATAAATTATAGATTTATACACTAGTTTAAAATCCCGTAGGAGTACAAGTAATGTCTACTATTGATGAAAAATTCCAAAAGGTGATCGCTGACAAGAAAGCATCTCCTGAAGGAACTATTAAGGAAGACGCAGCAGTTGGCGACGCAGCCATCAAAAAAGGTGCGGTTCCAGCACAACAATCTGACCTTAAGAACGATGCTATTGAAGTAGGCGGTTCTACAAAGGAGAAACCAGAAGGACCTGACAACGTAGGTGCGAAAGCAGCTGCTCCTGTGGGTGCTACAAAAGATTCTACACTCAAGACGAAGCCAAGTGGAGCTTCATCAGCAATGCCTGGTGGACTTTCTGCTAAGATCTTTGATGATGTAGAGAAAGAAGGAGAGACAATCTCCGAAGAAGGAGTCAACGAAGACATCAAGGCAATACTGTCTGGTGCGGATCTTGACGAAGAATTCACTAAGAAAGCAACAACTGTATTTGAAGCTGCTGTATCTGCAAAGGTATCAGACAAAGTTGAAGCACTTAAGGAAACTGCAGAACGCAGGATTGGCGAAGAACTCGAAGGAATTAAAGAGGAATTTGCTGGTCGTATAGAGAATTTCCTCTCATATGCTTGTGAAGAGTGGATGACTGAGAACGAACTTGCTATCGAAGCAGGTCTACGTGCTGAAGTCACCGAAGCATTTATGGGTGGATTAAAGAATTTGTTCATTGAAAGCAACATCAATCTTCCAGACGAGAGTCTAGATGCGGTTGCAGACATGAGCAATAAATTAGATGAAATGGAGACCCGACTCAACGATCAAGTTGAGAAAAACATTGGACTGCATGAGAAGGTAGCAACCTACAGAAAGAATGAGATTTTGACAGAACTATCCAGAGGACTTGCAGAAGTTCAGAAGGATAAGTTTACCTCTCTAGCTGAAGCAGTCGAATTCAAAAACGAAGAGTCGTATCGTGAAAAGCTTGGACAAATCAAAGAGAGTTACTTCGGAGCGAAAGCACCTGAGGTAGCAGAAGAAATCTCTTCTGAAGAACCCAAAGCTAAAGTTGAAGCCATTAGCGAAAGCATGTCTTCGTATGTCGAACAGCTAGCTAAAAGGCTATAACGACTGTAAACACTAACTCAAGAACGGAGTAAATCTAGCATGTTTAATGCAGAAAATCTCCAAGAGAAGTGGGCACCAGTACTTAACCATGATGGTCTTCCTGAAATCAAGGACAACTATCGTAAGTCTGTTACCGCAATTCTCTTGGAAAACCAAGAGCGTGCTCTACAAGAAGAGCGTAACGTTCTAACAGAGGCACCAACAAACGTTGGTCCTATCAACACACAGACAACTGGAGCAGGTGCTGTATATGGTTTCGACCCTATACTTATCAGCTTAATCCGTCGTGCTATGCCTAAGCTTATTGCTTATGACATCGCAGGCGTACAACCTATGTCTGGTCCTACTGGTCTTATCTTCGCGATGAGAAGTAGATATACAAATCAAACTGGTAACGAAGCATTCTTCGATGAGCCAGATGCACAGTTCTCTGGTACTAAAGGTGGAACTCCTCCTACAGCTACTACTGAGAAGAACCCAGGTCTTATCAACGACGCTTCTGGTGGTGGTACAACTGCTACTAACTATGACCTTGCTTCAAGCAAGTTCGGTACAAGCGATCTAGAAGGACTAGGAGATGGTCAAGCATCTAACGCATTCATGGAAATGGCGTTTAGCATCGACAGAATTGCTGTTGAAGCTAAAGGTAGAGCGTTAAGAGCAGACTACTCAGTTGAACTAGCACAAGACTTGAAAGCAATCCACGGATTAGATGCCGAGTCTGAACTAGCAAACATTCTTTCAACAGAGATACTTGCTGAAATCAACCGTGAGGTTGTTCGTACTGTATACAGGGGTGCAAAACCTGGTGCTCAAGCAAACGTAGCTAACGCTGGTGTGTTTGACTTAGACGTAGACAGTAATGGTAGATGGTCAGTTGAGAAATTCAAGGGACTATTATTCCAGATCGAAAGAGATGCCAACGCAATCGCACAGGAAACTCGTAGAGGGAAGGGTAACATCATCATCACTAGTGCTGATGTAGCTTCTGCTCTTGCTATGAGTGGTGTTCTTGATTACGATTCAGGTATCAATGGTGCTGTTGGTGGTATCGGCGAAGTCGATGACACAGGTAACACTTTCGTTGGTACATTGAACGGACGTTTCAAAGTATACATCGACCCTTATTCAGCTAACGTTAGTTCTGATCAGTACTACGTTGTTGGATACAAAGGTTCTAATGCATACGATGCAGGACTATTCTACTGTCCTTACGTTCCTCTCCAAATGTACAGAGCGATCGGTCAGGATTCATTCCAACCACGTATCGGGTTTAAGACTCGTTACGGAATGGTTCTTAACCCATTTGCTAAGGGACTCGCTGCTTTATCTGATTCAGATCCACAAGCTGCTGGTAACTTAAACGCTAACGCTTACTACAGAAGAGTAAAGGTTGCAAACCTAATGTAAACTTCGTGTTACATACACCTCAGAGAGACCCTAAGGGGTCTCTTTTTTTGTCTAGGTATAAACTCGTAGGCATTTCTTTTTGTTAAATTGTAACCGTAAATACAGTGTGGATTTGCATACATAATAGTAGACTTAGCGAGGAACATTAATGCACAATCTAGTAAGTAAAAATCAATTGAGTGGTTGGAGTGTAAGTGTCGATAACAACAGTAATAAAGAATTAAACCAGATCGACGATTACTTTGACTGCCTAATAGAGTGTACAGACTTACCGAATTCGTGTCGAAGAATATGCAAAGTCATGTTGGAGTAACCCCATGCACTAAAAACTTAATTGAAAGGGGTCTAAATAATTAGACCTCTTTTTTTATGCATGGATGCCATCACAGGTTTCGTTGATGAGTATTTGAATACGTTCGATCCTCGCGAGATAGCTAAACCAGAAGGTTGGAATAGAAATTTCTTTGGTGTACCTAACTTTCATAGGAAGGTTATGTACAAGGAAGGACAGTACCAAGTTGAATGCTTAAACTGGCCACCACATGCTATCATACCTGAGCATAGACACCCAGATATAGATTCGTATGAAGTGTACATACGTGGTAAGATAAGTTTTAGTCATGGTGGGTATTGGATAGACAGTCACCCAGAGCAAGAGAAGATATGTAAGATGCGATCTGATTTCTTTACCCTCAAGGTATACCATGATGATATACATGGTGCATTCATGGGTGATGGTAGATCTATATTCATGTCAGTACAGCACTGGCAGAACGGTGTCACACCTAGTACAGTGGGTGAGAACTATGTCGGTGAGTATAACATTGATGATGTAGAAGGGCAGAGTAGCAGAGGTAAGAACGCTGAGTTGTCATGGATAGATGCTGCACATAACGAAACTAACAAACCAGACTTTAAAGATTTTCGATTTCAAATCCACGATAAGATCAGAGATCCAGACGTTTTCTGGCTTGGATAAATACTACTGGAGACCTGCGTGAACTAATGGAACCAAATCTTTTTTCTCCCTCTAATCAAAATTTTCTATCACCAATAGGTTTTAAATTTATTATTGGTAGGACACCTAACGTAGACTATTTTTGTCAGTCTGCTGCTGTACCTCAAGTAGAGATAGGTGTAAGGGAGATATCAACACCAGTCAAAGACTACTCACTACCTGGCGATAAGATGACCTTTGGTGATCTAAACCTCAGGTTCTTAGTCAATGAAGACTTGGACAATTACTATGAAATCTACAAGTGGCTTAAGGGTCTTACTAACCCTTTACATCAAAAGAATTTTCAGAAGTACCTTGCTAGTGTAGACGAGAAGGGTAGACCTGAGGAGTTCGATAAGATGATGAGTGATGCTCGTTTACTTATTTTAAACAGCAACTACCAAAGCATCTCTACCGTAAACTTCTTTAACATCTTCCCAACATCGTTGACAACACTAGAGTTTGACTCATCAGCAACTGATGTCAACTACCTCACGGCCGACGTTAATTTCAAGTATACTCTGTATGAGATAACGGATAAGAATAATAATAAAGTATGAACCTAGACACTTTGAATGACATGTGGGAGAAGGACTCACAACTAAATGATGAAAAATTAGATCATGACAGTTTAGCAATCCCCAAGTTACATGCTAAATATTTAAGACTTTACAACTCCTTTAATACCTTAAAGGATCAACAGGAGATGGAAGTCAAACGCACCTATAAGAATAGGTGGGAGTACTATACTGGCAAAGCGGAGAAACCATTTCCTTTAAAACTCATCAAGACAGATGTCCCAATATATCTGGAAGCTGATGAAGTATACAATAAGTCCGTTCTTAAACTGAAGTACTATAACCAGATGGTTGAGGCATTGAAAGCTATTATGCAGGCGATCAATAACCGATCCTTCTATATTAAGAATGCGATAGAGTTCGCTAAGTTCCTGAAAGGTTATGAAATCTAATGTCTACATTCAGAAGAAGAACGAAGTATATCTTACTGTAGAGTGTGAACCTCATGTAGGTTACGAGCTAGCAGATCAGTTTACTTTCGAGGTGCCTCAAGCCAAGTTCATGTCAGCGTACAAGAAAAGGTATTGGGATGGAAAAATCAAACTATTCTCCCCAGGTACAGGCGAGATTTATGTTGGCCTTCTCCCTTACATTACTTCGTTTTGCGAAGAGAAGGGGTATGAAGTTATCCATAGGGACAACGAATTTTATGGACTTCCATCAGAAGTGGATGAATTCGTTACTCCCCAAGGAATAGGTGATTGGGTAAAGACCCTTAACCTACCACATAAGGTCAGAGACTACCAGTACAAGGGTATATACGAAGCACTACGTAACAAACGTAAGCTACTACTATCACCTACAGGCAGTGGTAAGTCTCTAATGATCTATGCTCTGTCTAGGTTCTGGGCAGCAAAGAATTTACAAACACTCATAGTAGTTCCTACGACATCTCTGGTAGAGCAGATGTACAAAGACTTTGAGGACTATGGGTGGAATGCAAAGGAGCACTGCCATAAAGTATATGCAGGTAATGATCCTAGGTCTGACAAAGACGTGATAATTACCACATGGCAGTCAGTATACAAGCTACCAAAAGTTTACTTTGAGAATTTTGGTGCTATAATAGGAGATGAAGCACACCTGTTTAAGGCAAAATCCTTAACCAGTATCATGAATAAGCTCTATGATTGTAAGTATCGTGTAGGGTTTACTGGTACTTTAGATGGTACTGAGACAAATCGCTTGGTACTCGAAGGTGTATTTGGTAGTGTAGATAAGATAACTAAGACAGAAACCCTTATTAAAAAGGGTCATCTCTCTGAGTTTGAAATCAAAGTACTCATCCTTAAGCATGATAAGAGGACTTTTGACACATACCAAGAGGAGATGGACTACCTCGTTGACCACCAAGGTCGCAGTAAGTTCATTCGCAACCTAGTTTGTGACCTGTCTGGTAACACTCTCGTCCTGTTCAACTACGTTGAACGGCATGGTATGCCCCTTTTTGATCTCATAAATAATAAGGTAGGAGAAGATCGCTTAGTCTTTTTAGTCCACGGTGGGGTCGATACAGAGGATAGAGAGAAGGCAAGAGGGATTGCTGAGACTACACATGATAGTATTATAGTGGCATCGTATGGGACTTTTAGCACTGGGATTAATATTCGGAACTTACATAACGTTGTCTTTGCTTCGCCATCAAAATCGAAGATCAGGAACCTCCAGTCGATCGGTAGGGTCTTGAGAAAAGGAGACCACAAGACGAAAGCAGTTCTATACGACATAGCAGATGACATCTCAACTGCCACCCAAAGAAACTACACTTTAAATCATTTAACAGAACGTGTTAAAATATATAATGAAGAAAATTTTAACTATGAATTCATTGATGTCCGAATCAGAGACTAACATGGAAGAACAAAAGAAGGTCGAATTCCTCGCAGCAATCAAATTGGTATCAGGAGAAGAAATTCTTGCAGTGACTGAGCATGTACATGATGAGAATGGGGATTACATGATAGTACAAAACCCTATCGAGATCGAAGAAGTCGTCTTGACAGGGAATAAAGCAGGTGCAAAGGTGTCGCCTTGGATGAAATTTTCACGCGAGGAGGAATTTCTCATCCCTAAGGATAAGGTAATTACCGTGGTAGAAGTTGATACAGAGGTTCAGATATTCTATGCCATGTCTCTAAGGAGACTCAATGGTGATACTATATCAGATGCTTCTGGTAGACTGTCTACTGTAGAGGAAGCTCGTATTAAACTGGATAATATATTCAATAGCTAAAGCATCCCTTGAACTCGCACACTCGTAGTGTACACAAAAATGAAACACTTGTCAAGCCCCCCTTGCTATTTGGGTCAAAATGGTATACAATGTATACATAAGGAGATATAATATGGCCGTCAGAAGGAAGGTACAGAGTGAGCATTACGTAAACAATAAAGAGTTCCTTGAAGCACTCATTGTTTTTAAGGACAAGTGTGCTGTTGCAAAGGAGAAGGGCGAACAGCGTCCTCAAATCAGCAACTACATTGGAGGATGTTTTTTAAAGATCGCTACACACCTATCATACAAACCAAACTTTGTCAACTACATGTTCCGTGAGGACATGATCTGTGATGGCATTGAAAACTGTGTACAATACATAGAGAACTTTAATCCAGAGAAATCTAAGAACCCCTTTGCTTACTTCACTCAGATCATTTACTATGCCTTCCTAAGACGCATACAGAAAGAGAAGAGACAGTTGGAGATAAAGAACAAGATACTAACTAAGTCAGGATACGATCAGGTCTTCCATACGGATGACAAGACAGCACATTCAGACTATAATACCATTAAGGAGAACGTAGAAATAAGAATTAAGTGACATATCCAATTGTAATTGTTGATGATTTCTTTGAGGATCCTGATGCCATTGTAGCAATGGCTAATGAACTAAAGTACTATCCACCTGACCGTGGTAACTGGCCAGGTGAAAGAACTAAGCTCCTTCACCTAGTGAACGAGAGGTTTTTTAATTACTTCGGTGAGAAGTTACATCTCCTTTTCTACGAGAACGTACCTGAGTACTGGAATATGCAACTGCATTTTCAGAAGATACAACCATTTTCAGAAGACCAGTACAGTCCACTTAATAGAGGATGGGTTCATCAAGACATTGATACACACTACGGTGGTATAGTATACTTGACAAAAGATCCTGATCCAGACACAGGAACGTCACTTTATAAAGCAAAGAATGGGTATGGATGGCAATACCCTAAAGAAATTAAGATGAAGGAAGCTCACTATAGAGGTGAGGATATAGATGTGGAAGAATATAAAGCAGCATGGGAGAATGCACATCAACAGTACGAGGAGTCTGTGATGGTAACGAATGTTTATAATAGATTTGTCCTGTTCAATAACAAGACCCACCATGGTGTTAAGACATTTGGCACTAAGGAACGTCTAACTTTAAACTTTTTTGGTATGGGGATGACAGGTAAGATCCCACCACTACAGAGGTCGAGATGAGATATCCAGGATTAATAACAGGTCCCCAAAAAAACGTGGGCGAGCAAGAGTATGGTTGGGACTATGGAAGAATGTCCATAGATGGTAAGAAGTCCATAGACCCTATGTTAAATCTTGGTTGCTATACATTAGGGTATGGTCGTATGGAGATCATGAACTATGTGCATAATAATATGTGCATTAAACCAGAGGTAGCTGAGAACTTCTTTGATGCTCAACCTATTAAGTTGAACAATGCTACATGGAAACTAGCAAAGATGCTCAAGGGTATTACAGGATATAGAAGTATATTCTCCTTGAGTGGTAGTGACGCAATGGAAGGAGCAGTCAAACTTGCTAGTGCATATCAGAAGCAAATAGGTCAACCTCAACGTAATGGTATAGTTACATTTAAAGATAGTTACCATGGATCAACTCTGCTCACTCAGAGTATGGGTGATAGTATGTTAAATGATCCATATACCATGAAACCATATCAGCATATACTAAGACTACCAGTTGACTTCTATGTGGATCATTACAACTGGGATAATGTTATGTGTGTAGTGGTAGAGAGTTGTCCCTATGCCAATGGCATCAAACCTCATAGTGAAAGGTTCTGGAATAATATCTTACAGATACAGAAGAAGGGTGTTGTACTAATAGTAGATGACATCATGACAGGAGGAGGGAAGACAGGTAACTTTGTGGGATGGAAGAAACTCCCAATTGAACCTGACATCTTCACAATGGGTAAAGCAATCACAGGAGGATACTTCCCATTAAGTATTGCATTATATAATGACACGATACATGACGCACTACCTAGAAGGTTTGAGTGGGAGCATGGATTTACTTACAGTTTCAGTTTACCAGGTATCTTAAGTTGTCTTGCATACATTAAAATCTTAGAAGATGAACTCCTTATGAAGAAGCATAGAGACATAGTAGTAAGGGCGGTTGACCTATTCCAAAACTTAGGGTATACTGTGAAAGGACAGTTTGGAACCATAATTGAGATTGAACGTGAACACAGAGGAATGTATACCATTCCCATTGATGCAACTGAAGAGTACTACGATGTACTGGAGCAACAACTAAAGTGAAGATTGCTATAATAACAGATCAGCACTTCGGTGCAAGGAAGTCTAGTCGAATATTTCATGACTTCTTTAAAAAATTCTATAGAAATGTATTCTTTCCTACCCTAAAAAAACGTGGCATCGACACGGTTCTAGACCTAGGAGATACATTTGATAACCGTAGGAACTTAGATATATGGGCAGCACAGTGGGCAACCCATAATTATTTTGATGTACTAAAGGACATGGGAGTACAAGTTCATGCCTTAGTAGGAAACCACACAGCATATTTTAAGAATACTAATCTAGTAAACACTCTCGTAACTACAGTTGGAGAGTATGATAACGTAACAATATACAGTAAAGCAACTGAGGTAGAGATAGGTGGACTACCTATTCTATTCATACCTTGGATCAATGAAGAGAATCATGATGAGACATATGATCTAATAGCAAAGAGTAAGTGTCCAGTAGCAATGGGACACCTAGAACTCAATGGATTTGAAGCACACAGAGGTTACATCATGGATCATGGTGCTGCTACTTCTCCCTATAGAAAATTTGAAAAGGTATTCTCAGGTCACTATCACCAAAGAAGCACCAGAGAAAACATAACATACCTAGGTAATCCATACCAGATCTATTGGAATGACTACAATTGTAAACGTGGTTTCCATATATTTGATACTGAAACTAAAGAATTGGAGTTTATACCGAACCCTTATAGCGTCTATCAGAAAATATACTACAATGAAGATCAGTTAAATAGTAGCAAGTTTAAGTATACAGATTACACAGAAAATTTTGTCAAGATCATTGTAGAAAAGAAAAAGGACACAGATAAATTTGAGTTCTTCATCAGTCAACTATATGCTGCTGGTGTACATGAGATCAAAGTCATCGAGGATCCATCCTTTGAGCAAGATCTAAGTGAAGAGATTGATATTGAAAAGGAAGATACCCTTACTATCCTTGACAAATATGTTGATGAGATAGAGTATAAAGACAAACCTGCACTTAAATCCATTCTTAAAACCTTATATGTGGAAGCACTGGAGATCGTTTGATGTATATTCTAGCAGTGACAGGCAAAGAAAAGGAAGGTGCCTACTCTGTTAAAGGTGAAAGTAACCAATTAGTTTACATGTTCCTTGACAAAGACGACGCAGTACGCTATGCTGGACTTCTGGAAGCTGATAACTTTCCAGATATGTCAGTGGTAGAGGTGGATGATCGTGAGATTATTCAAGCTTGTGTCACTAGCGGTCATGAATATTATGTTGTCACTCCTGATGATATAGTAGTACCCCCTAGGGAATAATTTGTCTAAATGATTTTGTTTAAGTCTGTACGTTGGAAGAACTTTCTTTCAACTGGTAATGTTTATAGTGAAATAAGACTTGATGCAAGTCCTGCTACTCTGATAGTTGGATCAAACGGTGCAGGTAAATCCACATTCTTGGATGCTATCTGTTTTGGTTTATTCAACAAACCTTTTCGTAAGATAACCAAAACGCAACTGGTTAACGCAGTCAACGAAAAGGATCTGCTCGTCGAGATAGAATTTAGTATTGGTTCTCGTGACTATATGATACGTCGTGGATTTAAACCTACGGTGTTTGAAATCTATCTCAATGGTAAAATGCTTTCACAAGAAGCAGCGATGAACGAGCAGCAAAAGCATCTGGAGCAGAGTATACTGAGGTTGAATTATAAATCATTTACTCAGGTGGTGATCTTAGGATCATCTTGCTTTGTTCCTTTCATGCAACTTACACCCCCCAACCGTAGAGAGGTTATTGAAGATCTCCTAGATATTCGTATCTTCTCTACTATGAATTCTTTACTGAGGGAGAAGGCAAAAGTTGTAAGAGAATCACTTAGAGAATGTGAGTACAAAGTTGACCTTGCTAAGAACAAGGTTGAGATGCAACAAAACCTTATTGCTAATTTACAGGAGCAATCAAATGCAAATACCTCCAGACGAAAAGGAGAGATCAAAGATCTTGAAGGAGAAATCTCTAGCACAAATGATGCAGTTACAAAGGGATTGGGAGAACTCTCGTCTAAAGAAAAAAGCTTAGAAGCATATGGTGATCTAGATAAGGAGCAAACAGAACTCCTTGTATTCCAAGACAGATTTAAAACTAAGAAGAAAGCTTTTGATAAAGAGTATAAGTTCTTTGATAAGAATGATACCTGTCCTACATGTCGCCAAGCAATTACAGAAGAATTAAAACACGACAAGAAGAAAGTTATAAACGTTTCTCTAAAAGAATTAGATGATGCATCCGTAGCACTTCAACAGAAACTGGACATCATACTAGAGAAGGTCAGTGAAAGAAATATTGTAATGAATGAACTCAGAGAAATCAATGAGAGAATTAGTAGTTGCAATAAAGAAATACAATGGAAGAAGAAACAGATAAAACAAATAGAAGATAAAATTGACACAGGTGCATCTGGTAGTCTTAAGAAAGAGAAAGAAAGATTAAAAGAAATTGCTGCTGATGGTATGAAGGTAGGGGAATCCCTACTTGACACTAAGAAACAAAGAGATGACTACGATGTCGTTTCTAATATGCTCAGGGATAGTGGTATCAAATCAGTCATCATCAAGAAGTATCTCCCAGTCATGAACCAGTTGGTCAACAGGTATCTTAAAGAATTAGATTTCTACGTATCATTTGATCTCAATGAAAACTTTGAGGAGACTATCAAGTCAAGGTTTAGAGATGAGTTTACTTACTCTTCTTTTTCTGAAGGGGAGAAGATGAGGATTGACCTTGCTCTACTATTCACTTGGAGAACTATTGCCAAGATGAAGAACAGTGCTAATACTAATCTGCTGATCTTAGATGAGATCTTTGACAGTAGTTTAGATACATCAGGTACAGATGATTTTCTCAAGATACTACATACTGTATCCGACAGTACTAATGTCTTTGTGATCTCTCATAAAACAGAATCATTACAAGACAGATTTGCAGCAACTCTAAAGGTTGAGAAGAAACAAAACTTCTCAGTAATTTCAAAGGAAGAATAACATGACAGTTTACAACGACGTTCCTCATGGAGGAAAACACGTAATGACATCATCAGGTGCGGTGCCTGGTAAAGATATCACATCCGAATCTGAAACAGCACAGACAACAGGTACAGATGTACCCGAAGATCAACAGCATTTATTTGAGTCAGGTCTAGGGGATAATCCATCCAAACCTCCAATGAACTATCAAGGAGCTCCACTTCAAAATGGGATGACTGGTCACGTTAGTTTAAATGGTGGACTTCATCCTGATACTTATGCAGAGCATGACTGGGCAAGACAGGATAGACTTGATATGATTGGTAAGATAGATGCAATCAACCATAAGTTAGATCACATCTTAGAACACTTCCATCACAATACAACATGGACTGCTAATCTAGGTGGTGGCAACCAGATTACATTTAAGAAAGATAGTGCTTGCTGAAGTATACGATAATAAATTCGATCCAAAATATCTCCATGATATCTTTGCTACCCTTCAAGGTAAGTTAAGATATAGAGCATGTAACGTTGCTAATGCAACCACATGGCCATACCATCAGGAAGGTAGTCATAGATTATTTGGATCTACAATCTTTGCAAGACATCATCCCAATATCATATCATATTTGGATAACGAGAATGCTCCTACCTTCTTTAAGATGTTTGAGTTTCTCTGTAGAATAAAAAATCTTGACAGCACACGTGTATATCTGAACAGGATAGATGTAAACCTCCAACACAGTGGATGTGACGGAACGTTACATATTGACAGCAATGGTCCCACAGATCGCTCTCAGCATACTATAATGGTAATGCCGAACCCGATATGGGAAAAAGAATGGGGTGGTAAATTCCAAATCTTTTCTGAGGACAGATCAGAAATGCTAGAGGAGTATGAATATGTTCCTGGTAGGATCATAGTCTTTCCATCACACTATCCACATAGAGGACTAGGTCCCACAAAAGAGTATATGTATAGATACTCTATAGTATTTGGATTGATCCTATGAAGGTACCTAATTGGCAGCATCATTCCAAGAAGGAAAAGAAACGCCATCTAAAACCACAAGCATTGCGACAAGCACGTGCCAGAAGAAACCAGTTGACAAAGTGTCTACTCAACCGTCCCAAGGGGCGGTTTTTTAGTATAATTAATAGTATAGACACACAACTGACATGAACCTCGTTAAAGAATCACTCGCTAAACTACTCGCTACAGAAGACCTTATCGTTGAGACTAGAAGTGTTGACACTGCACAGTTTGACGTAGAGAATAGAATACTAACCTTACCTAACTGGGAGCATGACAAAACTCAGGTCATAGATGCATTGATTGCACATGAGGTAGGTCATGCACTATACACTCCTAATGACTGGTCTTTCCTTGAGGAGGTTCCAATGCCTTATGTTAATTTGTGTGAGGACATTCGTATTGAGAAGTTGATGAAGCGTAGATACGAGGGTATTGCTAAGACATTCTTTCAAGGTTACAAGCAACTTGCAGCAGATGACTTCTTCCAGATCAATGAGCGTGGTGTTGATAGTCTAAGTCTTGTAGACAGATTAAACATACAGTACAAGGTAGGTAACTTCACTGATGTTTCTTTCTCAGATGAGGAGAGTGTATTCCTTCCTAAGTGTGATGCACTAGAAACATTTGACGATGCAGTTGCACTTGCTAAAGAGATACATGCTTACATGAAAGATCAGTTTGATAAGCAACAGCAGCAACAGACTGAGGGTGAGGGTGATCCAGTAGCAGTTCCATCTGGAGAAGGTAATGGTCTTGAGGAAGGCAATCCTTTAGAAGATCTATCTACAGGTAAAGGTCAACCTAAGTCAGAAGAAGAAGGAGAGGGAGAAGGTACTGCAGCAAATCCATCTGCATCTGATACTCCTGAGAATACAGGTGGTGCTGTAGATGCAGGTAGAAACTCAGGTGAACCAACAGAGTTCGATCCAACTGTAGAAACTATGGATGCTTTGAATGATGCACTTAAAAATCTTGCTAATACTGAAGCACAGGAATATGACTACGTAGAGTTACCTAAGACTATCAGCAGTAAGTACTTCATATCTAACAAAGAAGTTAGTGACATTGCAAATAATTTCTACGTAGAGAAAGAAAACCTTGCAAATCAAAAAGACTTTGCAGATCAGTATGACATGCACATGGCAAGAGAGTACACTAAAAACTTAAGCGAAGCAGATGCTGACTTCAGAAAATTCAAAATGTCACAAAACAAAGAAGTCAACTACATGGTTAAAGAGTTTGAGATGAAGAAGTCAGCAGACAGTTATGCTCGTGCTACTGTTTCTAGAACTGGTGTTCTTAATACAGCAAAACTTCATACCTACAAGTACAACGATGATCTTTTCAGAAAAGTAACTACTGTACCTGATGGTAAGAACCACGGATTAATCTTTAATGTTGATTGGTCTGGTTCTATGTCCAACTGTATCCTTGATACAATCAAGCAAGTACTTACACTAGTATCATTCTGTCGTAAGGTTGGTATTGCTTATGATGTATACCTCTTCTCCGATAACTTTGAGAAGGATCAGCATAAGTATCATGAAGATCCAAGCACTGAGGGTAAGGTTATCCTACGTGACTTCCGTATGCTTAATGTACTTACAAGTAGCAGCAACAATAGATCTCATGACAAACAGGCACACAACTTATTCCGTCTTGCAAGTAGTTTCAGAGGGTACTACAGTTGTGGTATTCCTCACGGACTAAACTTAGGTGGTACTCCATTGAATGAAGCAACTGTTGCTCTAAACCATATCATTCCTGAGTTCCAAAAGAGAACTGGTTCACAAAAAGTTCACGTTATCAATCTAACTGATGGCGAAGGTTTCACACTAAAGTTTGGTAAGAAGGTTGTTTCACAATATGATGGTTCAGTATCATTCATCGGTAGAAACTGCAACGCATCAACCAGACTACGTGACCGTCAAACTGGTAAACAGTATTCATTTACTAATGACCAGTACAACCAGACAGACACATTCATCTACCAACTACGTGACAGATTTCCTCAGTGTGAGTTCATGAACATCCGTCTTGTTGCAGGTAATGACTGGTACAGATTTAAGCGTGGTTGCTTAGGTTATGAGTATGGTGAAGGTAACGATCAAGCATGGGCAGAAGCAGACAGAGAGTGGAAGAAGACTAGATCTTTCATATGCTTATCTTCTGCATACACCGTACAGTATGCTATGGCAGTCTCTGCACTCAACAATGATGCTGAGTTTGAGATCGAGAAAGAGGATTACACCAAGGCAGACATCAAGAGAGCATTCACTAAGTCTCTTAAAGGTAAGAAGATGAACAAGAAGATCCTATCATCCTTCATCTCACGTATCGCATAAAAACCACTTGACAAAGTGGCACACGACCCCTACACAGGGGTCTTTTTTATTGGTATTATTAATATATACAAACGCAATTCCAATTTTTACATCATGACCTTCGAGAGAAAACTATCCGTCAACTTCGTTGAAGAACTACGTGAACAGTATGGTAGTGAGATAGACGCATCTCATGTTAAGAAGTATGCAGCATCACAGAACTGCACATATGCTACAGTAGGTGGCAAGTTAACTAAACTAGGTTACAAAGTTAAGAAGGGTGCATGGAAACTAACTATCGCTGAAGGTAGAGAGATCCTAGAGAAATCACTCTCAGCACCCTCTGTATTGCCCTCAGCAGAGAGAAACCTAGTTCCTTCTATAGATAGCACCTTCGTTAAGTTTGGTAATTTTACTGACGTTAAGAAAATTATTTCTTCTAAGTTATTCTATCCTGCATTCATTACAGGTTTATCTGGCAACGGTAAGACATTCTCTGTAGAGCAAGCATGTGCTCAGGCAAAGAGAGAACTCATCAGAGTTAACATCTCTATCGAGACAGACGAAGATGATCTCATCGGTGGTTTCAGACTTGTTGATGGCAACACAGTATGGCACAACGGTCCTGTCATCGAAGCACTTGAAAGAGGTGCAGTTCTATTACTTGACGAGATCGACCTAGCATCTAACAAGATCCTATGTCTACAGTCTATCCTTGAAGGTAAGGGTGTCTTCCTTAAGAAGATAGGTAAGTTCGTACAACCTTCACCAGGTTTTACAGTTGTTGCTACTGCTAACACTAAGGGTAAGGGTTCAGAAGATGGTAGGTTCGTAGGTACTAACGTACTCAACGAAGCATTCCTAGAAAGGTTCCCTGTTACTTTTGAGCAGTCATACCCATCAACTGTAAGTGAGCAGAAGATGCTTGACATCATCAATCCTCAGGATGACTTCAATAAGAAGTTAGTTGACTGGGCAGACATCATCCGTAAGACATTCTACGATGGTGGTATTGATGAGGTTATCAGCACACGTAGACTTGTGCACATCGTTAAAGCATACCAGATCTTTGGTAACCGTGCTAAGGCAATCACCACTTGTATCAGTAGGTTTGACGATGAGACAAAGCAAGCATTCCAAGAGTTATATGACAAGGTGGATGCAGATGTTGACTTTGAGGAAAAAGTTTGATATGATAAATGCATGGAGTTTAGCGGGTTCTATTTTAAGTGGAACCCTCGACGAAGAATATCCCATCAAACAGAGGTCTATGGAAGAACTTGATCCTTACGAATACTACGACACTTCCTTTAAGGAAAGTGACGTACACCCTATAACAGGGGATCGTAACATCGTTATAGATGAAGATAGGGTCTGTAAGTATGATGAAGATCTAACATTGGAGATAGCGAATGAGTACATCAAAGAGACTTACTCTCAGCATTATGCCAGTGGTAAAATTCAGACCCTTGATCTAATAGAAAGTATTGGAGACGCAGAAGCATTCTGTAGATCTAATGCAATCAAGTACCTTAGTCGGTACGACAAAAAAGGTCGTCCCCAAGACGACATTCTTAAAGCAATACACTATTGTGTATTATTATATTATTTTAGTAAATGAAACTTTCAAAAGGTACTCTTGATATCCTCAAGAACTTCTCTAACATCAACCAATCAATCTGCTTCAAAGAAGGTACAGAGTTATCAACTCTATCCATACAGAAGAATATATTATCACGTGCGGTGATTGAAGAGAAGTTCCCAAGGACATTTGCAATCTATGATCTAAGTGAGTTCCTATCTGGACTATCACTTTTTGAAAATCCTGACTTTACTTTTGACAATGACAACTTTGTTATGATCAAAGATAGTAAATGTCAGTCAAGATATTTCTTTGCAGATCCATCTACAATTGTACAACCACCTGAGAACAAGGTGGAACTTCCTAGTAAGGATGTGTGCTTTACTGTAGCATGGAGTGATATCTCTAACATCATCAAGGCAGCAGCAATCTATCAGATTGAAGATCTAGCAGTTGTTGGTGATGGTGCTAGTGTTAAACTTGTCGTACGTGACAAGAAGAACGATACCTCTAACAGTTACGCTGTCAAGGTAGGGATTACCGACAAAGAATTTTGTTTCAACTTTAAAGTTGAAAACCTCAAGTTGCTACCTGGTGATTATGAGGTTACTATTAGTAAACAGAACGCATCTCTATTCAGAGATAGTAAAAGAGATCTTGAGTATCTCATCGCACTAGAACCTGATAGTAAGTATGAAGGATGATTTTCTTTGGGTCGAAAAGTATCGTCCCAAAACTATTGAGCAATGTATTCTCCCATCCGACATTAAGAATACATTTCAAGCTTTTGTTTCCAATGGAGAAGTTCCTAACTTACTCCTGTGTGGTACTGCTGGTATCGGTAAGACCACTATTGCAAAAGCATTATGCCATGAACTAGGAGTTGATTCTTATTTGATCAATGGATCAGACGAGGGTCGTTTCTTAGACACTGTACGTAACAGTGCTAAACAGTTTGCTTCAACAGTATCGTTGACCTCATCATCTAAGCATAAGGTCATCATTATAGATGAAGCAGATAACACTACACATGACGTGCAGTTATTGTTACGTGCTTCGATAGAAGAGTTCCAAAGAAATTGTAGGTTTATCTTTACCTGTAATTTCAAGAACAAAATTATTGAACCACTACATTCTAGAACCACTGTTATTGAATGCAATGTCAGAGGAAAGGACAAACAACAAATCGCTGCTCAATTTTTTGAACGGTGTCGTGGAATACTTACCGCAGAAAATGTACAGTTTGATAATGCGGTGGTCGCTGAGGTCGTCCAGAAGTACTTCCCAGACTTCCGAAGGACACTCAACGAACTCCAAAGGTATTCCTCCACAGGGAATATCGACACTGGCATTCTGGCGGTATTAAATAATGTCAAACTTGGCGAATTATTATCGTCACTGAAGAACAAAGAGTTCTCCGTCGCACGCAAGTGGGTCAATAGTAATTTGGACAATGATCCAAATGCTATACTGCGGACAGTATATGATAACTTGTATGATGCATTGAAACCACAGAGTATACCTCAAGCGGTTTTGATTATCTCCAAGTATCAATACCAATCTGCATTTGTCGCTGACCAAGAGATTAATCTCTTAGCAGCACTAACTGAAATTATGGTAGAATGTGAATTCAAATGACTAATCTAGAAAACTTCTTAGAAGAACGCGAAGCATTTAGAGCAGAACAATCTGTACGAATGGCTTCTGCATATGCCAAGAATAGAAAACTAATCAAGGCAAGAAAACAATCATCTCAAAAACTAACTGAGATTGCCTATAAGAAATGGGCAAAAGCAAAAGACCTAGAAGTAGTAGAAGAGATTAAATCTCCTTCCTTCGTAGAAAGACTTGGGTCTGCTATTGATTATTACAGGAATGTCTAATGACTTTTAAAAAACGTGAGAAGATCAGAGCACAAATGAAATCTAGATTTTATTATATGTTCTGGGGTGCAGCAACTGTTGCTGTTGTAAGTGGACAACTATATGTTGGCACATCATATCGTGTTATGGCAAAGTCCATGAACAGATGGTTTGAAGAGACTGTTCAAATGCTACAAGAACCTCTTCGTCCTCCTACTGGAAGATACCTTCCTTTAGTTCCACCTCCAATGGGTGACTTTCGTGACGATCTAGACCTAACTGATTTAAACATTATTTGGTTAGATGAAGCAACTTAAGACACCACTCAGATATCCTGGTGGTAAGTCTAGAGCAGTTACTAAATTGTGTCAGTGGTTGCCTAGTCGAGAGATCACAGAATATCGTGAACCCTTTCTAGGTGGTGGTAGTATGGCATTGGAAATGACCAAGAGACTACCAGAAGATGTACCCATCTGGGTCAATGATCTTTATGAACCTTTATATAATTTCTGGGTTCAGTTAAGAGATAACAGTGACTATCTTCACAGTGAACTTACAAAGGCAAAGAACTCTCATCCAGATGAAGAGAGTTCAAGAGAATTATTTTTAGACGCAAAGGAGAAACTTAATGACAGTGAAAGATGTCAAGAAGATAGAGCAGTTGATTTTTATATCATTAATAAGTGTTCTTTCTCTGGTCTCACTGAGAGCAGTTCATTCTCAAAGGCAGCATCCCAATCTAACTTCTCCATTAGGGGGATCGACAGGTTGCCAGAGTACAGTAAACTCATCAAGCGATGGAGAATTACTAACCTCTCCTACGAGGAACTCAACTCCGATGAGACCTTAACGTTCATCTACTCTGATCCTCCTTATGATATTAAGGATGCTTTGTATGGACACAAAGGAGATAAGCATAGAGGATTTAATCATGCAGCATTTGCTGATAGCATGGACAAGTGTCTATGTAATGTTATGATATCCTATAACAACCACCCTGATATTATTATGAGATTTCTTGAGTGGTGCCAGTATGACTATGATCATACTTATACAATGAGATCTACAGGCACTTACATGTCAGATCAACAAGACCGTCGTGAATTAGTATTAACAAATTATGGGAAGTTTGGGGGTTCGTGTACTGCCAAGTGGTAAGGCACAACTATATCATACACGTAGAGGTGCATACTCTACATTCGGTAATGATATAATGACAGCAATTATACAAGGTGGTGAGATCCACTGCAATACAAAACAAGGTAGGACAATGATCTACAGAATCAATAATTCTGAGACAGGTGTTGTAGGACCTATCAGGGTATGGTAATGAAACATGAACTTAAGGACTGGTTAAACTCTGTTAACTTCAATAAAAAGGATCTCCTTGCTGATGATCCTACAGCGATATCTTCTTATCCTCCTTACATAGTTAATAGATGTTTGTCTGGTACTATGGATACCATTCTGTTTGCAAACGAGATGAATTTGAATGCACATCTTGATAAGGATATGCAATACTCTTTCTTCCTATATACTTTGAGGAAACGGAAAAGGTTTTCCCCTTGGTTGAAGAAAGAACAAGTCGATGACTTGGATCTGGTCAAAAAACACTATGGTTATAGTAACGAGAAAGCAAAGGTCGCATTAACTCTTCTCACCAAAACCCAAATTGAAAAAATTCGTAACACACATGACATGGGAGGAAGAAGATGAGTGCAATTACCGAAGAAGTCCAGTGGACTGCTGAGAGTATGGTAGAAGTCGGGTTGAAGGAACCTGATGACTTCCTTAAAGTTAGAGAAACATTAACACGTATTGGAGTAGCTTCACGCAAAGAAAAGAAGTTATATCAATCGTGTCACATCCTTCACAAACAGGGTAGATACTATATTGTACATTTTAAAGAACTGTTTGCTCTTGATGGAAAGAAAGCAAACTTGAGTATTAATGATGTGCAACGTAGAAACCGTATAGTACAGTTACTCAGCGATTGGGGATTAGTATCTATCAACGCTAAAGAAGTTATAGCAGACGTAGCACCTCTAAGTCAGATCAAAGTTCTTGCATATAAAGAGAAGGGAGAATGGACATTAGAGAGTAAGTATAACATTGGCAAGAAGAAGGAGGATTAACCGAACTTATATTTTCGGTTAATACCATTACCTTTTTTTATGGTTCGTGTTTAAATAATAGTGTACGCTTCGGGTACGAACACACACTCGCTTATTTAAGGAGAACTATTATGCGAAATTTAGCAAGATACCATGCTGCAAATCTTCCAGAACTAATGGAGAAGATTACACGCAACAGCATCGGCATGGATGAATACCTCAATCGATTCTGGGATGGAGTAGATACTACATCAAACTATCCACCATATAACATTATTGAAATTAGCAATGAAGAATCAAGATTGGAAATCGCAGCCGCTGGCTTCAAAAAAGATGACATCAAAGTCTATACGGAGTTTGGAGAATTACATGTCCAAGGCAGCAAAGAAAAACAAGAAGATGCTGGAGAGTTTGTCCATAAAGGATTGGCCAGACGTAGCTTTAAACGGAACTGGACGATCTCCAACGATACAGAGGTTAGATCCGTCAGCTTTGACGACGGACTCCTTACCATTGTATTGGGAAAGGTAGTTCCAGACCATCATAAAAGAGTAGATTACATCTAACTACATAGGAGGGGTTGACAAATGTCTATCCCTCCTTTATAATATTTACATAAGTGTATTTGAAATGGCAAAGAAGAAAGACCCCATTAACGTAACTCCACAAGGAGAGAACAATACTTTGATTAATCCTGATAGGATTAAGATTGTTGTTTTGTTTAATGGTGACAATGTGATTACAGACTTACAAGAAGCAGTCGATAAAACTAGTAACGTACGTCAAGCATATATTTTTAATTTCCCTTACAAGGTTGAATATGAGAGACCTAGTACTAAGGGAACTACTGGTCTGATAGAAGACCCAGAGGTAAAAGTGCATTACTCTCCATGGTGTCCTCTATCAACAGAGACTAAAATTGCAATCAATCATAATATGGTTGTAACTATTTTAGAACCAGTACCAAGTCTTAGAGAAACCTATATGACGAATGTACGTCAGATGGGTGGTTCAATAGCATGAGCGTAAAGCTTTTATTATTAAAGTCAGGTGAAGAGGTCATAACTGAAGTACAAGAGGTCTTTGATCCTGAGACTAAAGAACCTGTTGGGTTTAAATTGCACAAACCTTTTAGATTAGATATTGTATCTGATGCTGAGGGTGGTATTGTACTTGACAGAACTAAAGGTTATCAGGTATCATGGTTTCCATGGGCACCCTTAAGTAAGGATAGAGATTTTTTTCTACCTGGTTACCATGTATTGACAGCATATGATCCATTGGATAGTATTGCTGAACAGTATGTCAATGCTATTAAAGAAGAAATCTACAATGAAAACTTCAAGAAACATGAAGATGCCATTGCAGGTGGATTTGATGATGACTTAGACATGGAAGACATCTTTAAAGAAGCAGAAAAATTATTGGAGGATGATGATGGAAGTGATGGTAGTGATCCTGAGATCGGGAATACACCTGATATCCAAAGTGGAACAACTTGACGAGGAACCTAATTGTCATCTAGAAGATCCTTATCTTATTAAGGATGATGGCACTTTGGAACCTTGGCCACGTTACACAACAGATACAGACGTGTTGCTTTATTCTGAAACTCTTGCTACAATAGTAGAACCTACAAACGAAATCAAAAAGAAATACGAGATCGTTACTAAATGAGTTTCTATACAAACGTTCAAATGGTTGGCGACAACTTACTATACTTGGGGTACGAGAATGGACAACGTATCCAAAGGAAGTTTAAGTTTTCTCCAACACTTTTTATTGTCACAGAAAAAAAGACAAAGCATAAAACTTTGGATGGTAGGTATGCCAAACCTATACAGTTTGGGTCTATCAGGGAAGCTCGTGCTTTCCGAGAGAAGTATGCTGATGTAGAAAATTTCGAGGTTCATGGTTATGACAGGTATCTCTATCAATTCATCTCGAAAGAGTTTCCGAAAGAAATTGATTACGACCTTAAAAGTCTTAAGATTACATCTCTTGATATCGAGGTGGCATGTGAAAATGGCTTTCCTAACGTGCAGGAATGCTCGCAACCTCTTCTTAGCATTACAGTACAAGACCATATCAGTCGTAAGATCAAAGTATGGGGTACCAAACCGTATACAAATAATAGAGATGACGTTGAGTACATATTGTGTGACGGTGAAGAACATCTTCTCCGTGGTTTTCTTCACTATTGGACTACTAATTTCCCAGATATTCTTACGGGGTGGAACGTAGAACTTTATGACGTACCTTACATATGTGGTAGACTAGAACGTCTCTTCGGTGAGAAAGAAATGAAGCAGATATCTCCATGGGGTATCGTGCACAGAGAAGAGATGGAAATAAAAGGTCGTCAACAAATACTGTACAACATGTATGGAATTAATGTCGTAGATTATCTTGATCTCTATAAGAAATTTACTTATACAAATCAAGAATCATATCGTCTAGACCACATTGCCTTTGTTGAATTGGGTCAAAGAAAATTAGACCACAATGAGTTTGAAAACTTCAAGGACTTCTACACGAAGGACTGGCAAAAGTTTATTGACTACAACATCCTTGACGTGGAACTTGTGACACGTTTAGAAGATAAGATGAAGTTGATAGAACTTGCCATTGCTCTCGCATATGATGCTAAGGTAAATATAAGAGATGTATATTATCAGGTGAGGATGTGGGACACCATCATCTATAATTTTCTCAAAGAGAAAGGTGTAGTTGTACCACCTGCAAAGCGATCAAACAAGAATGAAAAGTACGAAGGTGCATATGTTAAAGAACCGAAACCAGGACGCTATAATTGGGTGGTCAATTTTGACCTCAACAGTCTGTATCCTCATCTTATTATGCAGTATAATATCTCACCCGAAACTCTCTGTGAGAGCAGACATCCATCGGCAAGCGTTGAGGGGTTACTGGGGAAGCGTTGCGAAATAGATGGGAAATATTCTGTAGCACCTAATGGTGCACAGTATCGTAAAGATATACATGGTTTTCTACCAGAAATTATGGAGAAGATCTATACTGAACGTGTCGTTTATAAGAAGAAAATGATACAGGCAAAGGATGAGTATGAAAGAAACCCATCTGCCAAATTAGAAAAGGATATTAGTAAATTTAATAACATACAAATGGCACGTAAGATCCAATTGAATAGTGCCTATGGTGCCATTGGAAATCAATACTTCAGATATTATAATCTACGTAATGCTGAAGCGATTACTTATGGTGGTCAGTTCAGCATTCGTTGGATTGAAAACAAAATGAACATATACCTTAACAAGGTATTGAAAACTGAAGGAGAAGATTATGTTATTGCTAGTGACACTGATAGTATCTACCTCAATATGGGTCCTCTGGTCGAGACTGTATACAAGGGAAGAGAAAAAACTGATGAGAGCGTTGTCACGTTCCTTAATAAGGTCAGTGAAATGGAACTTGAACCTTATATTGAGGGTGCTTACAAAGAATTGGCAGAGTACGTAAGTGCGTATGAGCAGAAGATGATCATGAAACGAGAGAACATTGCATCATCAGGTATCTGGACAGCAAAGAAAAGATATATGCTCAACGTATGGGACAGTGAAGGTGTACGATACAACAAACCTAAGCTTAAGATGATGGGTATCGAAGCTGTTAAATCTTCTACACCTGCACCATGCCGAACTGCTATTAAAGATGCCATTAATATCATGATGAGTGGTACAGAAAAGGATTTAATATCGTTTATAGATACTTTCAAGACTGAATTCAATTTATTACCACCTGAAGATATAGCATTTCCTAGGTCGGTCAATGGACTACGCAAATTCAAAGCGTCAGGAACCGTGTATACAAAGGGCACCCCTTTACATGTTCGTGGAACTTTGCTTTATAATTTTTATATCGCAAAGAACAAGCTCGAATACAAGTACCCCCTCGTACAAGAGGGTGAGAAAATAAAATACCTTTACCTACGCAGACCAAACAAAATCAGTAATGAGAACGTAATCTCTTTCCTTAATACATTCCCTCGTGAACTGGGAGTGGAAGGGCAGATAGATCGTGATGCCCAATTTAAAAAAGCTTTCCTAGACCCTTTACGTATCATCACAAATGTGATAGGATGGGAAACAGAGAAAGTATCTAACCTTGAATTTTTATTTGCATGACTTCATCATTTTTAAAAAGCATTGTCAAAGAGATTGACAATGAATACGCAGGATTATTATCAGAAGGTGGTGTCGGTGACATTGAATCTTTTGTAGACACAGGATCATATATTTTTAATGCTCTTTGTAGTGGTAGCATCTATGGTGGTGTGCCAAGTAATAAAATTACTGCACTAGCAGGTGAGAGTGGTACAGGTAAAACATTCTTTTGTCTTGGTGTAGTCCAGAGTTATCTAAAAGATAATCCAGATGCAGGTGTAGTTTACTTTGAGAGTGAGGCTGCAGTCACTAAACAGATGATTGATGAACGTGGTATAGATGGACAACGTATGATACTAGTTCCTGTCACCACAGTTCAAGAGTTTAGAACACAAGCAATCCAGATCTTAGATAAATATCTTGCATTAGACATAAAGGATCGCAAACCTATGATGTTTGTGTTAGATTCTTTAGGAATGCTTTCAACATCTAAAGAACTAGCAGACAGTGCCGAGGGTAAAGACACTCGTGACATGACTAGAGCACAAGTTGTTAAGGCAATATTCAGAATTCTCACTTTAAAATTAGGAAAAGCAAATGTCCCCTTACTGGTTACAAATCACACATACGATGTCGTTGGTGCCTATGTTCCAACTAAAGAAATGGGTGGAGGTAGTGGACTTAAATACGCTGCGAGTACAATCATATACTTATCAAAGAAAAAGGAGAAAGATGGAAAGGAAGTTATTGGAAACATTGTCAAAGCAAAGGCTGCTAAGTCGCGTCTAACTGTAGAGAATTCAATAGTAGAGACGAGGTTATATTTTGATGCACGTGGACTTGACAAATATTACGGGTTACTGGAACTGGGTGAGAAGTATGGAGTTTTTGAACGTAAGGGAAACCGTGTTGTTGTTGGGGAGTCTAGCGTCTATCCTTCTGCTATTCTCAAGGATCCTGACAAGTACTTCACAGGAGAAATAATGGAGAAACTTGACTGGGCAGCAGGTCAAGAGTTTTTATATGGCAAGGAGAAAGTATAATGTTTCCAGGATTAGAACCACCCTCTCTTGACATCAATGATTATAAGAAGACTGTAAAAAAGAGTTCAGATATTAAAGTACTATTTCCTTCTCTCGTATTCCAAGCAAAGGTAGAGGGATTTGAACCTATCCAAGATGAACTAATTGGGTATTCTTATGGGGAAAGAGGTAGAGATCCAGAAGGTGCATCAGCAACTAATATAAATGGTTGGCAATCTAAAAATAATTACCACGAAAAGCAATCAACTCTCCTAGATGTACTAGCAAGAGGTCTATCTAGCATTGGTGGATTTAGAGATGGATTTGGTTTGAAGATGACAGGTATGTGGATCAATATTAATCCACCAGGTTCACTTAATAATGGACATACTCATCCCAATTGTGATCTTTCGGGTGTTATGTGGATTAAATCTCAACCTGAGTGTGGCAAGATAGAATTTGAAAATCCAAATTACTATAGTCATCCTAACATAGCAGGTTATTCTAATGAATTGATAGAAAATACAGATATATTTCCTGCATATGATTTTGCACCTCAAGATGGTGAGATATTATTGTTCCCATCTTACCTCAGACATGGTGTACACGTGAATAATTCTAAGGAAGATAGGATATCTGTCGCATTTAACTGTAATTTGGTGCAAGCATGAGAGACGATTTATTTGCCATCCCTGTTAGAAAATATAACGTTGACAATAATCAACAGTTTATTGATTATGTCTCTAATATATGGAAGGAAGAGAGGTTAAGAGTACCTTCTCCTTTCTTGTTTAGTGTCAGAGAATTTGGGTACAACCTAACTCAGATATACACTGACCTATTAGAGCAATTTCTTACTGATATTGAGTGTTTTGACACGCATTCAATTACTATGGATGCAATTATACTTAAGGTGTTAGAGAAGGGGGAGAGTACTGATAGATTTGATACCCTACCCAGTCACTATACTCTAATACATTACGTTGATGTGGTTGACGGTGGAGCATCAGACACACTACATCATCCTGCAAGACAACCAATGAATGCATTCAAGCCAGCACACATTGATGAATGGCAAGATGCAGCAGGGTTGTATATTAATAAAGGTGATGCTATAATATATCCATCCTTCATGGAGCATAGTTCTCCTGTCCAGAAGGAAACTAGAATGACAATCACAGTCCCACTAATACTAAAACTGAATGAACAAGGTAGAGAATCTAATATTAAAGAACCTACTGCTTGATGAGGTCTATGTCCGTAAGGCATTACCTTTTATTAAGGGAGAGTATTTTGCTGACTTATTAGAGAAGAACTTATTTGATATTATATCTAAATACTTCTCACAGTACAACGCTTTACCTACTAAGGAAGCACTAGAAATTGAAGTTGGTCAGTTAGATAGTATATCTGATGAGCAGCATCAAAATATTGTAAAATTAATTAGGGATATAGATGATGAAAAATCTGATCCTGACTGGATTGTAGACACCACAGAGAAATGGTGCAAAGAACGTGCAATTTATCTTGCACTAATGGAGAGTATTAAGATAGCAGAAGGCAATGATGACAAACAAAGTCCCACTGCTATACCTAGTATACTTTCTGAAGCCTTAGGGGTTAGTTTCGACAACCACATAGGACATGATTACCTACAAGATTACGAAGAACGATACGAGTTCTACCATAAAACTGAAGATAAGATACCTTTCGATCTGGAATTCTTCAACAAGATTACGAAAGGTGGTCTACCTAATAAAACTCTCAACATTGCTCTTGCAGGCACTGGTGTGGGGAAGTCTTTGTTCATGTGCCATGTTGCTAGTGCTGCTCTTCTCCAAGGTAAAGATGTCCTGTACATCACTCTTGAGATGGCAGAGGAAAAAATAGCAGAAAGAATAGATAGTAACCTTCTAAACTGTGATATACAGAACTTGAACCAACTACCCAAGTTGATGTTCGACAATAAGATTACAGCATTGAGTAAGAAAACTGAAGGTAAGTTGATCGTTAAGGAATATCCTACAGCATCAGCACATTGTGGTCATTTCAAGTCATTACTCAATGAGTTAGCCTTGAAAAAATCATTCAAACCTGATATAATATTCATAGACTACCTCAATATATGCTCATCATCAAGGTATCGAGCAGCAAGTAATGTCAACTCGTATTCCTACATCAAGGCAATCGCAGAAGAACTTAGAGGACTTGCAGTCGAAGCAAACTTACCTATCGTATCTGCTACTCAGACCACTCGTTCTGGTTTTGCTAGTAGTGATATTGATCTCACCGATACAAGTGAGTCATTTGGTTTACCTGCTACTGCTGACCTTATGTTTGCTCTTATCTCTTCCGAAGAGTTGGAAGGATTAGGACAGATAATGGTTAAGCAATTGAAAAATAGATACAATGATCCTACTGTGAACAAACGTTTCGTGGTGGGTATTGACAGAGCTAAGATGAGGTTGTATGATGTAGAGCAAAGTGCTCAACAAAACTTGTCCGACTCTGGACAAGAGGACATGGAGAAAGTTCAAGAGAATTTATCTAAGAAATTTGCCAGTCTGAAAGTATAATACATACATTTGATAAAGAATTTACTATGACAATAGATTTTGATAAGTACAGTCATTTCGTGGATACTGTCACAAGCGATAGTTCTAAAGATTTTGTCTATCTTGCTGATCGTTTGGTTGAACTTGACCAAAAGGGTGCCAATATTGAACGCCTTACCACTGCTGGCGTTGGGCTTGCTGCTGAGTCTGGAGAGTTCTTGGAGATCGTTAAGAAGATGGTCTTCCAAGGAAAGCCATGGAACGATGATAATAGAAAGCATCTTATTATTGAGTTGGGTGACGTTATGTGGTACGTGGCACAAGCTTGCATGGCTCTGGACATCAGTTTTGATGAGGTAATTGAAGGTAATATTAAGAAATTAGAGAAGAGATATCCTGGCGGTAAGTTTGATATCAATTACTCCGAAGTTCGTGCAGAAGACGACCTCTAAATTTCACCAAGCATTCCCTTTATTAATATATGAGAAGGAACTTACTGGTTTCTTGAACGTATTGTACCAAGGATTTGACGATGCTAAATTTGACAACAGCACAGGTAAAATAACAGGGGAATTAAATGGTAAGGTTCTAGTCCATCAGGACTTAAGACTAGAACCATTTTTTAGAGCTGTGAAAAAGTGTGCTGTAGAGTACATGGATCAGTTTGCCATAGACAAATCTACCTACGAGGTAAATTTTGTTAAGTCTTGGTTTACTATCTGTGATCCTGGTCAGCACTTCCCATGTCACTATCACTCATGTGCACACATATCATGGGTATACTATATACAGACACCTGGTGACCCCTTAATTTTACATAAAAAGAACCCTAACGAATGGTTTGGAGATGCATTTAAACTCATTAAAGAAAATAGATTTAACAATGGTGATGGATATGCTATCACCCCACAGGCTCAGCACCTTATTATGTTTCCTGGTCATCTTGAACACTATACTACTTCTCAACCCAGAGAACATAGACGAATTAGTCTTGCTGGTGACATCCTTCTAACTCTAAAACATAGAACGGATACAGAATCGGGGTTGCTTCCTCCTAAATATTGGAAAAGCTTCTGATAATAATGGCATACCAGAACATTGATAGAAGAGATTTACTAAGAGCAATCAAGGGTCGTCCTGTAAAGGAAGAGATGGAAAATATAATGGATGTTGCAGGTCAGGACTCTGTTTGGAGACATGATCCCAACATAAACTATGGTAAATGGGATGGTAAATCAACATTTGGCACTGAACCTACAGATAGTTGGATCTCTATAAAAACTAGTGAGAGTGCTGTCAGAAGATTGATCGCACGGTATAAAAATAGTTACATAACTGCACTGAAAGGTAGTTCTAAAGACTATGATACTGGAGTTAAACCATACATCTCACTGTACGTTGGTACTCAGAAAATAAAATTCCAAGCAACAGGTAAACTTACTGACTCTACTGGTAAAGCGGTCAGTGAAGCGACCATGACAAGGATGCAAGAACTAGGTTCTGCCTTTGTATTCAAAAGAGCTATAGCAGAGAACGCAACGTGGAAGGATGCAGAAGCATTAAAGAGCGATGACGATACTATGAAAGGTATCAAGGATATATGGAAGAGGATTGGTAAGGTAGATGAAGTTGATGACACTTGGATAGACAATTTCTATAAGCAACAGAAGACATTGCTTGCTAAGATAGGCAAACCTGCGTTCACAGAGTTCAATCGTGACGGTGGGTTCATGGAATTTATTACTAAGATAGTCAAAGACAATTTTGATATCAGTGCTAAGGACAACTGGAACCCTGCAGACATATGGTTGATACAGGATGAGACTAAGTGGACAAATATGATAGGTGCTGCGGTAAATTCTGGTAGAAGAGGACGTTCAAAAGCAAAGTCAATTACCGAATTAAATGCTATAATGAGAATGTTATTCAAAGCTAGACAAGTGTTTGGTATTTCTCTCAAAAAGGTAGCTGCAGGACAGGATGCACGAATACAATTTGTGAATGATAAGAGTGAGTTCTTTACCAAGTTGGATCAGTTGCATTTTGAGTATGAGAAAGCTGATTGTAAGATGGGACAGAAGAAAGACAAGGAAGGTTCTATAACTTTATCCACTCAGGACACTAGATTGTACATAAAAGATGGTGGTAATACATATAATTTTCAAATCAAAGGCAACAACAGCACTGGGTATTCTAATTTAAAATATGAACCCACCTCATCAGGTGCTACTGCTGCTAGATTAGGTAAAGCAACTGTGGAACTGGTAGAACAACTGTTAAAAGACTACAGTTTGAGTTTCCAAAAAAGTAATGAAGCATATCCAATGGATGCTGCCCAGTTTCTTGCCAATAAAAATGGCAAGTGGAAAGAACTGATAGAGGTTTTGGATAAAGCAGGTGTAGATATTGATGTTCCTGATGTGGATACAGCATATAATAATTTACTATTTGTATTTGGTACAAAACCTCATGTTGCTAACTCCAAATGCCAACAGATCAAATGGTTATCTGAGTACCTATCACTCAGTGATGAAGATAGAGATCAGTTTGGAACTGACATGGTATTTCTTGCCAAAAAAGAAGGACGAAAGTACGGTGCATTTGCTAAAATATACTAATGAGTAAGAACACACACCTCGAACACTTAGAAGATAGCATCCTCCTTGATGGTAAAGAGGGTGCTACAGATGCTTTTGTGTTCTTGGATGAACTTGCTAAGACTTTTAGTGCTGGTGGTAATAATAACTTAAAAATTACTACTAAATGGGACGGTGCACCTGCTGTATTCTGTGGCACATATCCTGGCACCAATAGATTTTTTGTTGGTAGTAAATCTATCTTCAATAAGGATGCCAAGATCAATTTTACACACTCAGATGTAGATGCATACCATGGTGGGTCACCTGGTCTTGCTACTAAGTTGAAAGATTGTCTGACTTACCTCCCTGATCTAGGCATTAAGGGTATAGCACAGGGTGACTTACTCTTTACTGATGATAAAGAAAAGAAAAAAATTGATGGACAGGACTGTCTTATATTTCAACCCAATACTATCACCTATTGTATCCCTTCAGAGGATGAACTATATGAAAAGGCACTCAAAGCAAAACTTGGTATAGTATTTCATACCAGTTATAGTGGTAGTACTATCCAAGGGTTGAAAGCATCGTTTGGATACAACGTTAACCAACTAAACAACAGTAAAGATGTGTTAGTTCTTAGTGCTGAGACAGAACAACTAGGTAATGACATCTTACTTGATAGTTCTGAGAAGAATGAACTGGTATCAATAAGGACTAAGAGTGCTAGTCTGGTAGCAGGTACGTTCCTAGACACCATGGCAGAGCATAATGCAGGTAAAGATCAGTTAGCTGTTGGAACTAGACTAAAGATCTTCTTTAACAAGTATGTTAGAGAGGGTAAAAAGATGGGATCATCCGTTACAGTTGTAAAAGAATTTAAAAAGTACTTTGAGGATGAGTGTAGGAAGGCAGCAGACAAATTGAAGTCACCAAAAGGTAAGGCAGGTAAACTTGCTAAGTTATATGATGGTCAAGATCTTATCAAGAAGCATGAGAGTGACTTAACCAAGACGATTGATCTATATAAGAACCTCCAGTTGGCAAAGGAGATGTTCATTCGTAAACTAGAGAAGGGTGAAAGGTTTGGTACATATCTCAGGACAGAGAATGGGTACAAGATCACTGCACCAGAGGGATATGTTGCTATCCAAGAGGGATCTAAGGCAGTTAAACTGGTTGATCGTCTCACCTTTAGTGTTGCCAACTTCAATGTAGAAAAGAACTGGGTCGCAGGAGATAGTAAATGAGCACATGTTATTTCACATTTGGTAGGTTCAATCCACCCACCATAGGACACGAAAAACTTATCAAGGCAGTGGAGAAAGAAGCGGGTTCTAGTGACTGGTTGATCTTTCCATCACAGACACACAAAAAACCAGATAATCCATTGCCATATGAGTATAAGGTTTCCGTAATGCAGAAGATGTTTCCGTTTGCTGCAGATCATATTGATGAAAAGGCATGTTGCAATACTATTATTAAAGTTGCACAGCATTTAATGATGAAAGACTATAGTGACCTCATAATGGTGGTGGGTTCTGATAGGGTAACTGACTTTGATAAGATACTACAGAAATATAATAGGGTAGACTTCTCATTTAGTACTATTCAAGTTGTATCTGCTGGTGAGAGAGATCCAGACGCGGAAGGTGCCAGTGGAATGTCTGCAAGTAAGATGAGAGCAGCAGCAAAAGATGTAAAAACAGTAGATTTTATGAGTGGAATACCAGATACTATGAGTGCTGAAGATAAACTAGAGCTCATGGCAAAGGTTAGAGAGGGTATGGGCTTATAAATAAGTTTGATATGTACATCTATATTAATGAAATCTTTCTCTGACTTTGCAAAGAAAACGCAAGCCGCGGAAAAAAACATCACTCGTGACAAGTTCTATAAGAACGAAGTCTATAAAAAAGGAGAGTGGGTTTTAACTGAAGCTGGTCAGGTAGGTAAGATTTTACGTCGAGGTCCTAACTATGTGCTGTGTCTTACTGCTGAAGAAACAACCTTCCGCACTTGGATTACAGACATCAAAGAAGTATTCGAGATTGGAACTGATGCGTATCGTGAGTATGTTATGTCATTAACGCCTGGTCAGAAGGTACAGAAACCTTCAGGTACAGTTGCAGTTAAACAAGTTATTCCAACAGACCCTAAAAAAGATAAGATGAGCCATCACGAGGAAAAGAAGTCACTAGCACAATTAGCTGCTGAGACAAGTTTAAACACTAAGTTCAAGAGTGTTAAAGAGACATGGAGATATGATTACTCCGCAACCATAGGTAACACAGACATTAAAGGCAAGGGTGCTGATGGTGTAGGTGGTGGTGATGCACCAGGTATGAAACTTGCAGAACCAAAGGGTGAAGAAGGTAAACCAGAAATAAAAAAGGTAAAGCATTCATGTGCTACTAAGGTAGAGCATGCAGAGTGGGGCACAGGTAACTGTCTATCAGGAGAGCATACTCTTCTAGAAGATGGAACTGTAACACACTATGATGTTATGTTTGAGCATGGACTAGAGAAAAATGTCGCTGTTGAAGACATTACTATTACTAAAGAAGCAGTTCATGAGCATGTTACTAGACCAGAAGGTAACATAGATCAAGAAGAAGTAAACACTGATCTACCTGCAGGACCACACGGACAGACTTTCGTAGAACCTGCAATCAAGTCAGAAGGATACGGTAAAGGTAGTAAGAAGAAGAAGGCACAGGAAGAAAGATCCGAAGTCGTTGGTGAAGAGAAGAAAAAGAAAGGCAAGGGTAAGTTCTGGCAAGACTCTGATGGTGATGGTAAGTGGTACGAAAAGGATGACGTAAAGAAAGAAGAGACTGTTGAAGAAGGTAAGGGTCTCTATGCTAACATCCATGCTAAGAGAAAGCGTGGTGAGAAAATGCGTAGTAAGGGTGACAAAGGTGCACCAAGTGAGAAGGACTTTAAAGATTCAGCGAAGACAGCTAAGAAAGAATCATTATCTTTCGCAGCATTCAGGAGTATTGCTGAAAAAAAGTAAGTGGGACTGTCGAGGTGATGCCTACGATGGAGGATCCCGATGGTCGTAAACATGGTAATGAACCAGCACCTAAGGTTGACGAGAAGACTGGGAAGGTAAAGAAGATGACTTGCAATCACACCAAAGAAGGTGTAGAATGTCCAGTACACGGAAGTAAAGGTTGTCCGAATATAATAAACGTTTAGAGTATGAGAAAAATTTGGCAAGAGGATGTGATCTCTGATCTATCCTCATTTCGTAATCTCAAAAATCAATATAGACAGATCATTCCAGAGATCATAAAATTTGTGGAGGTCAATCAACCCATCTTAAACGAGTGGGTGCTTGACAAGTGGGTAGAAGATAGAAATATGGGTAGAGTACAACTATGGGATGGGTCATGGACAGTGATCCCTATGCCACTTAATCCTGTAGGTACTACAGCAACAGAAGAAGACTTTGAACTCAGCGAGATGGTATCATTCGTTGAGTTATTTAATACTACGATAGAAAAGGTACAAGAAGTACTACCGAAATTGACTGAGAGTATGGAACAATTGTGTCCTACATTCTACAATGCTATCAAAGAAGATGTAGATGGACAGTTACTTAAGTCATGTACTATAAGTAAGCTATCGCCAGGTACAAAGATCAATCCACATAGCGGTGACATAGATTCTTTACGACTCCACTACCCTATCATTGAAGATGATGGTGCATGGTTGAGTGTACGTGGACGTAAAAGAACATGGAAGGTAGGAGAACTCTTTGCATTCCATGATCATGACAAGCATTGGGCACAACATAACGGTAAACACGACAGAATTGTGGTGATTATGGACTATGCACTGTCTCAACTAGAGGAAAGGGGTATATTTATAGAGAAATGGGAGGAAGAACTGGCTATATAATGTAACAATTGCAATTTAATTATGACTAAATTCCTACTACCTATCGCAATCAACGTAATAAACAAAGCGGTAGATAAGATCCCAGAGGATCTAGAAGAGACACTTAAGAAGTTCGTTATCGGCATCCTTAAAAAAGCTGCTGCTAAATCGGGCAACAAAGTAGATGATCAACTAGTCGCAGCACTAGAGAAAGCACTGCTTGAATAAATAAAATATAGACAACTTTTAAAAAATCGGAGATTGCCATGTCGCTTTATGGTAAGGACGACAGTAACGCCAATAAAACCAAAGCGGGTATTGGTGTAGCTGCAAGTTCAAACACAAAAACAATCGTCTTCATTGATGACACAGAAGCACAACTAGCTGAGAACAAAGCACGTGGTGTTAGTTCACCAGGTTGGCATAGTTTCTACACATATACTGACATGCACGGTAAGACCCGTACTAAATCAGAGATGTTAGTTTCTATTGCAGGTCCTGAGGCAAACGCAAGTGAGACACAAGCTGATGATACGATCGGAGCAGATATTACATCCGTAATCACACCAGGTACAGTTGCATCTATCACAACATTCGCTCCTGCGGGTGCTGTTGCAACGTTTACATCTAACGGTGCTGCTGATGGTTCAAGAACAGCTGGAACATACACTGTAACTAACGCTGCAGGTAACGCATCTGGAACAGGTGCTGACTTCTCAGTCGTAGTTGCTGCAAACGGAACACCTACAGTCACACAGACATCTGGTGGTACAGGTTACGCTGACAACGAGACAATAACAATTGCTGACGCATCACTTGGTGGTGGTGGCGGTGCTGCTGTTGTTCTTACAGTCACTGTTGCTGCAACAGCTGCTGCTACATTCACATTGAGTGGAGCATCATCTACAGGTTCAGGTGCATCTCTTACATACCAATGGCAGAGAGCAGA